TAAGTCAACTCCATGGAGTTGACTTAGACACCTACAAGCCGTTGGACAATAAAGCAGAACTAAGGTCTAAGTATAGTATACCAGAAAATGACTTTGTGTTTGTTTACGTAGGCAGGAATTCTCCTAGAAAGCAGCAGCCTACGCTTATACAAGCTTTTAAGGAAGTTAACAAGAAGTATAGAAATAGTTGGCTTGTGTTGGGATGTATGGTACAGGATACTGGGTGGAATTTGTTGGACGTTATCGACCAAGTAGACGCACCGGCAGATAGAATTATATTTACCAATAATAGTTCTGCTAAAGCTGATGCTGGACTCACCGACGAAGGTATAAATGAGGTCTATAATTTAGGAGATTGTTTCGTAAGTACTTGTTTTGGTGGAGGTTTTGAATTAGGAAATTTAGAAAGTATGGCTGCTGGACTTCCACAAATAGGAGTCAAAGGTGCTGGAAGTATAGAGCTTATGACTAAAGATCACGGTATCCTTGTTCCGGCACAGAAGGTTTATCTTGGGGGCCAGTCTGGGCCTTTTATGCGCCCAATAGTGACTCCCCATGATTTTGCTAACGCTATGAAAGAGATGATTAGCAATAAGACTAAGCGGGATAAATACGCTACTGAGGCAATTAAGTTTGCAAATAGTAAAGAATTTAATTGGGACTTTGCTTGTAGTGAATTTGAGAAACTTATTGACAGAGTGTTGGTTGAAGACTCTGTTGTAGTTGAGGGGGTAACATGCTAGCGTGGCAGTATGACTATGTAACAACAATTTTAATGCTTATCGACTTTTATTTGAGGTGTTTGTAAGTTATGAAAATCATTAAAGAAAAATGGACAATGCAGCTGGATATCACGAATTATTGTGGGCATAGCTGCCTCTACTGTTCACGGTACAATAGACACCTAAGAAAAGATCAGCGTAAGCACATGACTATAGAGCAGTTTGAGACTGCCACTGATACGCTGAAAGACTGGCCTAACATAATAGGCATTATAGGTGGAGAGCCAGTACTACATCCAAATTTTATAGAGTTTTGTGAAATACTTAGAAAAAAGTTTCCAAAAGAGAAGTGCTACCTGTGGACTTCAGGTGGGCCTAAATACAGAGAGTACTTACCAGTTATAGATGAAACGTTTAGTTTTATCGCGTATAACGAGCATAACGAGTTTCAAGAGAACACTTGTAAGCACCAACCACTAACTGTTGCTATTGATGAAGTAATAGATGACGAGGAGCTTAGGAATACACTTATCAATAACTGTTGGGTAGATGAACAGTGGTGTGGAACGGTCAATGCCTACGGAGCGTATTGGTGTGAAGTCGGAGCAGCACTAGACTACATTTTTTTTGATGGCGCTAACGCTTGGCCTGTGGTTGACGGTTGGTGGAAGGTAGAACCAGAAACATATGAAAAGCAAGTACGCAAGTTGTGTGGTTTGTGTGGTATGGCTATTCCTATGGAGCGTGAGCTTATAAAAAAGAAAACTGAGAAATTTACGCCAAATTTACTTCAAATGTTTAAGGATAAGGGTCTTAACAAACTGTCTGAGTCAGACGTGGAACTGTTTGATAGAAAAATAACTTTAGACGAAATAAAACAAGCTATACCCAACTGGACTCCTGGTAATTATCGCGGAGATATTGCAGACGATACTACTTGTGGTGAGGGTTTAGGGTTTAAGGGGGAATTGTGATAGATGTGATGAGGCCTAGCGGCTGTATGCGAGATGGTTTGTATGATCTTATTAAACTGCTGCCTACTAGTATAACTATGGTAGAGATTGGGTGCTTTGCTGGAGAAAGCACCACAATGTTCATGTCAAGCTTAAAAATAAATAAGTTGTATGCAGTAGACGCATGGCAAAACGGGTTAGATAAAAATGATATAACTACTGTCCAGTACGACCTGGAAGATGTTGAGAAAACTTTTGACACCAATATGTTTGACTGGGTGGTTGACGGAAAAGTAGAAAAAGTAAAAGGAAATTCACTAGAAGTTTATGATAAGTTTTCTGATAATAGCTTAGACTTTATTTATATAGACAGTTGCCACGAGTATGGGCATGTTAAGGGCGAGTTAGAGTTATACTGGCCAAAAGTAAAAGTTGGGGGAATTATTGGCGGCCATGATTATAATAGTTGCTACGGCGGTATAACACAGGCAGTAGATGAATTCTTTTTTAATGGCCCTGACAAAACATTTTGTGACTTTAGTTGGGTAAAATATAAAGGCTAACATGAACACGCAAATTATGACCATGTGGTACAACGAGGAGTTTCTTGCTCCTTTCTTTTTAAATCATTACAAATATGTAGATAAAATACACTTGTTCCTTGATTCGGATACTAACGACAAAACACTTGAAATAGTCGAAAGATATAATAATGTGAAAGTTTACGAATACACATTTCCTGACGGAATGGACGATATACTAAAGACTGCGCATTTCAATGCGTTCTATAAAAAAGTTGACGCAGATAGGTGTATTTTAGTGGATTCTGATGAATTTATATTTAACTACCAATACGCGCTAGACGAAAATCCTGTCACGTTTACTAGGCTTTATAATGTTTTTAGGCACTATACAGACGTAGATTTAGATATAAATAAGCCTATTAAGAACCAACGTGTACATGGTTATCTTGATCCTATGTACATAAAGCCTAACGTAGTATTTGGTAGAATGGACAATTTTAGTTGGGGTCTTGGTATACATGAGTGCTGGCTGGGCGACAAACACTTCGCGCATTATGAAAACTACTTTGGATGGGGTTATGAAGGTGCTCATTGGAGTATGGCCGATCCTTCTTATGTGATAGAGCGTAGGATTAAGAACAGGAAAGAACGACAGTCACAGTCAAACTTAAACAAAGGACTAACCATTCAGCATCACCGTATAACTGAAGAACAAATAGTAGCGGAATGCAAAGCACATGAAAATGACCCAGAGGTGTTTTAGTGAGATATTTACTAGCAACAGCCGCGTTTAGTAATCCTAAACTTTTAGAGAAGTGTATCAGAAGCTGGCCTAAACTGGATTTTTTGGTGGACAGGCTAGTTTACTTTGATGGATATAAGTGGGAAGAAGTGTTTAAAGATGTAATAGAGCGTGAAGTTTTTAATGAGATTGGCGTTGGTGGTTTCGGAGACAGTGACCACTATGGTTGCTCTGGGAGTTGGAACAGGCTGCTACAAGTAGCCTTTGAAGATAACGAAGACATTGACGCGCTGGTAGTGGTTGGTTCTGACACAGAATTTAGGGATGACTTTTTAGTTGGTTTTATAAATGAAATTGAAAGTCAAGGTCTAGACTTTGCTGTTACCAGAGAGTATAGTTGGAACTGTTGGTGTATAACTAAAAAATGCTATGAAGTAGTTGGTGACTTTGACCTGTCGTATATCCCCTGCTACTGGGAAGACAACGACTATCATTACCGCGTACTTTTATCTGGAATTAAGTGGGATTACGTAGGTGATCAAACTAAGTTTGAACATTACGGCTCAGCCACAATACGAATTGATGAGAACTATGGCTCAGCTAACAATAATAACTTTTTTATGAATGGTGACTACTTTGTAAGTAAGTGGGGCGGGACACCAGGAGACGAAAAATACATATTTCCGTATAATAATCCAGAACTTAGCATTAAAGATTGGGTACTAGACGAAGAAAAGTATAACTACAAGAAAAAAATATGGAATAAAAATTAATAATTTTTGCTGTTTTTGCGTATATAAATATAGTAGGTACTTTTATTTTAATTCAATGAGGTCTATATACATGGAACACTGCGACGAACACCTTAAGCAAGCTGAGCAGATAAAAAACTTAGACGGAAAGATAGACGACATTAAGGCGTTCATCAGTAAACTATCTGAGTATATTCCAAAGATAGAACAAGCGCTGAACCAAGTATTGAATATAAACAAAGTACTAGAAGAAGCATCTAAGACACATAGAGAACTATTTCATAAAATAGATGCGCTTAGTGAGAAGATAAATATACAAGAGCTTAAGGTGCAAGAGCAGGAACTTAGAGTAAAAACTTTAGAAGAGACTAGGAATGAAATAAAGTTTATACGTAACACTATACTGGCCAGTATAATTACTGCTTTTATTCTGTCTGGTGTTGGTTTTGTATTTGCAGTGAATAAGATGCAAAATGACTTTAATAACCATACGAAGGTTGAGCAGGTAGGTAAATAACAGGTTGCGGGACAGCGGATTGCAAGCCGTGTAGGATTTAGTCACCCTACAGTCCCGCCTTAATTTTGACTACTTTTTGACTGAGAGTAAATTTAAGAGTGAAAGAACGAATAACATATATTTACAAGTTGGTTGATCCTAGAGAACCTGAAGTTGTGCGTTATGTTGGAAAGTCAAATGACCCTTTCAGTAGACTGAAAGATCACATAAAAGAAGCAAAAGCTGGCAAAAGAAAATCATATAAAAATAATTGGATTTTAAAACTACTATCTGAAGGAGTACGCCCTGAGTTTGTAATACTTGAGCCTGTTTTTTACAAATACCACGAAGAGTGGGAGTTTTTTGAACGGTTTTGGATAAAACATTACAGAGAACAAAAACATCCAATTACTAATTATGTGGAGGGTGGCGAGGGTAATAAAGGATGGAAGCCTTCGCTAGAAACAAGACAGAAAATAAGTAAAACCTTAACTGGAAGGAAGTTAAGTCCAGAACAGGTGAGAGCTATATCAGAAGGGCACAAGGGTATAACGTACGGACCTATGCCGGAAGAACAACGTAAAGCAATAAGTGAGCGTATGAAAGGCCAGCCCGGACGACCACACACTGAAGAAACTAAAAGAAAAATTAGTGCAGCAAATAAAGGAAAGGTTAAAAGAAAATCTGATAAACCAAGAAAATATACTAAGCCTGTTGTTACTAAGGAAATGCAGCAACTAAGAATATCTAGTAACATATTAAAAACAATTGAGAAATGTGAAAATGGCGAGGTTTTTGGCGTAGCTAAAGCTGGAAAGGGTTGGCAAGCCGTAATAACTGTAGATGGCGTTTCAACGTATTTGGGCTTTTCACTTAACTATGACGAAGCAGTTTCAATGCGCAGGGAAGCTGAGAAAAAGTACTTTAAATATCTGAAAGAAAAGCATACCGAAATAATAAATAGCATTAAAAAGGCAGCTTAACTTTAATTATGAATAAAATAATAAACCCTAAAATAAAAGAATACTTGCAATTTAAAGGTAAGATAAACAGTTTTGCGTTTATGAAGATGATAGGCGAAGAGCCTCATCCAGGCCAAGTTGAGATATTGAATGCTTATGAGGAAAGAATTCCACCTAGAGAAGAGACTATACTCAGAGCACAACATTACGGTATAGATTTAGACTTTGATTATGCTTACGATGTTATTGTAGCGGTTTGTGGTCGTCGTTTTGGGAAATCCTGGTTTGCTAGTGTACTGGGCGCGCAGGAGCTTATGATCCCGTACAGCCACGTCCTGCTTGCTTCTTACACACTAGACAACTGCGATATTATTTTTAAGCAAATAAGAGAGATTATAGTAAAGCTTAAAATAGAAATAGTGGTTGACCGTAAAAAAGATAGAGAACTTGAACTTGCTAATGGGGCTAGATTAACAGTAGCTTCAGTGGAAAACGTAGAGAGTAGACTTGGTAACGCAGTAAGTTTGCTTATATTGGATGAGGCTAAGAAATTTCATAAAACTTTGTACGAGCAAGTACTAGTACCGATGACCGCAGATTATAGTAGTTATTCCAGGTCCATCCTTATTTCAAGCCCAGAGGACGGCTGGCTAAACACTTACTACAATTATGGCATAAGCAAAGACCCAGATTTTAGTAGGTATTGGTCTATTAATTTACCTACAGCATGTAACCCAACTATACCTAAAGCGTGGATAGAGAATGCAAGAAGAACACTACCACCTGATGTTTTCGAACAGGAAATACTTGGATTGTTTACAGCGGGGGCTGGTAGGGTATTCTATGAATTTAGTCACGAAAATAACGTAAGGAACTCAGAATACTATCCTCACCTTGAAACGTGGATACGGCATAATATAGTAGTAAATACGCTGGACACAGGGTTTAACCATTATACTAGTTCTCTTTATTTTGTTTACGTAGAAGAAATAGACACGTATATATTCTTTGCAGAGTACAATAAAAATAAAACCACTACACCGCAACATGCTGTAAATATGGCAGAACTAGAAAATGAGTTTGTTGACAGAGAACCGGACCTGCGGTACGCAGACCCTGCGGCAGCACAAAGTATAGCTGACTTAGCTGAGCATGGCTTTTACTATAATAGCTCTGAAAAGAATATGCGCGAAACAGTACAGTTTCTAAATAGCTTGTGTTACCAGAAGTCAGAGGCTACTGGTGAGTCAAAGTTGATAGTGCTTGAGGATAGGTGCCCAGAAACTATAAGACAATTATTAACTGTGAAGTGGAAAGAGAATCAAGCAAAAGTTACTATGGAAAGTAGTAATTCAAAAGGGGCAAAGCCTTGGTGTGCTGACCTAGACCGCAAATCCGACTGGGACTGCGCCGACGCTGCTAGGTACGGCCTATATTCTTACGGTAAAAATCAACGTATAGCTGTAAACATCTTCAACTCAGCCGCAGATAAAGATTACGATCTGACCGCAGACGAAATGGCTATGTACGAGGCTGGTTACGTAAAAATGTAAATAAATGTTTCTACGAGGAAACTTAAATGAATATATTTAGTAAAGATTTTTGGTTTAAAGATAGTGTGCCTGAAGTAGCTCCAGATTTAGACGTAATATTTTCACAAAAGTCGTCTCAACCAATAGACTTAAGTGAAAAAGCTGACCGCTCAAGTGATGTAAACTACCAAGGTATTGGTAGAACTAAATACGCCTCTGGGCTGCCTCCAACTGAGAACTATAAAGCACCACTTAATGCGTTCAATAGTTATCCAGTGGTCCGTGGCGTAGTTACCGCTATTGCTGACGCTATTTCTTCTCTTGATATAAAGGTATACAAAGTAAAGGGTGGAGAGAAGGTAGAAGATACTAAACATGACTTTCATAACGTGTTTAGAACTCCTAATCCGTATGAAGGGTCACAGGAGTTTTTAGAAAAGATATGTATTAACTTAGATTTGTTTGGAAACTGTTTTATCGCAATAGAAAAAGGCTCACCACTTGAACTTTACGTATTACAGACACCTAACGTTGCTATTATACCTGATGCTAAAATAAAAGTTAAAGAGTATAGGTACTACATAAATGGTAATCAGACACCATATAAGCCCGAAGAAATAATACATATCAGGTATTCAGACCCAGAAGACCCGTATTTCGGTGCAAGTCCGTTAAAAGCCGCAACGAAAGTATTGTCTCTGGAGAATAACAGGTTAACTTACGCTAACGCTTTCTTTTCTAATGGTGCTGTTCCACTTGGTGTACTTCAAACTGAAAATACAGTTAGTGAGACTATACTTAATAAGCTTAGAAGTGAGTGGACTAGATTACACCAAGGAACAAATAATGCTTATAAAACAGCTATTTTGCAAGGCGGTCTGAAGTATGTACCTATTGCGTCTGGATTAAAAGACCTTGACGTTAAAGCATTAAAGGAGCTTAGCACTTCAGATATTCTTAATTTGTACAGAACCCCTGCTATAGTTCTAGGTGACTTAACTGAGGCTGGTGGCGAGGAAGGAAAAGCCGCATTAACTGCTTGGTGGCGTGGAGCGCTAGTTCCCAGGATAAAGAGAATTGAAACAGCAATAAACAAAGGACTTAGAGACGTAGTTTTTGGTGGAGGAAAGGCATATTTTACTTTTGACTTAACATCAGTTCCAGCTTTGGCAGATGATAAAGTTCAAGTTGCTAAATACATAGAGACACTTATGGGGTGTTCAGTTCTTAAGCCTAATGAGGCAAGAAGTATTATCGGTCAGCCTAAAGAATCTGATCCTAATGCTGATAAGTTATTGATTTCTAACAGTTTTTTTGGAAACGCGCTATTGCCACTTGAGTCTGTAGGTGAACAAGGGGCAGGAAGTAATGCACCTAAACCTGCGGCTACTCCTAGTGGCAACCCTGCTGCTAAACCTAAAAAGGAAATTGATTACGTTATGTATGATTCAGTTAATAAGTTAAAAGAACTAACTAAATATCTCAGAGAGATGGAGTAATTACAACATTGAGTAGAATTATAAATAAAGTAATTGATGGAAAGAAAATATGTAATTGTTGTGGTGAAAATAAACCTGTAGAAGATTATAGAGTTAAAAATAATATACCTACTACATATGTAAAGTATGTGAATACGCTAAGAAGGTGGAGTATAGAAAAGAGAATCCTGAAGTTGAGCGTAGGTCTGACAGAAAATTCTACGCTAACAATAAAGAGAGACGTTTAGCTGAGCAAAAAGAGTATCACGAAAAGAACAAAGACTGGATAAATGAACGTAACAATAAATATTGGCATAAAACAAAACCAGAACGTAATAAAAGACAGCGAGAATATTACCAAGAAAATAGAGAAGCACGTATAGCGTATAATAATAAAGAACTAGCTAACAAGGAAAACTTTATAGGTGTAATAACTGGGCAGGATATACACGAAGCCTATAAAAAGCAATCAGGTAAGTGTGTATATTGTGGTTATGTCTTTTCTAAAAAAGGAGCCAAGGGCCACGTAGACCATATATACCCAAAGAGTAAGTATAAGTATAATGGGCCAGAAAACATACAAATACTATGTCAGAATTGCAACATAAGTAAGAACGCAAAAGACCCAATCACCTACGAAACTAAGATAAATTTTATTACTCCAGAAAGAGAAGCTTATTTACTACAACTACTCAACTTTATTGAAGAAAAGCTAAGCGAACATGGAATTAAACTAGCAGCTTAAAAAATATTTTCAATTTTTTCAATAAAAAATTAATAATTTTTGCTACTTTTGTGTATATAAATATAATAGAGGCAGTAATTTTAAGCCTTACAAAGTAAAGGATACTGTGATGGCAAAAACTAAAAAAGAAGAAATGGAAACTAAAGAGTTTAAAGTATATGTTCCTTTTAGTATGAAGGAAGATAGTGACTCAGAAGATATTATAAAGATTAAGGGTTGGGCTAACTACTGCGGCACTATGGACGAAGAAGGAATGGGAGCGTTCGTTGACTTAGTAGGAGATGTTATAGTTCCTAACGGTTTTGATCTGAAACTGTGGAACAAAAATCCGCAACTTCTTTGGCAGCATAATAGAAATTATACGTGTGGCAAGGGTACTAAAGCTACTAAAAAAGACGAAGGTTTGGAGATTGAGGCTGAAGTACACAAACAAGCTATGGAAGAGAAAGACTGGTATAAAGTTTCCAAGGGCTTGGTTTCATACTTCTCAGTGGGCTTCAGGACAGTTGCCGGAGAATGGAAAAAGATAGGACAGCGTGATGTTTGGTTTATCACCAAAGCGCTACTTTTTGAAGTTAGTTTGGTGGCCCTGCCGTGTAACACTGAGTCAGGCTTCTCAATTATAAAGTCACTAGATGGCAACGGAATATACGGTGGCGAACTAGGAGCACAAGAAAATTTTTCACAATCAACTGAAAATAAAAATCAAAATCAAGAAGAGGATACCGACATGAAGGTAAAATTCAGGGATACCCTCTCTGCCGAAGATGTAGCAAAGCTTGAGTCTCTTGGCCTTCAAGAGAAACTAGACGAAACTGTTGACGTAGATATTAAACAGTTCATTGCTGCAATTGTTAAAGCAGAGTTGAAGATGATCGAAGCTGCTAAGGCCGACGCTGAGAAACAAGAAACTGAGCGTGTTGTTGCCGAAGCAAAGGAAAAAGAGTTTGAAGCACTTGCAGAGGAGCTTAGTGTCACTGTAGATGAGGCTAAAGGCTTCTCTGAAGATGAAATTAAAGAAAAGCGTCAGGCAATCGAAGACGCTAAGAATGATGATACAGAAACATCTGAGAGTTTCAAGTCCCTTCTGGAAAGTCTGGAAAATACAACTAAAGAGCTTACTGTAGAGTAAGTATAATAAAAGGAGATTTAAAATGGATAAAGCAATTGTTGAACAACTTGAGAAAGCAGTAGCACAGCTTACTCTGACTATTAAAGAAAAATTTGACGAGTTTGGGGCTACTTCCGGTGAAGTTAAGGAGCTTCAATCCAAACTGGCAGAGGTACAGAAGGAGTTTTCTGAGAAGAAGCACCAGTTTGAAATTGCACAGATGAAGGGTGCGACGTTCGACAAGGCGCGTAAGTCTGAAGTAGAGACTCGTCTTGATGAACTTTTCCTTGCCAAAGCGCTGTGCCACGATGTTAACACTAAGGCATTCAATCAGGCTGCTTTCGATAGGATCAAAGCTCTCCCGATGTATGCTGACGCAATTAAAACTGCTGCTACTTTTGATGCAGTTGATGCCATGACTACTGGCGGGACTGGAACTGGTGCTGAGTGGATTCCTGAAGCATTTAGTTCTACTCTTTACGAAGAAATCTGGCTTAACCTTGAAATCGCTAAGCTGTTCCGTAGGATTCAGATGCCTGCTCCTACCTATACCCTGCCATTCAATCCCGGTAGGATCATAGCCCTTGCTACCACCGAAGGTGTTACAGTAGATAAGAAAAAGCCGACCACTGATAAACTGGTGTTCACCGCTAAGAAAATCATGGCAATCGTTGAGATGACCGACGAGTTTGAGCAGGACTCTCTTGTTCCGGCTCTTAACTTCCTACGTACTCAGTTGATTGAGGCCTTCGCACTTGCTCAGGAAACCATGTGTCTTAATGGTGAGATTAGTGGTAATAAGCTTTATGCTTCCGGTCAAGTACCTGCCGCTAGCGACGTTCGTAGTCTGGTTAATGGTATCCGTAGGGATGCTATGAACTTGAACGCTAAAGTAGACTTCGGCGCTGCTTCAGGTTTCACCGCTGATAACCTCCGCGCACTTCGTACCCAGATGGGCAAGTACGGTAAGAAGCCGGGTGATATTGCCTACATTATGGACATGGCACAGTACAATGCGTGTCTTGGTTTCACTGGGTATCAGTTCCTGTATCAGTACGGTGCTGGTGCAGTTATCCAGAACGGTGAGCTTGGCCGTCTTGACGGTATCCCAATTATTGTAACTGAACTGCTTCCTGCTGGGGCTACTGACGCTGCTGACGCACTTGGTCTTCTGAATGCTTCCGGCGTTTGGGATTCTAACACTGCGACCAAAAAGACCTGCGTACTTGTTAACAAGAATGGTTATTTGTGGGGAGATAGAACTGAATTTTCCCTCGAATTATGGAGAAACCCGCTCTCTCAAACCACTAATCTCATCGGCAGTCAGAGACTTGACTTCGAAAGAGTTGGCTCTGATACCGCGAAGTTCTGCGCAGTGGGCTACAACATTTAATACCTGCCAACTAGGGAGGGGTGCAATGCCCCTCCCGCCTTTAATATAAAATAACTGGAGACAACCTTGCAACTCAAAAGTAAAGTAAATTATTCAAACAGGTTCTTCTCACTTGAACCTGGAGAAGAAACCACAAATAGACCTGAAATAACAGAAGAACAAAAACAATATCTGGTAGATACATTCCCAGCAGATTTTGAAGTTATAGCTACAACAGAAAAACCTACAAATGACAACACAGAAAAACCTAGCGCTACTAAAGAATTTAACATAGAAACACCTGAAGATAAACTTAAGATAATTAATTTGGAATCAAACCTTAAAATAGAAACTAAACAAGTTGGCAGACCTAAAAAGGTAAAATAAATGTCGTTTACTGATACTGAAACAGTACAACATTTTTTGAATAAAGAAGAGCTTGACCAACTATCTACTATACAGGTAGAAATGTTGATTGAGATGGTAGACGGTCTTATAGAAGATTATTGTGGCTGGCATGTACTTGCACAAGATTACACAGACAAAAAGTATAACGGCACAGGGCTTGCTCAGTTTGACCTTAAAGTATATCCAATATCTAATGTATCGTCTGTTACCGTATCAGATTCTTCAGGAGCAGTAACAGACGTAACAGCAGACATACTTTCGATAGACGACGAAGGTATTTTGTATTTTAAACCCGGTAGTGCAACCTTAACATCTTTCACAGCTGGAACTCAAAATGTAACAGTAAGCTTCACTGGCGGTTACTCTGAAATACCATCGTCACTTAAGATGGCAGCTACCGAAATGGTAGTTAGATATTTTAATAGAGTTACCACTGAGAATATAGGTGTAAATAAAGAGCGCTTTGAGCAGGACGAAGTTGAATATGACAAAGTGGACATTACACCGGCAGTGGCTAGGGTTTTGGATAAATACAAACGTTTTATTATAGTATAACACAGCAACGTAAACTAATAGTTTACAAAATGTTCTTTATGTAAAACATAATTTACAAAAACCACTATAAATGTAAATTATACTTAACACTAAAGGTAATACATGTCAAAGTTCGCATACAATGTTTCACTCAGGCGATTAAAGAATAACAACGGGGTCTACAATGGGCTACCTCGCATTTATAATGTTGATCGTGATAGTTATAGTTATGGCTACGCCGAAGTAAACGTTGCTGCGGCTAGCCCTTTTGTGCGAACTAAGGTGCATGATTGCAGACTAGAAGGAAACTCTGACGTACAGAATGGTGACTTGATACAAGATAGAGTAGACAGTTCTTACTATCTTGTTATGGACGTAAAGGGTATATTTGGTGGTGGCAGTAACGGAACTTACGCATACAAAGATGCAACTTTATACAAAGTAAGTGCTGTAGCTACTATTAGAAGAATAGGAGACGCAACACCAGACTTTTTTGGAAGATCAACTACAGGTTTCACCATACTAGCTAGTAATGTGAAGTTAATGGTTAACCCTCAAAGCTTTGGCGTATCAGAATACGTAGAAGGCCTTAACCCTGATAATAAGATAAAAGTAGTGCTTCAAAGTAAAGTTGGCGTAAAAATAAATGATCGTATAGAAACAGACAACGGAGATGTTCTACAGATAGAGAATATTGACAAGTCTTCTTTGGTTGGACTTTGGGTTTGTTATTGCGATTTTGATAAGAGGTAGGTAGTGTTTGAACTTAGGGTTAAAAAGAGCGATTTAAATAGAATTACCCAGAGGCTAGAGAAAATAGCAAGGGAATTACAAAATGAAAAATCTCCTGTTTTATCTTATCAAGTTCATTTGCTGGATGAGTACAAGAATGTAGTTGCGGCGGCTATGGGATCGGTTAAAGGAAGTGGCGGCTCAGTTTTTTTGGATTTTGAATTAGGAACAGCTAGGTCTTGGTGGGCAGGGTTAGCACCATTTACTATGGCTTATAAAGCGTATAAAAATGGAACAAGCACTGCTGCTTTGACTATATGGGAAGATACCGGAGAAACTAAGCAAGCTGTCGGTAGGTACGGAGATTTCGCGGGGATAGACGGAAGTAGAAACCCAGAAGAATATAAGAGAGCTATCAACACAGAATACGGTGACACTTTAGGTGATCTAGTTGGTTTTGGTGGGGGTTGGCCTAAGAGAGCTTTATTCACTATAGCTAATAAAATATTCGTAGATAATAAAGATGAAATTGTAGAGGAAGTTAGGCGCAGGGTAAACAAAACTATAGAAAATTCTGGATGGGGAAGGTATTAATATTGAGATGTGAAAACACTACTATTTACGCTTTATTAGACCCACGTAATAATGAGGTAAGATATATAGGCAAGACAGTGCAATCACTTAAAGAGCGTTTGCGTAGTCATTTAAAAGCAATAAAAAGAGAAACCAATCACAGAACAAATTGGTTAAATAATTTAGTTAAATGTGGAGTTACACCAAGTATAATTGAGCTTGAAGTAGTTAGCTCAGAAGAGTGGGAAGTAGCTGAGATATTTTGGATTAGTTATTTAAAATTTTTAGGGGCTAGTTTAGTAAATTCAGCAACTGGAGGCGCAGGCAATTCAGGTTTTGTAATGTCTGAAGAACAGAAACAAAAACTACGCGAAATTAATTTAGGCAAAATAAGAGGTCCGTGTGCTGACGAAACAAAGGCAAAAATATCAGTAGCAAATAAAGGTAAAGAACGGTCTGACGAACATAGGCAGAAACTGCGTGAGGCTAATACAGGTAAAAAAAGCTAGTGAAGAAACTAAGCGAAAATTATCAGAAGCAAGAAGAGGCAGGCCTATGAGTGAAGCTGCTAAAGAAAAGTCTAGACAGACACAACTTGGCAGGAAGTTACCAGAGTGGCATGTTCAAAAACTAAGAGATGCACAGAAAAAAGTTTGGGCAGAGAGACGTGCAGCTTATGAAACACAGCAATAGTTACTGTATATAAAAACGAGGTTATACTATAGTGGCTGCTATAACACAAGAAAATATAGAGGCATCTTTATTCAAGTACCTTTCTGTTAATTCTAACGTACCTGTGGTAGAGAGTCCATTTTTAACTGATTATAGTACTGTTGACTCTTGGATCGTGTGTGACCCGCTCTCGTCTGTGTTAGGAGTACAGCCTAAGTTGTTAGTTTTCATTCACGCTAACGTAAAAAATAAAGATATAGATAGCAGTAGAACTTTAGCAAAACTAATAAGTCAGTTGATTGTGTTGTTTGAAGAAGGACAGCCAATAGATATATACGATGTAGACAGTACCTTGGAAGTAGGAAAAATGCGGGTAACATCTCCAACGCTAGGCCCAGTAGTAGAAAGGTCTAACGGTGGTTTGAGACGAAGTTTAACTATAGGATTGTCGTATAAAGGCAATTAAATAAAGGAGATAATCATGGCGGTAGCAAAGAAATTTCAGCCAGTTCCGGTCGATGCTGGTAAAGTCCTTTTAGGCGTGGCCCAGGTACGCCTTAGCCCCCCCTCTGTAAGAGCAGCAGGCACGGCGGTAATTAAAGCAGTACGTCAGGTTCCTGATAGTACTATTTCTACAGTAACAGGGGTTGATGGTTCTACTTCTGTTAAGATTGTTGTTCCAAGCACTACACTTTCGAACACAGGTATTACTAGTACCCTTGCTGCTTCTGGCACGTATACCGGAACTAGAGACGGAGCGTTCATAATCAGAGTTAAAACATTGAGCGCTGCGGCAGGCGCTACCGCAGACATTTTCTCTCCTACAGGTTACGTAGAAGAAGATGTGGCACTTCCGCTCACTAATAAAAACCTGAATATTGAATCAGCTACTACCTCTGGAGTACTGGTTTCTGGTAACGTAACAGCTGGTGGCGTTGTCGGACAGACCTTCATCATCCCAGTTGTTTCTGGTTCTGCTCAGGACAGTATTCAGACTAACATCATCTGCCCTTACTCTATTTTTAGTGAGGCTAATGAAAGCGCTGGAGCGCTTAGGGATAGCAAGTTCAGCCCGAAGGTTGATAGTCAAGAGATTTTTGAGGCAGGGTTTCCGGCTGAAACATATTCATCAGTAATTACAAAGACTTCCGTTGCAGTGTCATTCACAGCTAGTGAATTTTCCAACACTAACATTGACCATCTTCGTTCGCTGATGAGTTCTGTTATTAACGACTCTAAGATGGGGGCAGTGGCTTGCGAGATTATGTTGGCAGCTTCTGACGGAACTCTGTATAGCTACTATGTTCCTTCTGCTAAGCTTGAAACTTTCCCTGAGTTTGCGCCTACTAACTCCTACAGTGCCCAGTCGTGGTCACTTAACGCTGCACGACAAACTCAGGTTTCTGGCGGTGCAGTTGTTTCAAATACATGGCTGACTAATACAAAAGTGTTTTATGAAGGGGATTACGAGCACTAAAAATTTACTTGACAAACTGAATTTTTGTGGTATACTTAATAGCGGGGTTATTATAACCCCGCTTTATTTAAAACTTTAATATTAGAAATACCGGAGGTAGTAATGTCTGAAAAGTTTAAGAAAGTATCTGAAACAGAGTATCAAATTTTATTTGGGAATAAGTGGGAAACTGTTAACGTGCCTTGGGGAAAGACAGAAGCAATACTGAAAGAGTTTGCTGGACAAGGTGGAATAATTGACCCAATTTCTGGTGAGATAAAAACAGACCTGTTGACTATGGTTTCACAGTTCAGCAAACTTGGAACAATCCTTCTATCTGAATACGACGAAGAAGGCAAGCTTGTAAATGAAATATCCTGCAAGGGTAGGTCAACGCTTGATGTTATCAATACATTTATGCTTGTACAGGAGATTATAACAAATTTTATGTTAGCAATCTCCGAAGCACAGAAGGAGATTGCCAACCAAGCGTCAGAAAAAGAAAAGACAAAGACGAAGAAATAACGTACGACCTGCTTATAATGCACTTAGCTGGTTACAACCCAACAGCGTTCAAAAGGTTTAAGTGGATGTTTTCTTGGGACCAGATATTAAAGTTTTACAAACACAAACAAAAAGATTACGCTGATAAGTTTAATACTGGTGTTGAAATATTTATCGAAATTGTGTCAGCAGCCCTAGGCGGAAAAAAGAATGACGAGGAGTACGGATTAGCTGACGGCTCAGAGATAGAATTGTCAGAAGAACAGATAGCAAAACTCAAGAAAAGCCTTGGTTCAAACTTTGCTCAAATCTATCCACAATACGCTGAAGAATAGCATCTATTTCATAATAAATAGAGACGCACAGAGAGCTAGAAACGGTTTAAATTTTTGTTTTGACTGGTAGCTTGCCTATAATGAGAAACATGGTATAATCTCTTTTAAAAAGGAGGTGTGCTATGTTACGGTGGCTTAATTTGGTTGGTAAGGGTAAGATGACTCCGCTGCCTTTGGGACAAGACCCGGTTATTGTTTTTATAGTAATATTGTTACTGCTATTCTTGGCGTTTACTGGGTTATGGCCCGTTGCCTTGCTTATACTAACAATAGCAGTAGTAGCAGCTAATGTAATAATTGCTTTAGAAAAGAAAAAGTATAAGTGAAAATATGGAGATGAGCAGGGACTAGATGAACCCGCAGTTCATCTCCATATTTTTGTTTATAAATTGAAAATGACATTCAAATTCAGAGGTCTAAAATGTCTACTAATGAACGCTTAGGGATACAATTATATTTTGATCTTAAGGAGCTTGACGCTAACCTAAGTCAAATCAAAAGTAAACTGCAAAATACTTTTGGTGACTTGTCTAAACTAGTAGACGTTACTAAGATCAACGATACGTTTAAGGCTACTACTACACAAGTAGAACTTCTAAACAAGGCGTGGGGCACTACTACAGCCAAAACTAAAGAACGCCTCAAGGAAATGTTTGACATAGAGCAAGTCCAGAAGTATGTGCAGAAAGACCTAGACATTACTAAAAAAGGACTTAACGAAAAAACTGCCGCTACTAAGAAAGCTGCTGAAGATCAGCAAAAGGTTAACGATCAAGTATTTAAGGCAAGGCTGCGTCAGTTGTCTGAAGAAGAGAAGCAACTTAATACTTCTCTCAGAGCTTACGCAAAGTATCAGGAAGCAAGAGAAGCAGCTTTTAAAAAGTCTGAGAATAAACAAGCTTTAGCAGAAGAAGCAGCATTTCAGAATAGGATATGGGCCGAATACAAAGCCAGCGTTAACTACGCTAATAAGATTTTTAAGGATGCTGCCGCTGAACGTAAGCGTGTACTAAGAGATGAATCTAATAATCGAAAAGCCCAAGCAAAAGCTGACGCAGACGAAGAAGCTGCGATAGTAAAAAGGGCGTGGGCTGAACATGCTGCCAGCGTTAACTACGCTAATCAGGTATTTTCAGCATCAAACAAAGCAGGAAAAGTAACTGGTGGCCCTGTATCAACGCAGTGGTCAAAAGATATAGAAACGCAGGCTAAACAGGCAGAAGCTTTTTTACAGGGGTTAGGGCGACAAGGGTTTAAGTATGTAAACGGCGCAATTGTAGAAGCTACACAGAGTATGAAAGGTTTTAACGGAGGTCTACTTAATCTTCTAAACCTAGAAGCAAGATTCTACAGTGTCCGTGCTATACTGTTTGCAATGACTACACAGATAAGAGATTCTATATCTTCTGTGTTGGACTTGAACCAAGCCTTACATGATACCGCAGCTATCTCTGGAGCTTCAGTAGAAGAGATGCAGCGGCTTGAGCGTGTAGCCTTGAACTTAGCAGCTAGCTCCAAGTTCACAGCGCAAGGCATTATGGACGTTATGAAGACGTTGGCACAGGCTGGCGTTAATGCAAATCAGATGCCTGATGTTACCAAAGCAACAGTTATGTTTGCTACAGGAGCAGGTGCTACACCAGATCAAGCCGTAAAACTTATGACTACATCTCTGAATGCTTTTGAGATAGAAGCTAAAGACAGTATGCGCGTGGCTAATGCACTTACCGCAGCGTTAAACAGTTCTAAACTTGAAGCCGGTGGCCTTGGTACTGCTTTTAACTATATAGCTAACGAAGCTTCAGCTATGGGCATGAGCTTAGAAGAGTCGCTTGGTATAGTATCTGCGATATCACAAAAAGGTATTATGTCCAGTACTATAGGTACTGGTATGTCGCAACTTTTATCTAATCTGGTAGCGCCCAAAGGCAGGTTTAGTGCTTTACTTGAAAAGCGAGGCGTAAATTTAGACGCTATAAATCCGGCCAAAAATAGTTTTGCCGATGTAGTTAAGGAGCTTGAAAAAGCAGACTTTACACTACAAGAAATACAGTCTTCTCTAGACAAGCGTGTGGCAAGGGCGCTAGTAACTACACTAAATGTAGGTTCAGACGGCTTTAGAAGAATGACAGAAGCAGTAACTGGAACTAACGCCACACTCATAGCTAACATGAAAGCTATGGAAGGCGTTAGAAACCAGATGAACGTGGTTAAACAGGAATTTGTAATTGCAGTAAATGATATTGGAAAAATACTAAGTGGTCCTTTGGCTGCTGCGTTTGGGTTACTAAGAACATTCGTTGCTGGGCTTAATACTGACGGCGGAAAGTTTGTGTTGGCCTTGTCTGCCATAAGTGTGGCTGCAATGGCGCTAATACCTATGATAGTAAATCTGACTAAGACTATCCAAGCGTTAGGGCTGGCAACAGCAATATTCACAAAACTAAATCCGTGGGTAGCTGCATTAACACTAGGGCTTGGGGCTGCTTCAGCGGCAATAACTTTATTTGGTGCTTCACAGAGACGTTCTAAAAAAGAACTTGAAGATTACACATCACAAATAGGAAAAACCGCTGATAAAATAAAGCAGGCTGAAGATAGCATGAACAGCTTTGTGCTGAGCATTACCGCTACAGGTGTATCTAAAGTAACGTATAATCAACTTACTGTAGAGCAGCGAAAAGCACTAGATGACTTGATAAAAAACCACCCTGAGTATCTTAGTGGCCTGAATAAAGAGAAGGATTTACTAGACCAAATAAATGAAGCACAAGATAAAGTAATAGAGAACAAGCGTATTGGGGCCAGGATAGGAGTTAACAGCTATAACTTCTACGGAGACTTGCTTAAAAAAGCAGAGACAAACGCAAGTAATTTAGAGTCTGAACTAGCAGGCGCTCCTAAAGAGACACGCGCACGTAACAGGTATTTTAATAAGTTGGGTGAAAAATATAACGACGATCCAACCACAGCATTAAAGAAGATGAAGGAGTATATAGAAACAGTTAAGCAGTGGCAATCTTTATCAGCTAGTCAAGCAGGTACATTCGGTCAGGTAGACCCAATGACCGGACTTATGAGTTTTAACGATGATTTTAGTAGCAAGAAAAAAGGAAAAATAGAGCCTGGAGACGCAGTAACTAACGCAGCAAAAGAAAGACAAAAGGAACTAGAAAAAGCTAAAGAAGAAGCTGCTAAAAATTATCTTGATTACTTGAAAGATGTACAGAAAAACAAAGATAAGTTCCTGTCAGAAGTTGAGAAGCTGGAATATTCAACTCAGGAGCGTGAAGCTAACGCTAGGATAAAAGCGCTTGAAGATGTTTTAACTGACACAACAAAAACATACGAAGAAAAACAATCTGCGTTTGAAGAAGCCAAACTTGAGATTCGTAAAAAAGTAGAAGCTAAATACTCCGATGATAGAAAGAGTATAGTTGAGGGATTTTTGTCTGCTGGCGCTACCGACGATTTGTTTGATGATTACACTAAAGCTTTGGAAAATCTAGACAAGAAAATTGACGCTGATATTAGTTCTGAGGCAAATCCTCTAGGTTACAAACTAAATAAAAAGTCAGGTTTAACTTCAGATTACTACGAGAAACAAGCTGAGCGTAGATTTAGAACTGAAGCACAAGCACTAAATTTACAGAAAGAGCAGGCTAAGACAGCTGAAGAAATACGTAACCTTGACATACAGATATTACAAGCGCAGATAGATTCAGGCGATATGAAGGTTAAATCGTACCAGAACGATCTTAAGGTTTTAGGATTGTCAGAGGAATCTGTGCGTAAAAAGCAAGAAGAAGGGGTTGAACTATCTGAAAATGAGCGCCGTTATATAAATATACGTGACAAGATGGAAGAGATAGTAAATCTCAACTCACAGCTTCTAAAGCAGCAAACAGAACTTAAAGACACCAGCTTTGGCACAAACTTTAAAAAAGGCATGTACAAAGCAAATAGAGGTTTTGGTGACGCTGCATCCATGACCGAAGACCTTGGCTACAACATCACCAATACCCTAGAAACATCTACTGAGAGCGCAGTAAATGGGATGATAGACGCTTTAGGTAAGGGAGAAAATGCGTGGCGCTCTTTTAAGGACGGAATAGGAAATATACTTAAAGACATAGCTGATGTTTTGCAGAAGTACATAGTAAAGATGATGGTGGTGTACGCTGTTCAGCAGTTGATAGGGATGGCTACTGCTAGCTCTGGCGGGGGCGGCAGCCCAATGACTTCTTCCACAAGTGCCGGAACTTTCACACTAGGGGCTAATGGGTTGTCTCCTGCCCAGTTTGCTGACGGTGGCGTTGTGACTGGTGGAATACCTGGAAAAGACTCTGTGCCTATCCTAGCTATGCCGAAAGAATTCATAGTAAGAGCTTCGGCAGTAGATAAGTACGGTGTTGACTTTATGCAGGAACTTAATGCAGGGCGCGTTAAGAGATTTGCCGCTGGGGGCAGTGTTAGTGGGGTGAGTGCTAGTGCTAGCAGCGGTAAAAGTGAGCAGCCGTGGGTTCTCAATATTTATAACATAGCTGATATAGAATCAGTGCCACGTACCACTGGGCCTGAGATTATAAATACAGTTTCGTTTTCGTTAAGCAAAAGGGATGTATTATACCGACAAATTAAAGGAATAATGCAGGGGAATTAAAGATGGGTGATGTTGCTACAGATTTAACCGGAAAAGTTTTTGGTAGATTAACAGTACTTTATAAAGGCGTTACTAGAAAGAAAAAGATAGCGTATTGGGTATGTAAGTGTGAATGTGGCGCGGTTAAGGAAGTAAGTGCCGGAACATTAAAACATGGAAATGTACGCTCATGTGGTTGCTTAACAAAAGATAAACGATATGACTTAACTGGTAAGCGTTTTGGTATGTTAGTGGCTATTACTAGAACTGAGTATACAGTCAGCGGTAAGAAAAGGTCATATTGGGTATGTAAATGTGATTGTGGTAACGTAAAGGAAATATATACTGGACATTTGAATTCTGGAAAAATGTTGTCTTGTGGTTGTATGCGCAAAGGTCCAGCAGGCGTGGAGTTATTAGGAAAAAGATTTGGTAGATTAGTAGTAATAAAGGAGTATAAATCAAACGGAAAAGGTGGTAGCAGGTGGGATGTAAAATGTGATTGTGGAAACGTTATAAATGTAGTTACTGGACAATTAACCAGCGGCGGAACCGTTAGTTGTAGTTGTCATAAAAAAGAACTTAGTGCGAAAAGACTGAGTGAGTACAGCAGAACGCACACTGGGTCACTACACCACAGTATAATTCAAACTTAACTGAAGAGGATAGAATTGATAGGCGCGCAATACCTGAGTATAAAGAATGGACACTAATAATATACAAAAAGTACAAAAACATTTGCCAATGTTGTGGTAAATATACACATAATGGTAACGCGCACCACTTAGAAAGCTATAGAAGTAACCCAGAGCTTAGAACAGATGTTAATAATGGAGTTTATTTATGTAAGAAATGTCACGTAGAATTTCATAAAACTTATGGTTATGGTAACAACACAAGAGAGCAATTCATAGAGTTCATAAACACTAAACTAGTAGCCTAACTTTACTACGCAAACTAAAATTAATAATTTTTACAACTTTTGTGTATATAAATATAGTAGAGGTAAATTTTTATGGCAATACCAAACTATCCTGTTACGGATTCTACGACTGGCAAGGCAATGCCGAGACCGTCCCGGCCAATAGATTATGGAGTTAAAACTAGCACCATTATCAGCGAGTTCGACGCAGGTCACAGCCAACGCAGAGCTAGAGGCAGAGCAAAGAACACTTTTGAGTTTTCTTATTTGGCACTTAATGCTACCGAGTACAAAACTCTGCGGGACTTCTACATCTTTTGTAATGGCCCTGTGAAGTCATTCAACTGGGTCGATCCTGTGACCAATTCTAATTTCGTCGTACATTTTTCAATGGAAAACTTCGTCGGAAACTACAAGATGCACAACGCAAACACCCCTTTATATGAAGTAGGTATAAAGCTGGAGGAAGTATTCTAGTGTGCTCAAAAGACACCATAGAAAAAATACAATGGCTAGCTTCACTTAAAACAAAAGAGATATGTGGAGTGGTACTAAAAGACAACTCTATAGTAGAGATAAAAAATGTTTCTACAACCAACCACACATTTATCTTCGACAAAACTGAATGGTTCAAGCTTTTGAACACTAAGCCAGAAATAAGATGTATTTACCACAGCCACGTTAACGGCGATCCTGAACCCTCCAAAGATGACTTAGCGTGCCAGAAAAGACTAAATTACGATTTTCTAATAGTTGCTGGAAGTAAGTGGAGATATATAAGTGCCTAGAACTCTTACTACGCTATTTAAAGAAGAGGCTGTTGCTAGTGAGCAAGAGCCACTTTTGCACCTGATAACTGTATCTATAAATCAGGACACAGATTTGACTGTAGTTGCCTATAATGATGATGTTCAGTACAACGGAATAACTTACACTAAGTTTCCGGTTAAATATAACGGCATGGAAATAAACGGAGACGGCAGCATTAGCAAAGCTAACGTAGTTGTAGCTAACGCAGACAGAACCATACAGTCATTCATAGAAAACTACAATGGACTTAGAAATTGTCCTATAAGTATAAAAACTGTATTCGCTAAATTCTTAGATAAAGTTTACAATACCGGATGGTATTTCGATAACACAGCTAATGGCTGGGGCGGATTTGGTGCAACGCTAACCACAGACCCATACGGTGTGATAGTAACATCCACGTCAACTGACCCAATGTTTTATATTACTGGATTATCAGTAACTGGTTCTGTTTACAAAAATGTTAAGGTGAGAGTCAAAAGATTAGCAGGCAGTGGCTGGCAAGGTACGTTATATTACCACACAGCAGGGCATGGTGCATCTGAGTCTTATAAAAAGGATTTCGCAGAGCCAGAGAATTTTAGCAACACCATAGAGATAACCCTAGATATGTCTCAACTAACAGCTGGCGGGAGCGATTGGGCAACCAGTGTAATAGACAGTTTAAGGTTTGATTTTGGAACTACAACTGAAGACGTTTTTCAGGTTGAATACGTAGCGTTAATTGACGACTACAATAATATTTTTCCTATACCAAATGTAAATGTCAGCACCACCTCGTTTACAGAAGAATTTTATGTAATAGATTCATACACCGCAACCGAGTCTGCCGTTCAGTTTAATCTTGAGCCTTCTATGGATTTCTCTGTTAGACTTCCTAGGCGCAGGTTTACTCATCTTTGTTATTGGCGGTATAAATCTGCTGAGTGTGGGTATGTTGGTGCTTTGTCTACTTGCAAGAAAGATATAACTGATTGTGAAGCCCACAGTAACGTTGCTAGGTTTGGTGGGTTCGTTGGAGTTCCAGCAAGTGGTGTTAGGCGCATACTATTCTAACTATTTTATTTTATTGAGGTTTTGTGAACTACGTAAAGTATCTGAGTATACCGAATAAACACCTTGGAGCAGACTTCAGTGGGTGTGATTGTTTTGGGTTAGTAAAACTTATCTATAAAAATGAGTTTAATGTAACACTACCAGACTGCGATGATTATGCTAAAAACTGGGAGCTTACAGACGCAAAAAAGATATTAAGGCTATACACTAAATTTGGGTTCAAAAAAGTACCAGATACTAAGTTTGGCGACGTTATTTTAATAAATGAGTCTAACTACCCAAAACATCTAGGCGTAGTTATAAACGATGGATACTTTCTACACACACTAGAAAGCGGCACGTTTTGTCATTCTTACTTGGTAGGTGTATACAGCCAAATAATTCACTCTGTTTTTAGGTACAAGAGAGGTTTAATTTGTTAGTAAAATTTTCCCCAGAATTTAAAAAATACGTTTCATTTAAGGAAGCGGTAGTTGTTGATGGAGCGACTTTATCTCAGTGCCTTGAGAAGTTACTTTGTGATTACCCACAACTGTACGTATTTTTAGTAGCAGACGCTGGTGAAGAGTCCAACAAAACTTCTTTAAAGTTGAATAACGAGTATTTACTTTACTCAGATTGTTTGTGGCAGAAGGTTAGTTCTGAAGATGTGCTTGAGTTTGGAAGAGACGTTCCTGAAGGCTCAGGTGGTATAGGAAAAATAATAGTAGGAGTTGTTCTTATAGCCGCAGCTTTTCTTTCTGCTGGCTCTTTGTCGTGGGCCGCACTAGGGTTCTGGGGCAAAATGGCAGTAATGGCTGGGGTGTCAATGACGATGGGTGGTATGTCCGAGCTTGTTATGGGCCAACCTCAGCTTCCTACCTACGACTCAGGAAATTCATCGTCTGCCACATATAGCTTTTCTGGTATAAAAAACACTACTACTCCAGGCACTCCTGTAAATATAATTTACGGTAAGCATAGAGTAGGTGGCCATGTATTAAACGCCTTTGTTGATGTACTTGGCGTAGACCAATTTCTATATGCGCAGTATGGTTTATCTGAAGGAGAAATTGACAGCATAGACGTAAACTCTGTTCAAGTAAACAACCAAAGCATACTACATTACCAAGATATAGCTGCTTTTTGGAGAACTGGTAGCAATGTAAATGAACCGCAATGGCCCTTAATAACTCCTAAAGAAACAACTAGTTTATACGATACTAGTGCAAGCCCAATAAAACTGGCCCGTGTTAGTGACACCTTAGCTGAGTGTATCCTATTAAACAGTGAAGACATAACTGGCATCTCTCTTAAGTTTAACTTGAAGATAGCTTTGTACGCTAGTGATATGTATAAAGGTGACTCTGAAACTACCCCTTCTCCGCTGCCAGAATTACAGAGTAGGATAGAGGTTTACTCCGGTGACACTTTACTAGGGGCTACAGATAACCCAGTGTCTTTCAATAACGGAAATTGGGGGCTTAGAATACTGCCTTTTATACTGCAAAAAGATTTTAATTTTAATACTTTAAGCACTGACCTTAAAGTAAAATTCTATTTTTATACAGAGTTAGGTCAAGGTGTGTGGGATGGTTGGGAAACTCTACGCCATTATTTAGTTATAGACGGTTATACTCTAAAAACCACTACTCTTGATACGCTTGACAATAGGAACTCTATGTACGGGTTTAACCGCATAGAGAACTCGGTGACACACAATATTTTGGCTGCAAAGCCTGCTCCACCTAATGAAGATACTAAAGATATGGGAGCAGTAGCAACTACGTCTAAACCAGTTCACGCCTGCAAAGTTATAATATCAGCACCAGCTTTGTACAGTAACGGTGGAGCTGCTAGGGTAGACTTTAAAATATTTTATAAAATAAAAGATGCTCCATCAGATAGCTGGGTAGAGTACACAGCTCCTAACAACTACCCAGACTGGAATTACATAACTTCTCCAGCCAGTAAATCTGAGGTATCTGTATCCAGGGAGTTAGTGTTTCCAGCGTTAGACCAATACGATATATGCGTACTTAGGACCACAAACAATCATGACGCTGATCTTAATATAGGTGACACTATATATCTTAAGAACCTAGACGAGATAGTTTATAGTGACGTTGCGTATGTTAATACTGCGTTACTTGGTGTTAGAATAAAGGCCACAGATCAGATTTCAGGGAACATGCCAGTAATTACTTCTGTTGTTAGCGGTGTAAAAGTGGCTGTCCCTGAAGGTACTAATGGCTCTGATTATAACGGCACCGATAGATACATGCCCGGTGGTGTGGCTAATTGGAGCGGTCAATTATCAGCCACAAAAGCGTGGACGGATAATCCTGTTTGGTGCCTGTGGGATTTAATAACTAATACCAGATACGGCGCAGGTAATTATTTTACTATAGATCAAACAAAACTTGGTCTTATGCTGGCCAATTTTTATGTAATGGCTGAGTACTGCGACACCAGAATAAAAGATGATGGTACAATTGTAACTGACCCTGCTTCCGCAGAGTGGGCGGCGGCTAGACCTAGGTTCAGTTTGAATATAGTTTTGGATGAATCTAAGTCTATACCAGAGCTGCTTACTGCTATATGTGGGGTTATGCGTGCTTCTTGGTATTACTCTGAAGGCATAGTATGGATCGACATAGACCGTAAAAAGAACATTACGCAGCTGTTTAACATGAGTAATATTAAAGACTTTACTCAAACTGGGCTTTCATATAGAGGTATGATAAACTCTTACGAAGCACAGTTTATTAATAAAGAAAAAGACTACGAAAAAGATATTCTTTTAATAGAGGCCGAGAGTCTTAATACTAACTCCCAGCTAGAAGAAAGAAAGAAGACCTTAGACTTAGTTGGAGTAACAGATTATAGGCAAGCTCAAGCTCTAGCTAGGTATGCTTTGCTAGCAGGAGAAAATTTACTTACGTCTGTGTCATTTAAAACAGGAACTTATGGGTTATTGTCTACTATAGGAGATGTAGTTGGGATTCAACATGATGTTCCTGCTTGGGGTTACGGCGGAAAAATAGAGGGGTACAATGCTGGCACATTAGAATTAACTTTAAGTGGTGACGTGATATACAGCGGTAACGCAATGTCTATCATGATTTCTAGTAACGGTGCCGAGCCTGTTACACTAGCTCTAACTGCAAAAGCCAACGGAACATATAACACAGTAACATTGACTGGCACGCCAGCAACAGCCCCAGCAATAGGAGACGATTATGTTGTAGGCGAAACAACCAACGTTGTTAAGCCTTTTAAAGTACTGGCTGTGAAAAGAGATTCTGATGAGTTAGTAGAAATTTCGTGTGTAGAATATAATGAAAGTATCTATGACCTTGCTGATGATATAACTGGAGCTGGAACTTTTGTAACTTATGACTACTCAACACTACCAGACCCAGTACAGCTTTCTGTAAGTAATTTTACTGTAGAAGAGAGAGCTTACACTGACTCTGCTGGTAACGTTAAGGTTGGGGTTGACTGCTACTATTCAGTCCCTACAGCTCTAAACTGGGCTGGTGTTATTATTAACTACGGAACTGCTGGCTCAGGTATTTACACACAGCTGCCTGTGGATAAGTCTGGGTACGTGTTCATACCAGATATAGGCACAGCAGGCACATTACAGTTTATAGCCTGTTCAGTTTATAAAGATAATACTAGGCAAACTATAAACGAGTCTTTGGTAGATTTGATAAATAACCCGTTTACAACCTTAGTTGTTTCTTCAACTCTGGCTAATAATATTACGCTAAGTGGAGTGTCAGGCCTTCAGTTAAAAGGTCAGGGAAATGATAATGTGTTTGTGGGTAGAGATGCTGCCTTTACTTGGAGAAAGCCGCAGCTTGTTGATGCGCTTACCAATTTACCAGCTGGGGAAGATGGTGGCGCGGGAGTTAATGACTCATCAAGCTGGTTAAAGCACTACCTTATTGAGATTTTAAACCAAAGCGGCAGTGTACGAAGAAACGATAAGATAACCGTAGAAGAGTATACGTATAACCATATTGATAATCACGCTGACGGTATAACTAGGTATTTTTCAATAAGAATAACTCCTGTTGACAAATTAGGTAGACGTTCTGCGCCTGTTACGTTGTCTGTAAGTAACCCTGCACCAGCTGCTATATCATAAACTGAGAGGTAATTGTGGTAACTGTAACTTCGTTTATAAGAGCATTTAGCGTAAACTTTACCCCTTCTACTGAGATAGACATTGACTACTACGAGATACACGCTAGTCAAACTCAAGGGTTCACGCCTAATGAATCAACACTAATCAACCGTGGACCTGAGACTTCATACTTTCACAGAGTTGATGTTGGCGGAACTTATTACGTGCGGATTGGTGCAGTAGATGTATTCGGCCCGGAAAATACAAACTACTCAGCTGAGTATTCAGTTTATGTAGGAGATATGCAACTTCTCCCTAACGAGCTGTATACTACTATGCGAACTGATTTTTGGGTTAATAATTCAATCTTCAGGTTTACAAATTCTGGAACTGCCAGCACTACCCTTGAGTGGACAGCTGGAAGTGTATTTAGAGCCGACGCTACATACACATTAGCACAAGGCACAATGGCTAGTGCTAATAACAAATATATCATAGCCACTTTATCAGCAGGAGCTGCTACACTATCTTCGGTTGCGTTTGGCGCTGCTCCTGTTTTAAACGATAATCAGATAATAATTGCGGTTACTTCTTCGTCTCCCTCTTCTGGCACTAATAACTACCTTTGCTACATGCGCCAAGCTAACAGCGTGGAGTTTGATGGGGCTATTCTTAGACAGGCTACTGTTGGAACGTTACAAGTAGCTGACGCTGCTATTACTCAAGCTAAGGTCTACGGTTTAGTTGTTGGAGACGAAGGCATTACTATGGGGGAAAATGCCACTATCAGCTGGGATAACGTAGATGGCGTGCCAAACACAATAATGCACACGTCTACATATATAGACGCACAAAACGTAGCAACGTTTAATGTCTATGCCGAAAATATATCTGGTAATACTATTACTGGCAAAACTTTGCAAACAAGTTCAGATGTTAACGCTAAAAGGTTTGTTGTTAGCAGTGCTGACGGAGAAGCACACTTTTTCGCTGATAATGGTTATGACACTATTGAGGAGTTAATAACTATTGGGTTAAGTCAAGTATCAACTGACTATATATTAATTAAAAGTGGGTCTGCTAACACGTCTAATATGGCCTTCAGAGGCGAGACTAAAGGTGGGGTTACAACCGAGATAGTAAATAATGGCACAAGTACAATAAATGTTGGTATTAGGGTATATGTACCTGGAGATACTGGAGCTACTTATGGAATTAGGTCTGATGTACAATCTAACGGCATAGGTGTGCTAGGACAGGCTGGAAGTTCTGGAAGCTACTACACAGGTACTGGGGTGTGTGCTACAGGTAGTTATTTAGGTGGAGATTTTAATGCAGGAAGTGCGGGAGCGCTTAGGCTTGGAAGTAGGACTAGTGACCCAGTATCGTCTGTGAACGGCGCAACATATTATAACAGCTCAACCCACAAATTTAGAAAAAATGTAAACGGAACTTGGGCAGATTTCTAGGAGAAGAAAATGGCGTTAACTTGTGATGTAACTACAAAACACGGACTTAGTTTAGCAGGAGCGTATGTGCGTGTAACCTACTTACACGGCGATAAAGAAAAACTTGACATAGAATATGCTGTGTACCCAACCAAGGAGCTTAGGGACTTAAATAAAGAGCCAGTAGAGGTTAAAAACGTGGTAGTTGATTTAGATTTAAACTTTAACGGTAATCATTTTAATTTTGCGTATAAAAAATTAAAAGAACTAGATGACCTTAGCTCGGCAGTAGACGTTTAAATAAACGGAGGTTTAAAGTGGCGTACATATCAAATGGAACAATATCAATTTTTAAAGGAACTGCACCTACAGGGGTGGCTGCTAACTTAACAACAGGCGGAAGCATACCAAACGGAACTTATAATTATAAAGTTGCAGCTGTTTTTTCTGGTGTAGGAGAATCATTACCTTCTTCAGCGGCTAATGTTACGGTGGCCAACTCTACTAATGACGCAGTTATATTAACATGGACTGCGGTAACAGGCGCGTCTTCGTATAAGATTTACCGCAAGCTTTCAACTGATTCTAACTATGTTAAGTATATAACTTCTACTACTAATTCAGTTGTTGACACTAATCAAATACAGTCTGACGGTTCTCCGCAAACTTCTGACGAGGTAAGTAACATTGTGCTTGGCTCAGGCACTTCATTTTCAACTAGCGGAGTAATAGCTGGTAATAGTTTTAAAGTTTCGCTTGACCCTGTGATATATCAAGTAGCTTCTGTAGTTAGCGATACCAAGCTAACGCTAAGTGTTAACTACACAGCATCTGCTGTTATAAATTCAGGATACCAAGTTTGTAATTATTACACCCCTAACCTTGGGCTTGCCGAGATAGATAAAGGTACTGCTGATTGGCCATACTGGTTGACAGCTGAAGTTATAAGAAAGCTTGACCAGAAGTTCGGTAGCGGAACTGCTAGCGGGTTAGATGTAGATAAAGTTGACGGTTTTAATGCTAGTAAAACTGCGGTTGCTAACGAGATTCCAGTTAAGGATAGCAGCGGTGATTTGGCTCTACCAACAGGTAGTGTGCTTGTCAGCACGGCTACTAATATTAACAACGATAAACTACAAGTAAAGGGTTCTGCTTTTATAAGAAATTCTGATACATCTGGCACAGGAGTATTGATAACAGGAGGGGCCACAACACCAATAATAGATGGTTACACATACAATCAAGGTGTTGGTGCTCCTCTAGCTTTACAGGTTACTACAGGTAAAAACGTGCTTATAGGAACCAGTACTGACGCTAATACTGGTAAACTACAGGTTGCAGGTGATATAGCGTTAACCTCTGTCACAACATACTCTTCAGCCACACAAGGCGCAGCTTCGGCATTACCGGCCACACCAGCTGGATACTTAAAAATAACAATTGACGGAAACGTAAGGAAAATACCTTACTACGAGTAAAATAACACACCGGAGAATTAAAATGGCTAAGAAACCAGCGCAAACGGCGACAAAGAAGACTAAAGTGGGTGATGTTGAAAAGAAAGGCGTTAAGAAGGGTCAAAATAAAAAGACCAACCAAGGCAACTCTAAGAACTCTAAAGCTACAACTAAAAATGCAACTAAAGATAAAAAGGGCAGAAAATGAAATCTAAAATTGAAGATATGCACCCTAAGTTGCTTGAAATGTATAAAGAGTTTGCGGCTAAGATGGCTGAAGCTGGAGTTCCTTTTGCACTTACTTGTGTGCTTAGAACCAAAGCGGAACAGGAAGCTTACTACGCTCAAGGAAGAAAGTCTTTAGTGGAAGTAAATAAACTTAGACAGACAGCTGGTATGGGAATGCTAACACCAGCAGAGAACAAATATACCGTTACCAAGACACTTAATAGCAAACATTTTCCTGACGCAAGTGGAAAGTCCAGGGCTTTTGACATAGTTATTATGAAAAACGGTAAAGTGCCCACTTGGGATGTTAAGTGGGACGGAGATAAAGATTCAATTCCTGATTATTTAGAGGCTGCTAACATTGCTCAATCAGTTGGACTTGAAGCTGGAGCATTTTGGAAGACGTTTAAAGATTGGCCGCACATGCAACTTCCGTTAAATATAAAATAAAAATTAATAATTTTTGCCGTTTTTGTGTATATAAATATAGTAGGTACTAAATTTTACTAGGAGGGTTAATTTAATGGCATTAACTCTGCGCACTATATCTAATAGCGGAGCAGGACTAAAAGACCCTGCTGGTAATCTGCTTACAAATATAGAAGTTTCGTTTACTTTGTGCGATAGGTACGGTAAGGCACATGATTTCTTTGACAGCGTAAGTGGGGAAAGAATTGCTTCTGTACTTCAGGAAGTTGTAACAGATAGCAACGCTGAGTTCTCAGTGCAGCTTTGGCCTACGTCAAGGGCCACTGAGACAGCTTTCTATAAATGTTCTGTAAATCATATTGGGATTAAAGACTTTATAGCGCCTTTGGTTGAGGGAGCTGATGCTTTATCTTGGGCTACATTTAAAGCTTCTGGCGCTACATTAGCGTCTAACGAAACTTCTGGGTTTGCACAACATGTGCAGGATATGAGCTTACATCTGACTTCAGCGCAAAATTCTGCGCTGGATGCTGCTAATAATCCTTCGTTAGCAAACCCGCTTGCCACACTCAATGACATAGTGTTGTCAGGAGGTGGCCATGTAATACAAGACGAAGGTGTAAGTGCCCCTGCACAGGGAAAGTTAAACTTTACTGGTGCTGGCGTACAGGTTTCTGACGACCCTACTAACGGAGCTACTGTAGTCACTATCGTAACAGGTGAGACAAGTGCTGCTACTAATATGGTGGCAGGCGCTGTTAAACTATCTACTGCCGCTAGTGACCCAACTAACCCAATAGCTGTAGGCGACAATGATTCAAGGCTTGGTGATGCTAGAACTCCGCTTAGCCACACTCAAAAACTGTCTACAATAGACGATGTAACTATATCTGTAACCAACTTAAATGCTTTAGACGACGGTGTTAATACAACGCTGCATTTTCACAATACTGACAGAGATAGAGCTAACCATAGCGGAACTCAGGCATGGAATACTGTAAGTAAAACAGGCTCTGTATTAACAGACATAGCAGACGTTCCTACACCAGTTGCTAGCAAGGCTTTAAAGAGAAACGCTACTAATACTGGATATGAGTGGGCAGATATTTCTGGCCTGACTGATCATGAAGGGCTAACCGGACTTTCAGGTGGCGCTGCTAACGACCACCATCATATAACTGGGACTCAACGGACAGACCTTACTGATGGCGGTGACAGCACTTTACACTACCATGCTGCTGATAGAAACGTTGATAACCATGTTGCTGGCACAACCAATAAATTATTCACTGCTACAGAAAAAACAAAGTTAGCTGGAGTATCTGATGGTGCAAATAACTACACGCATCCTGCTACACATTCTGCTGACATAATAACCGACGGAACTGTTAATAAAGCGTTTACTTCAACTGAAAAAACTAAGCTAAGTGGTATAGCTGAGAGCGCTAACAACTACTCTCATCCGTCTACACACTCTGCTGACATAATTACTGATGGTACTAATAATAAAGCTTTTACTGCGGCAGAGAAGACTAAACTAGCAGGTATAGCTTCTAGCGCCAATAATTATACACACCCAGAGACTCATTCCGCTGACATAATTACGGATGGAACTACTAACAAGGCCTATACAGCTACAGAGAAAACTAAGCTTGCTGGAATAGAGGCCAGTGCTAATAACTACACACATCCCTCTACTCACGAAGCTAGTATTATATCAGTAACTACTTCTGGGTTTGCAGGTAATTTAACTGCCTCTGAAGATACAGTGCAGAAAGCTCTAGATAAAATAGATGACTTGGCTTTAGGAGCTGGTAGCGGAACATCTATAAGCAAAGAAATAACACAAGCTAGTCACGGTCTTTTTATAGGAAATTTAGTAAGACACGATGGTCTAGGTTATGTTAAATCTTTGGCTGACGTAGCAGACACTGCTGATGTTATTGGGATTGTTTCTAGCGTAGCAGACATTGACACATTTACTTTAACTGTGGCTGGGTATGTTGACGGTTTGGTTGGGCTAGCGCCTGGAACAGTATTTTATTTGTCCGAAAGTACAGCTGGTACTTTAACTCCAGTAGAGCCTTCTGCTGTAGGCAACGTCAGTAAGCCTGTGTTTTTTGCCGACAGTATCTCTAGCGGGTATTTAATAAACCTAAGAGGTGTAGAGATAGTCAGCGCTGTGAGTGGAAGCTTAGTTATACCTGACGAGGATACTGGAGTATCCACTACATATACGCTTATAGTCGGACTAGACGAAGAAGGCAATAAGATACTTAAGATAGTGGAGCTTTAATATGAAATTTATAAAAGGTAAATTAACGTATCTTGCTGTGGCAGCTGCTGCGCTATTGTGCTTGGCACAGGCGTTTGCGGCTCCAGGTGACGTAACTCCTACTGGTAGTGTATCCAGCACTAGGCATAAGCAGTTGAGCAGCGCTACTCTTAATTGGCAAAGATCGCATGGTGGGGCTGGGGTTGCTCCACATGTCTCCGACGAAGATAGAAGTAAGTGGGACGCTCAAAGCACTACACTACAAAACTTATCTACTGCAATGATAGAAAAGGTAGGCGGTTCAGGAGTAGCGAAAATATCATACGGAGCGTCTGCCCCGACTTCACCATCAGAAGGTGATATGTGGGTATACCCTGACGGAGTATATAACGAGCCTCCCAGCGCCACTATAGCAGTTACCAATCTTGTACCATAGGAGACTTTAGGATGCGATTATTCCTTTTAATTATATCTTTGCTGTTCATAACAGGTAACTCTTGGGGTGCAGCTATAACTACCGCTGGAACAGGGAACTGGAACAGCACTACACCTAACGCTCCATGGCCTAGCGGGACTATCCCGGTAGACACCGACACCATCACCATTAGGAGCAGTGATGTTATTACGGTCACTTCAGGAGATACGCGGACTATTGCAGGAATTACTATCTCTGCGTCAGCCGGAACTGGCGGAACCTTGAATGTATTTGGTGATTTAACATCTACCAGCAACATAACTGTAACCTCATCTGGAGCTACTGTCGATGTGAAGCCGGGGGGCATACTGCGATTGAAGGGTGGTGCGGGGGGCAGACCATTGCTTACAGAGGGGGCGGGAACAACCTATGCCTATATCAAAGCCTCTGGCACGGGATGGGGCGCGGGAGAGTTCGCCACAATAGATGGGGTAGCCACGACTGCCGACCCTAACGATAACGGCGCAATCAGTCTAGCAGAACGGACGCAGTTAATTTTCAGCTATGTGAAACTACTCAATTTGGGCGAAAACGCCAGTAACCTGCATGGCGTCAATATAGTGCCAAAAGCAGCAGTCACCGGTCAGATTGTAAGAATGTCGAACGTACTGCTCGACGGCTGTGGCACCATGAAAATATCAACTCCATTGGCTGATACCGAAATAAATCTTAGTGGTGTAGATATACGTAACTCTATCGCATACAGCGCCAGCGGCCCACTGTGGATGGATGGATCAACAGTAAAAGACGTTGGAGCTACACGAAGCATAACAAACCTTACTTATTATGGCACAGTCACAGCGCGGGTGTTTACGACCACAATGGCTGACTTATCAATCAGTAATTTATATCTCTACAACGCGCATATAGACGCAAAAGCCAATTTATCAACTCCAGTGTTGGCATTAAACAGGCAAACATATGATAAGGTTGCTTTGCTGCGAGATATAGCAGTTACCGGCTGGACGGGCATTGCGACCAAAGATCGTCAGAACATGATAATCAGTAACTCTCTGTTCCTGGTAGATACAGTTATAAATCCCCATTACATTGCAGCAGATAGAAGCGCAATAATTGACGGAGCTGGAAACGGGTTAGTTGCTGATGGAAATATTTTCACTGGTATAAATACGCCTGCCGGTGATTATGGTGAAGGAGTCATTAATGGCTATGCAACGGTCAAAAACAACATTGGGCTGGCAGGTATAGGGGCGTTGGTCGGCGGTACTCAGGCTGCGGACACGGATATAGACGTTATCAACAATACTGTCGTTGGTGCAAAGTCCAGTTTAATTCAGACCGGCGAAACTTTAGCGCCAGTAACGATGCTCAAAACAGTAAAAAACAACTTTATGGGATGGGATTCGGGTGAGTCTCCCGCAACTGCCGGTATTCACCGACAGGCCAATCAAGCACAGACCCAACTGGTACTAGACTATAACGCGTCATATCTTAACACTACCGCAGGGAATCTGGATTATCCGGTAGGGCATACTCACGCAGCAAGTCAAAACAGCTACATGGGCGCGGAAGGAGGCGGGGTAGCTTGGATCAGTGGTCAAACTTTTGGTGCTGACTACGCCACACATGACCGCTACGGCGACCCACTGTTCGCCAACAGGGGCATTACAGTTTTATCTGCCTGTGGTAATGCGGCCACAACCGCTGTGTGTGCTCAACGGATCGTGTCCATAAATGGATGGGATCATAGTAGCCCCGCACAAAGGGTCACTCCGTCGGAGTACACATTGACGGCTGTTCTATCCAACGTCAGGACGGCGCTAAAACCAACAGCGTCTTTTATGGCATCAGGCGATCCTTCGCTTACCAACACTTATATCGGCGCGGTACAACCACTAAGTAACACCACATTCACAATTACAGGCACAGTATCAGGCATAGGCACCGGTGACACAATAAACACTATCCAGATCATCTGGCAATTAAGTGGTACTGACGCTGATGAAGATGCTGCCATAGCTGATAGCAGAACAGTATCGCTAACTGAGACTTCAGATGTATCAGCGTTCCAAGGTGCTGGGTATAACGTATCAATCTCTAAACTAAGCACTGGAACATATACACCTAAAGTACGTGTAATAGAGAATAAGACCGAAGGTGGAACACAGACAGGGAGTTGGACAGCAGGGCAGCCTTTCGTAATAGAATAAGCCGGAGGATATAAATGAAAAAGTTACTCACACTCGCACTAGCATTAATATGTACCGCAGCAATAGCTGCGCCTACTCTCCATGTGCGTAAGGATGGAGCGTGGGTCCCGGTTAAGGACAATACTGCTCTTAAAAACTACACGACCGTTGACCGCTTACCCAAAACGGAAGCCGCCGCCACCTACCAGACGCAGGCGGGGTTTGGGGCGTATACCTCCGCAGGTGGGGGCAGGGCTACGAATGATGGGGTGGCGGAGGGGTATGCTACCAAAGCCCACGCGCTACAGCACTACACATCTAGTGGGGATGACCGGATACCAGATGCAACAGCCACCAGTGCGGGGCTACTAAAACCCCTTTGGTACAAACTCCTCAACGCTGTAGGGCTGATTGTCTATGCAGATGTCTATGACCCCATAGGCGATGGTTCAGCACATACCCTCGCATCTGCTGGTTATACATTAGGGACGGCACAAGCCAAATGGCCCAATGCCGGAATTACTAACGTAAACACTCAGTATGTGGATTACGCAGCACTCAAGGAGGCATCTGTTGCAGCCGGGACTACCAAGAAAGTAGTATTAGGTCCGAAGACGTATGTTCTCAATGAAACCCTAGATGTTAATACCAAGATCGAAGGGCAGGGGCGCAACAAGACTATTATAAAAGGTGATTTTGCAGGTGAGATACTTTGGATAAAATCTTTCAACTGTACCTTACAAGACTTCACTATTTCACCATTAGGTACACCAGGAACAGGGCAGACAGGAATTGCGGTTGGGCCTAAGACGTATTCCGGCGATCCATCTCTTTATATTCGTTATACCGATATTGTGCGAGTGGACGTACTTGATAATAAAATAGGTATAGCTCTTTATGAGGCAAACTTTGCCAAACTCCACCTATGTCGCATACACTCAAACTCTACTGGCGCTATCGGTTTATACATAGACCATCCTGACACTGACGGCGGCGATCATCGAATAACACAGTGCCAGTTCAGCGGCAACAACATGGATAAACTTATCTATGTTGTTTCTGGCAGTGGATTGAGTATTGAAAACTCCAAGCTGTTCAACGGCCTTACTGCCGCTATTGAATACAACGTAACCACCAAAGGCCCGGTTGGTGCTCTGACCATTCTACAGGTTACTGGCTGTTCCTTTGAAAATTACATAGGAACGTCTGGGGCTGTTATCAAGATCAGATCAGATGCCGCTGGTGATGGTATGGGTAGAATCTGGATAACTGGCAACGAATTAGGAGCATGGAACGCTGGCGTTGACGGAATTGATATAGATAACGCTTATGATGTTGTTATTACCGGCAACGAAATCATGGGTGCAGCGAGTACGGCGGCAACAGGCATTAAAATAACTGACACTCTTTCTGCATCCATCACAGGTAACATACTGTTTAATCTTACCGATGGAATCAATATAGGGACTGGTTGTACTGGCACAGTTGGATTCAACGAGTTTAGAACAATATCAGGAACCAATATAATCAACAGCTCGACCTCAATGGTTCTTATGTCTAACCCTGCAAATGTGACCTACGCGAATCCTGCATGGTTAGGGTCTGGAACACGCACTGGCACCAAGTTTTTACGCGATGACGGTTCGTGGCAGGCAGGGGCAGGCGGGGCGGTGTCCAGTGGGCAGACCGGAGCGGTGCAGATAACCGATGGGGCTGGTGGCTTTACCCACTCCACTTTGAAGGTGAATGCAAGTAATGGGAGGGTGGCCTTTGGTAATATGTCCACTACCGAAGCTATTTATGATGTACACGGCTCATCGAATGGTTCTACCGGCTTCGCCATAGCTTCATTTCAGGATACCGCAGCCGGAGCCGCAAGACATGTTTTTCAACGTGCAGGTGGGACAAAAGAAAGTTTCACTGCGATTACCGATGGTATGAGGTTGGGAGTATTCCAGGTAAAGGGGGCTACTGCTTCAGGAACCAATGCTGATAATTCTAAATTTACAGTAGGTAAAATCACTCAAGACTCTGTATCTCAAGGTGCATGGTCCGCAACGTCCAATCCATTTCGGACTTCTCTTTACACCATTCCTACAGATTCTACAATCGAAACCGAAGGGCTACGAATAACTAAGGATGGCTATGTAGGTATCAATTTAGCTCGTTCTGGCAATCCAAGTCAATTTACCTCTGACCCTACGGAAGCGTTGGAAGTTGGCGGCAATGTCAAAGCAACGGCGTTTATTGGGGATGGGTCACAGCTTACCGGCGCTGGGGGGATGCAATACAGCGCCATAGTATCCTATGGCGATGGTCAGAATCCTAGTGTAAGTGACTTTGGAAAGGTGGTTATTTTTACGGGAGGGACGGCGCACACAGTGCCACAGATTATTAGCACCGGGTCAACTTATACGACAAAGCCAGCACGAACGCTGCTGGTCAATAATACATCTTCAGACATGACCATTGATAGTGCTTCTGCTGGTGATTACTTCAATATTAACGGTGCCAGAAGTAACGCAGCTTGGACATTGGGCGCGTATAAGGGCGCTGTTATTGCCCCCTTGGATTCAACAACGGGGGTTTATCAGGTTGAAAGTGTCGTGTCAGGTGCGGCAACATCTGTAGGCGCTGGCGACACCTCCATAACTGCCACTGATACCTCAGATGGATACCTTTCTTTCACTGAGGACAATACCGAACAAATGCGCCTATCAGGCGGCAGGCTGTCCATAGGCACGGCAGCACCAGGAAGCACCGCCGCTGGCACCAATGCACACCCTTTCTTAACAGTTGACGAAGGCACAACCAACACGCGCGGCCCTTGGTTTGGCCGTTCCAGCTCCACTAATCCGCGTGGACCCTGGATAGTCATGTCAGCATCACAAGGCAGTTGGGCTTCCCCCTCCGCTATGGCTGATACTCATATCTTAGGTGGCTTCCGATGGTATGCCTATGGTGGGGCAAGTCCTGATTATCAGATGAGAGCGCAACTTTACGCCAAAATCAACGGAACAGTATCGGGTGACACTATCCCCACCGACTTACTTATGGGCAGCGTAGGCAGCACTGGGGCGATTAACCTGACCCTCCGCAACGATAGCGGGATGCAATTGACCGGCAGCACAGAAGGGGGCACCGCTCCTAACTTTGCCCGCCCCACATGCGCGGCGGCAACACGGTTGACGTTGTGGGCGCACAAACAGACCAGCGGCACCGACCAGTTACAGATATGTGTATCTACTGACGGAGGTACTACCTTTGCTTGGAAGGATGTAACGTTAGGCACAGATGGTGGGTAAGGCCCTGCCGGTACGAACTAAGATCATAACTGTGGAGGTAGCATGAAAGTCGCTTTCCGCAAGAAGAACCATACACTGTATTCGCGTATTATCTGCCTCTGGACGCTTGGAATTTACAGCCACTCTAATATAGAGTCGTGAACTAGTAAAATAAATATGAAACCACTACCCATACTAATCATATGCCTAACATTAACTGGATGTTCCACGCTAGGCTCTCGTCAGTCTAACATAACGCTACCTTCCGGTGAAACTTATGTTATTAACTCTCAGCACGACGCTAAGTTTGAGTTTCAAGACTACAAGGTAAAAATATCAGTTGACAACAGAGGCAACCGTTCGCTCTTCGACAATCTAACCGAAGCAGTGCCTACAGGGATAGCTGGAGTTGGGAGCAGTTTACTAAACAACAGCGTTAACAGTGCTGTCATTAAATAGAGGCCAATATGGAACATCTTATAACGTGTATTGATCTTTGCTACGAAAGCTATTTTGACCAGAATTGCGTTAAAGTAGATGACCTTTATTACACCAAAACAACACGAAACGGAACTACTTACATTGCTATTAGAGGCACAGACAACAATAAAAACGTAGCTAGAGACTTAAGAGTATTTCCAAGTAAAACTCCAAAAGGATTTTTAGGGCATAAAGGATTTATCAGCGCGTTTAAAGTGCTGCAAGACCACTTTAAAGATTTAGGTGATAATGTAGTTTTTACTGGACATTCACTTGGCGGTGCAATTGCTGTTCTTCTAGGTGAAGCTTTTGATAAGCCTGTAGTGAGCTTTGGCTGTCCTAGAGTGTATTTTAAGTTCTTCAAAGGGCCTTCTTTAAATCACTATAGGGTTATTTGTGACGATGACCCTGTACCAATGATACCTAAACTGCTGTATAAACATCTAGAGGCTCCTAGCTTAATTTTACACGATAATGACGGCGGGATAGATATTAAAGACCACAATATAAATGTATATAAAAATAGAGTTTACGCTTACACTAACAACTATAAGATAGCTGCATAGGAGTATGTATGTTTAAAAAAAAAAATAGGACAGTTTATAAAAAACTTTTTAAAAAATGCTAAAAGCGATCCAATGTCAACTGGTAAGGGAGTTGTGCAACTAGCTTCCGCTGGTGTAGCTGTTTACGGGATGGCAACCGGAACTGTGCCTGTAAACGAAGCCACAATAATGTTTACTGGTGCTATGGCTACTAGTGGGATACATGCTATAGGTTCTGATACCTCAAAAGTAGAGGCTGTGACCCAAAAGGCTATTAATGTAGTTAACGTAGTAGACCAAGTTGCTGTTATGAAGAAAGAAGCAGAGGACGGCAAGAAGAAGGTAGAAGCTTACGCTGAAGTTAGCAAAATAGTTAACAATATAGTTAATCCACAACCATGAAAACTGTAAACCTAGAAATAATAACGTATAAACTATCTTCGTTTTGGAATTTACTTAGAATAACAAGATACCAAGGCGTAGCAGTCAGGTTAAACGAGAAGTGGGCTGTTTGTTTAGAAGATAGCGGTTTATTGAAGTATAAGAGGTATGAATCTCTTAAAGATAAAATATCTACACATAAAAAGATAGATAATAAGCAGTGGAAGGTTTTAAATGGTTGGCTAGCAGATGCGGTTGAAAGAGAGATTGAGTTTAAGGACGCTAGAGAGTTTCTAGCGCTTATATCTAAGGTAATTAGTTAAGGAAAATCTATGAATAAAAATACTGTAATGCCTAACGATAGAAATGGAAGACCATTCTCAGTTCTATCTGGTAATTTAGATGGAGAATATCACTTCGTAAAAATAAACAGTAACGGAGAGCTTGGAGTTATACTTCCGCTAGAGCTAGTTACGCAAGCTGTAAGTGGCATTGACGTGGCACATAAGTATGTACATAGCGGCATAGCATACAGCGCACAATACTTATATACTATAAGTAACGGAGCTACGTCATATACTCAGTTTACTACTCCAGCTGGGTCTCCATACATTCATCTTAAACCGTCTTCGATACAGACTGATGGACCAAAGATAGTAACAGACATACTAGAGGGACCAGACGCAGTTTCAAACGGTACACTAATTACTCCGCTGAATAGAAATAGAAATTTTCCAGATGCTAGTCAGGTAGTTGTAAAGCGTGACGTAGGTATAAGCTTAGGTGCTGGTAAAATACTTCCTGCCGATTATATTGGTGGTGGAACTGGTACTGGCGGGACAGTCAGGACTGGTGGGGGCTGTTTCCAACGACAACGAGTGGGTACTTAAGCCTTCTACTAATTATGTTTTTAGAATAATAAATAACGGAACGGCAGCTGCGGCTGTTAACCTAAACCTATTTTGGTATGAAGAATCTGGGTACGGTGCAGCTTAAAAATTTACTATGCTCTGTTCGGGTGCTCTGAACAGATAAGCCGCTATAGACCTACCTCCAGTCTATAGCGGCTCTTTTTATTTGTTGTTTGCTATAAGCTTACAGTATTGTATAAACAAGTCTTGGTCTAAATCCCATTTCATTTTATTAATGTTTTTATGTAGCCATTGTACGTTGCTCAAAACATAGTCTTTATTGGAGTCTATTCTGTCCAACGATGCGGTATTTTCGCTTCCGCGCTTACCTTTAAATCCTATAGTTAGTCCAGATAAAGCACACTTAAAATCTTGCCCAACTAATTTATTCCACAGGTCTTCTATGGTTATTTCAACTTTTATATTACGAGTTTCTGCGCTGCTCTTTAAGTTTTTAAGATAGCTTCCTGGTATTTCTTTGTAACCACTCCACCTTGGATTTGTTTCACCTATTCTCCTGCAACCACACGACGTAGTTGTATATGTATGTAAATTATTGGATGAAACTTCTATAAAATTACCACATGAACATATGCACATCCAATAGGTATGTTTTGGTTTTCTTCCTGTAGGATATAAGCAAGTTAGTTGACTATATACTATACCTGTTCTATCTTTAAAATTGGCTCCAGGCAAAAAATCTGTTAAACTTTCATCCCACTTCCACTTAGACATATTTGCTAACCACAAGTAGAGTAAGAGCAACTAAGACACTTACTACAACCACCCTCCTTAACGTAACTCATCTCTCCACATTCAGGGCATTTAAGGTGCTTAACTTCCTTTTTAACGTCAGGGTTAAGGCTATCTAAATGCTCTCGTAGTACATTTCCCACCATCTGTGGTTGGGATTGCACATAAGTCCCGTCTGAAAAGAAGCCATGCTGCCCGTATATTGACTGTAAATCCTTTACCATGAAGCTACAATCGTCTGTTCTCCTCATAACAGCAGACATTAACTTACCCATAGCTCTGTACCAAGGAGCGTACTGAGAGTTCTCGCCATTACTATTAATAAATATTTCAAAAGGCTTAGTCTTGCCTCTTTCTTCTATGTCGTTAATAGTAACGTATAAGTTGCCTAAGTCATCTTTCAGTTTATAGGTCTTACCGTCAAGTGCTCTAGGTCGTTTCTTTTTTGGCTCAACTGACTTTATTTTCTCTTCCTGTTGAACTTTAGGCTTTTCTTTTTTAGTCTCCAATACACCTTCTCTGGTTCCTTCTCTAAAAGTAGTGAAGCCCTTACACCCTTTGTCAAGGGCATACCAAAGTAACTCTTCGTACTCTTTTATAGTAAAACTTTCTGGTATGTTAGCGGTTTTACTTATAGACCCATCAATAAATTCCTGCAAAGCAGCCTGCATATCTACGTGAGCTTTAGGTGAAATTTCTCTTGACGTTTTAAAGAAACTAGTTGGTAAAGTAGTATCTCCAGTATTGTTAGCTTGTTTGTATAATTTCCACGCGTAATCTTCAACTGGCTCCTGTTTAGTAGTGCCATCAAGTTGCCTTACGTTACGATTATATTCAAGAGCAAATATAGGCTCTAGCCCGTTTGAAATGTTACCAGCAATTAAACTTCCAGTACCCACAGGTGGAATCGTAAGCAGCGCTATGTTGCGAATACCGTAATCATAAATTTCGTCTAGAAGTTCATAGTCGGTAAAGTGCTTTAGTATAAACACAGCTTTAGTATACTTTTCAGCGTCAAAATTAGCAAATGCTCCTTTTTCTTTGGCCAACTCTACTGACGCGTTATATGCAGTGCGCATTGTGAATTCTTGTAGAATTTTTGCTATCTCAATAGCTTCTGCTGAGTCGTAAGGCACTCTTAGCATAGCCAAAAACGAGCCTAACCCTGCTACTCCGTTAAGTCCTATTCTACGATCCCCTTTTGCTCTGTCTGCTATTTCTTTATACGGATAATCAGAAACATCCAGAACATTGTCTAGAAATCTAACAGCCGTCTTAATAGTATCTTCGTAAGATGCCCAGTTAAAATTGTAACTCCACTCATCTTTATAGCTTGTCCCTCGCAAGACTGGAGTGAAGGGGTCTACTACAAATTTAGTCAGATTTATGTTACCAAGATCACAAACACCGTAGGGTGGTAGTGGAATTTCACCACAGGGGTTGGACGCAGCAATGTCGTACAAGTAATAGCCGTTGTTACACTTGTTAACTTGATCTATATAAAAAATTCCAGGGTCATTATAATTATACCCAGACTTAACCAGCTTATCCCAAATTTCTTTGGCCTTAACGGTCTTATATACTTTTCCTTTAAAGCTTAGATCAAAGTCTTCATTGTTCTTAACAGCGTTAATAAACTCGTCAGTAATACCTACACTTATGTTAAACTGAGTCAGTACACCTTCTTGTCTTTTTGCATCAATAAACTCAAGAATGTCTGGATGATCGACTCTGAGTATCCCGATTGCCGCAGCGCGTCTTCCACCTCCGGTTTCAATAATAGCCCCGCTTGTGTCAAAAACACGCATGAAGCTAACAGGGCCGCTAGACACGCCGCCCTTTGACACAATATCTCCTTTAGGTCTGAGCGAGGAGAAGTCAAAGCCAATTCCGTAGTTACACTTGGCCATAACCGCAGATCGTTTAATAGCTTCGTAGATACCATCTATAGAGTCCTCTACCGGCAGGACGGCACAATTTAACAAATAATTATTTAGTGTGCCTGCTCCCGCGTTTATCCTACCGCCAGGAATGAACTTGAAGTCATACTGTAATTGGTAAAATTCGTTTTCCCAATACTCTTTGTCTTGCTCTACTGAAGACATTGCTTTGGCGGTTCTTCTCCACATATCTTCTATAGTTGTGTCGGAATCTGCTTTATATTTTTTAGCCCAAATATCAGCGGCCATCCCATTTAATTCATATGACATTCAATATCCTCATTTCAGTTAATTCCAGTTGAGCCATGACTTCCACGGTCATTATTATTTAAAATATCTACCTCTTCAAAAACTAAGGCAGGCATCTTCTCTACTACCCTAAATTGACATATTCTGTCATACTTGTTTATTTCGGTGTCTTTGTTGGCAAGTACTGGCATAAACCACTGATCGTTGTCACCACAAAAAGTTTCATCAACTACACCTACACTATTAGTTTGCGTTATACTGAAATTCTTGAATGAGGAGCCTCTTGGTGCTATATGCGCTTCAAATCCACTAGGCAATTGCATAGCTACGCCTAGAGGTATAAGCTTAAATTCTCCAGCCTTAAGGCTTACATTAATAGCACTTCTAAGGTCTATCCAATCACCTTTATCAATCTTTTCTATGCGCGGCATGTCTGGGTCAAAGTATTTGATTTTAATTATTTTCGGCAGCGTCATCTTTGGTTTCTTGCTCCTTAATAGACTGTTCTATGTGATCTTTAAGTTCTGTGATATTTTCCAACGCTTTATTTAAGCTTCGCATAGCGTAGTCATAACCACAAGTAAAAGCAATACGAAGCTCTTTCTCCTTAATAGCCCTAAGTTCTTTATCGTCTTCTATTATACCGAAAACAAAATTCTTACGGCTCTCCCACACATTAGGTTCCATTATTGCTCCATCTTATCTAGTATTTGTTGTACTTCTTTCATTTCCTTCAAAGTTTTATCCAGCTTGGCACATGCGTATTTAAAGCCACGGTTGAATGCTTTTTCAAGTAGCTTGTCCATGTCAGCCTGAAGCTCTTGGTAAAACTGGCTGCTTCTGAAATACTCGTAGTTGAATTTTTCTTCCATAAAAGCCTCTAAATTATAGCGGTTGTTATAACTGATGCTAAGTACAAACCGCCAAACTCCTTAGCACCGCAGGTTTTATTAGCCTAGTGAACTCCTACAAACACCGTCAGGCTACTACCTAGAATTCACCTGATCCTCGTGTTGCGCTTTCTGAGAAGAGGCGTGAGGGCTTATTCTTTAGTTGATTTCAGAATAAATGACTGCATTTATAATAGCCGCGAGTTCTGAATCTACGAGACAGAATTTCTCACTGTCCTTTAGGTATTTTTTGTACGCCGATAGACTATCTTTTACTGAGTCTGTTTCAAGTCCATTGTTCTCAGCGAACGCAGCAATGGAGTCTTTAATCTCGTCGCTGATTTCTTTCTTGTCCTTCTCAAGCTGGATAATTCTAGTAGCAAAATCTACGAAAGCTGCTTTTTCCAATTTATTTATTCCCCTTAGTATTAAAATATTGTTTAACCATATCTTCTCTGGTTGTGTTGAAGTAACGTAGCATAAACGCTACCAACACATAGTCATCAACGTCTTCGCAGCGACAGTACTTGCAGCTTTCTACATCACCATCTTCTTTATAAACAGCGCCGTCTTTTTCTGCACACTCCTCACAACACCAATGCCTCCAGCACTCGTCACAGTGTACGTACTCTCCGCAGTCAGGAAATGCCTCTCCGCAGTACTCACAAGTATAAAAATCAACACCCATTAGTTAGTCACTCCCGAACCCTTACAGTTTCCAAAGAACTCAGCGTTCTGCTCAAGTTTATCCAAGCACGTCTCAAAGGCGTCTATGTCAGCCGCAAGTGACTCAGCCAAGTTAAAGTCACTCTCTTCTTCAGCCTCAATTTTCAAATCATGTGCGATAATAGATATACCAAAAAGCACGTCATACGCTGAAAATCCAGTATCTTCAAAGAAATCGCCCAATGCCTCTACCAACTCTTCTACACGTTCACACTCACAACAAACATTATCTTCACACTCATGTTCCATTAAATATAATCCTTAATCAAATCTTTTAGTGCTTCTTTTCTGAAAAGAAGTTGGTTAGCTTCGTCAAGCATGTTTGTGACTTTTGTTTGAAGTTGCTCTATGAGAAGCTTTATCTCTCGCACAGAGAACTCGTCAAAGTCTTGATACGCGGTACACTCTACGAATGAACCACATGTGTTGCAAATAATCAGCGTACCATCTACACCCTCAAATACAGATGCTGTTTTGTTTTCGTTACAGTTGGGACAGAAATATTCTTTTTCCATTTGTTATCCTATTAGTGGTGTGTCTTCGTCAAACAGTTCTATGTTTACTTTCTTTCGACTAGCAGCTACATCAGCCAAGTGGAGACACTGTTGTATTTCGTTTAGGTCTTTGGGAAATACAACCGTTTTTCCTACTTTCCATCTGCCCATGTGTGCTGCTACTGCTCGACATATTTCATCTAAATAACGGCAAGGCGGGGCAGTTTTTGCCATTATCTGTATATATTTTGCACCTTGTTCATCATGGTCGCGTGTTGTGTGAGCCTGCTTTATACCAATACCATATTTACAAATATCGTGCAAAATGGCAGCAGACATTACAATGTCAACATCAATTGGTGCGAAGTTGTACACACTGGCAAATTCCTTAGCCATATAGCATACCCCTTTGGTGTGTCTAATCAAACCTCCAACACCGTTTTCATTTGGGTTATGGTATTTACCTGTAGATGAGGCTGCTACGTGGTCGAAATAAGAAGGCCTTTTACTAAGTATATACCTAGTAAACTCTCGTATCTCATTATCCTGTATCTGTTTTAGTTCTTCTTCAAATATCTCACTCACTAAGCGTGCCTATTCCTCCTATGTTGTCGTAATGTACAGCAAATTGTTTTTCTCCAATAGCGATAACGTAAACTCTACGCACATCATCTATCTCAACTAGTACAATATCTTTTCCAGCTTTTGCGTATAGCTGATCACCATAGTCATCAAGGATGATTATTTTCTGACCTATTAAATTTTCAATGAATGACTTCTTTTTGGTTTTTGTTTTCTTAGGCTTGGCTTCAGCAGCCTCTCTCATTGCGTGTTCCATTGTTTTTACCTTTATCTACCGGCAATCTTCAACACACACCACCCGATACCAAGTACATTCGCCACATCTTTTAACTGGTATTTGTACTGTGCACGATGTTAACAAACCGGTACAGCATAATATCAAAAATATGTGTTTCATTTGTTAGCCTCTATTATACTTTAAAACATCCTGTGCAATCTTTCTAAGCTTATTTCCTCTACGTCGAATCTACCTTCAGCAAAGTGTGTCAGTATTGCACATGACCTACAGTAAGCGTTAAGTCCACCATAAGCGTAACTTTCAGTATGCTCAAAAAATGCCCCTGCCATATAAATTTGAGTCAAGTTATGAGAGCCGTGTCGGTAGTAATTTACCGCTTCTCTACGGTGACTGTGGGCAAATACTAAGCTCTTGGCCGTCATTTCTGCTGCACGATGTATAGCGTACTTTCCGCTTACAGGCTGATTAGCTGCGTTTTGTGGTGCGTGTGTGAAGTTTACACCATCAAATTCAATGTAGTCTCTGTATTCAACTATATCAGTGAATCCGTTTTCAACTAACTGCAAATCTTTGTCAATATCTAGGTGGTCTTTAAGCTCAGGTTTAGTCTCTAAGTACCTAGGTAAACGACTGCAATGGTTCCCTTTTATGAATACTAGTCGTGGTTTATAAATCTTTTCCTTAGCTTTTCTCTGCTTCTCTTGCACTTCCCTTAGTGGTGACAACATTAGGTTAATAGCAGTCTTACCTGCCTCCATATCCAAGGAGTACCTTCGGTTTTCCATGACGCCGGCCTTGGATAAATCCCAGTTACTTAAAGCACTTAGCGTTACAAAATCACCAAGAGATATTATCCTGTTAGGCTTTCTTTCTACTATCAGCTTTCCTAGCTTTTCAAATCTACTTAAATCTTGCCCAGGCTCAATATGAGCATCTGGTATCACCAAGCTAGTGGTGAACTCTGAAAATATTTCCAATTTGGTTTAGACCTCATATCATTTTATAGTAACTACTCACAACTGAATTTGCAAACTCTATTGCTTCTAGTTCCAACCTAGCGTCCCAGTCTGTGTTAAACACCTCCCCTCTGTAGTGCTGCATACAGTGACAGTATTCGTGCGCAATTGAATTTAACTTTTCTTTGATTGTGTGTCCGTTCTTTCCTACAGCCAGCCTAATAACAAGTTTGTCTGAATTCCTTACAGCGTTGATTGTGGCGTAAGCTCTTGTAAGCTCTCCGTTGACTTTGTAAGGAATGTATTTGTAATCCTCTAGACGAATTTCTATGTTATTAGGCCGATTGATAGGAAATTTTTTAGTTAAAAAGCCGACGAATTTGTGATATGCTTGGTTTGGTTTGGTGGTAGATACGATTGTCATTTAAAACCTCCACATATCAATCTATTAAAGTAACAGCATTATAACACATTCGTAATGGTTTGTCAAGATAAACTTTATTAAATTGCTCTAAGCAAAGCCTTTGTTACTTTCAACCATAAACCACTCACCTTCTCCTTGCCGTTGATATACTTCTCCGTGCAAGGACTATACATTACTAGCTGCCAGTCTGCATCAGGATAATTTTTAGCTTCCAATTCTATCTCATACAGGGTCTTAGGTTGGTTGCCCTTGTTACAATCTAACTCTCCGTCGTAATATCTAACACCGTCTTTAGTTACATATGCCTCTCCAAAACCTACACAAATTGGCATATGCAAATTGGCCTTAGAAGATACAGTTGAGCAAGTATAGCATCCAATATTTATGTCTTCTTCTTTTACTCTAGGTAACTTTTCCAAAACTAACTCCTAATATTTGAACTGATTCTTATACTGAGGATGGTAAGAAGCGTTGCAGCCCATCCTTACGCACCACCTAGTAACATCATTATTAAGGTATACCAAACCACAATGAGCGCAAATAGGCCAAGGTATACGCTTATGCTTTATCGGTTTGTGCGCCTCGTATTCATATTTTATTTTCTCTTCCATAAGATAACCTATATTTGCCAATGTGATATGCGTCAGATAAATCATACAAAGGCTCTTTACTAGCAATTCTCTTTACTTTATTAACAGCCAGGTAGTGCTCAAACCTTTCCCTAACATCTTCCGGCAGCTTACGTACACACCCAATTTTCAAACCATTCTTGCTATCTTCAGCCTTTAGCTCTCGCTGCTCTGCTTTAGTCAGCACACTACTTCTCCACTCAGCAACAGTGATCTTACCCCTAGGTACGGTAGCAAACTCCTTAGCTAGCTCGTATTGCAGAATCCAGAACTGCCCGAACAACTGATCTTTATCTTTACTAGGAGCATGCAGCGCAAGTGCTTCAGTAACAAAACCTTCCAATACGTACCTAGCAGCGAGGCCTCTGCTGAAATCTACGATCTGACTTATGTTATAGATGAATAATTCTTCTTCGTGTAGGTGCTCATTATGTACTAGCAAAAAATCAATCAGGTTCCCATTCATGTCTAACGCACACACACCTGTTGAGCGTTTAGATAGGTCTATGCTTATAATCATACTATTTCGTATTCTCCATTGTATACATTAAACCACCCGTCCGGTCTGTTAGCGTGTGATACTCCAACCCAAGTACGGCCTTGTTCTATACTTCTAACTACAAGTATCTCCCCTTTACGAGCTAGATACCCTGGAGGGTGATGATTATCACACCCATCGTCCCAAATATCTTTTGTTAGGCGTACTGTATCACCAACATTCATATTTTACCTTTCATTTTGCTCTTCTTTAAGTTTTTATTCCAACCCTGCTTTGATATTTCATGCTCGTACTTAGCTTGAGCCTCTTCATCTGGCACGTACATTATAGCCCCGTCTACCCTACCCTTAAGCCTGTATCCCTGAAACCTAACCTTAGCGTTATCCAGAATACTGTGGTGCCAGCCTACTTTTGACCTTTTCTTTTGTTGATTCCTTGTTTCATTGTGCCAATTGTTAGGACCAACCCTCCTAAAAATGTTATACATATTCATCAGACAAGAGGTACAGATACCGTTTCCATCATGTTTATATTCAGTTCCACCACAAACACAGCAACAAGTTAAATACACGCCTGCTCTAGTACTCCCCCAAAATTTTGAGTTAAAGTTGAACTGCACCGGGAAATAAAAGCACTTATCGTTAACTCTAAAGTATATACAGTCTAAAACTCTAGTTTTAAGCGCCTGCGGATTTTTAAGCAATCCTTTGTGTTTACTAGGCAAGTCCAAAGCTACCTTGTGCATTTCTGCGTTGTGCCAAACAATAAAGCCTTTTACTTCTTCACCCTCTACCCATAAGCTGTCAATAACGGTTTCTACTGTGGCACACTTCTTAGCAGATACGGTCATGGTTCTTACAGAATTCTCGTCGTAAAATACCAAGTATCCTTGTTTATTTTTGCCTAGAAGCTTAGTGACCTCTTCTTGTAAGTCTTGTTCGCTATTCGCAAATCCAACATAATCGTCTGAGCTGCCGAATACAAAGCTATAGTCTAGGAACTCCTGTAGATTTTTATAACGCTCAATAAATGGAGTTACCTCTTCGCCGTTAATGTAAGCCTCTATCTCTGTCCTGTCTTTGAACAAATCCATCGGAATGAACTTGTAGTACGTTGTGTTTCTCTTTTTGTTTCTAATAGCTGTAGTAGCTTTCCTTCTTCCCGCAAAATTAGGGTCATCTATCTTAACCCTAATACCAGCTACAGCATAAACAGGCTGATCAAATATAGTACTGGTGGACCGGATGTTGTATAATGCTCCCCATGTGGTTTTAAGTTGCCCATTCACAATTTTATAGCAATATACTGCGTCTGTGCGCTTGACAAATATCACAAACTCAGCTTCAATGTGGTCAACCCTAGTAATAGCCACTGGGAAGGTAAGGGCTTCTAGGTTCTCCCTTACCTTTTCCTCTGGGTCATAAATGTCAGATAGTGAAACTTCTTCCAGGTTTAGAAGCTCTTGGCATTCAGTAAGTGGCAACCCCTCATGGAACTTCTTTTCTAATAGAGAAGCGTAGAAATCAAAGTATGGCTTATCACACAGCTGCAAAAACTTGAACAGCTTTGAGTCTTTGCGTAGTCTAGGCTTTTTTCTATCATACGCTCTAAGCAGTTTAATAAAGTCTTCAGCTGTAGACTCATTTGCATTCTTCTTGCGCACTGTGAAGTAGTTAGATATATCAATTACAGCCCACCTAGAATTAAACAAAGAGTGATACAGAAACACCGAAAACAGGTAACTAACTTCAGGTCTAAGGTTAGGTACAGTTACGGTTACAAATTCCTTTTTCTCCTTGTGAGACTTAATAGCCTTAATGGAATTTGTAACCGCAAGTAGCTCTGCAACGTCTTCAGGTTGAACTTCCCACCACTTCATTTACCTAACGCCTTTTTAATTTGTTCAGCAGGCACTGCACATGCGTTGCCACCCTTCCACAAAGTAATGCGTCTAACCTTAATTTTACCACAATCTAAACACTCAGAATACTGTGCCTTATAAAAGTGTGTGCCTGTGTCTACCGGCGCACACCACTTAGACCAATTATGAAAGATAAAACACATACTAAGCTCCTAAAATGCTAGATATTCCGTCAGTTTTTTCCATGTTGAAATTGCCGTCAAACACAACTGGGTTTACCAAAGGTGTGTGGCTAATACAGTAGATACACTTTGCTTTGCTCTTAAGGTAAGCCAACACTTCGAACAAATTATCTTTACCTTCTTGGTCTAGTGTTACGCCTATCTCGTCCAAGTATAGGATGTTAAAACAACTGCCACCAATATCTTCCAACAACTCCAGTACGGCAAATAAACAACTAAGCTTAACCCTAGCCTTCTCCCCAGAAGACCAACATGCGAACGGCAAGGCCTTGTCAATATCTCGCACCTTAAACTGTATCTTGCCATCTTCGTCAACGTAAAACTTACTGACGATCCTACCGTTAGACAAAATATCTGAGTACTTCTTCATAGCTTTGTTAAGCTGTGAAAGAAACTTGTTCATTTTGTGGACACGGAAACCTTTAGGTCCAAGTATAGTTATCCACTTTTTTACTACTTCCAGTCGTCGCTCATTCTGTCCAATGTTTGTTTGAAGCTCTCCAATGTTTCTGTTAAGCTTTTCATTGTTTGCTGTGACTCTTGCATTGACTTCTCTAATTGTCTTAGCTTGCTGGTTACTCTCCAATACTCTTCTATGAGCGTTGCGGTACTCATTTAACTCTGTTTCCTTTGCTGACACCTCAGCGTTTAAAGTGTTGCCCTCTTCTTGTAGCTTTTCCTTTTTCTTGGTAATTGCTTTAATGTCTACAGTCAGCGAACTGCTTTGTACCTTAAGCTTATCTAGCTTATTAGATAATTCCTGCTGCTTTTCGTACAGCTTAAGGTCAACGTTAATGCTATTAAGAGACTCCTCAACTGCGCCCTTTGACTTGAGTATGTCGTTAAGCGTTGTTTGGTAAACAACCAAGTCTTTAACAAAAGGCTTAATGTTAATATCATGCCCACATGTGGGGCACGTCTTATTTTTTATAGCGTTGTTACAGTCCCTAATTTTATTGACGTACTCAGACTCGTTTATCTTTAGTAGGTTTAACTCTGAGTAGTAATTCTTTCTGCTTTCTTTCAAGTCATCAAGCTGATCTACTTCAGTAATTACTGTCTCTAGTTCAGAAAGCTCTGCCTCAAGTTTGCTTATCTCATCTCTAGCAGTTTTGCATTGCGTCCAAGCTTCTATTTCATCTTTAGTAGCTTGGAATTTACTGTGCAATACTGCTCTAGCTTCCCTGAGACTAGACAATTTGGTTTCAGCAGCCGTTACCTTAGCCTTAAGCTCCTCTTCCAGCTTAAGGTCTTCTTCAGTCTCTTCTTGCAATTCTCCTACAGATGACGTTAGTGTAGCCAGTTGCCTGTTGTCAGCTTCGATGCTAGAGTCAAGGCTTTTCTTGCGCTGCTTAAATACTTCCAGCTTGGCGTCTAGCTCTTCAAACTTGAGCAGTTTATTGATGAAAGCTTTACGTGGTGCGTCATTGCTGCTTTCTACAAGATCAAGTGTGGTTGTGCTATCAACAAAGCACTGTGTTATGAAGTTCTCGTAGTTACAGCCTAGCTTCTCTTCTATAATCTTCAGGCTCTGTGGGATAGTCTTACCGGAGATGTTAGTTTCGTCTGCCCATACTTCTATCTTCCCGGCCTTCCTAGAGTTTACCACTTTGTACGTCACACTAGAGTCAGTGTTAAACCATTCTATCTCTATAACAGAAGGTCTTCCTGTGATGCAATTGTTAATGTCGTCAATGTCAGTTGACTTGGGGTTCTTATTAAAGAACCCCTGAGCCAAAAGAAAGAACAAACTTGATTTACCTTTTCCGTTTTCTCCGTTAATAGCCCAGATACCGTTACTAAAAGAGAACTCAACGTGCTCAAAAGCAAAAGTATCGTCAGCAACTACCTTTAGTATTTTATTCATACAGAATGTCAGCTTTCGCGCCGATAACTATCACAAGCCCAAGTACTTGTAGGTACAGCCCACTGATGCCTTGGCCAAATGCTTTTACATAAAACAAATACCACATATCAAGGAACCCGTTAAATATAACTGCGAAGTCTAACCCCAATATCCTTACGGCTACACCATACGTGCGATCTTTTGCGTCGTTTATTGCTCTAAATTTAAACAAATTCATCCATCATTCCTTGTATGTCTTTGTCGTTCATTTCTAGTTGCTGCATATACCAAATAAGCTCTTCTTCAAGAGTTTCGTGCTTAATGTCGCTTACTGGTATGTGGTACGCCTCTTCAGTCTGAATCTCTTCTATGATTTGTTTTTCAGTTTTGAAATTGATACCAGACTTAGGTATCGCTTTTAATTCAGCGGCTAAGCCCTCTACTTCGATTTTATAGAAGTGTTTGGGGTCAAGCTTAAGTACTTCATTTTCGAATGCTTCTGCTTGCGTGTTGATTTTAACCAGATTAGGTAGATCAGTTTTAACACGCTGAATGTTAAATTTGCCTTTATCCACGGTAAGTATTGTGTAACCGCAGTTAGGTGTGACCTCATAACAACAATTTAAAGGATTATTAGTGTAGTATACGTTATCAAACTCAAGCTCGTCGTGAATGTCACCAAAAATACAAACATCAAAGTTCTTTGCTATCTCATTTATAGGAGCTTCTTCTGAAATGAACGGAGGTATTTCCGCTCTTATGTGTGAGACTAGGATGCTAGGCCTTGTTCCTTTTATGCCCCTAGTGTAATCGTAATTATGTACTTCATGGTGAGACACTGGGTATATAGAGCATTCAGGCTTTCCGTTAGCGTCTTCAAATACCCACCCGCTGTTCCAGTCTTGGTAGTGTATATAAGAAGCCCCATCTTTATTACCAAACTTCTCCAGGTGCAGGTAATTATAAAGCGTTAGCTTGTCGTTAACTTCTTCATGATTTCCTGATATGAGTATTGTGTTTATTTTGTTGTCTTTTAAAGCATGGAAGAACTCAAATAACAACTTCAATTCAGATAAAGTGGGCCTAGCAGAGTCACATAAGTCACCTGTGATTATAAGCGTAGCTTCTTCTTTAAGGCACCGATCAATTATCTCTTTAAATAAAGCTCTGTATCGCTTAAAAGACCACTCAACAGGCGCGTCACGATTGATCTTTAGGTGAACGTCACCGAAAGTAACAAATTTTTGCATTTATTTAAGCACACATTTACAAAGGATAAACCCGCTAGTGTCTTGCCCTTTGTTGCTTCGTGTCAGATAACCTTTGTGCCCTCTACCACCACAAACAGGACAGTTAATATCAGGCTGGCTAAGTGTCTTTACTGTTTCACTATAAAGTACATCTGCGCGTTTATCTGTCTTTTCTTTTTTAGTCCACTTACTATTTACCTTCTGCCAACCTTTAGGCTGCTTGAAGTGCCCAATAAGCTCCATTTCAACTTCTTCTGTAAGCAGCGCACTATCTGAGTTCTTAATGTCACCAGAAGTGAGAGTGTGCAGTGGGTTTAGTTTCTTTGCTTCTCTGTAAAGGTTCATTTCTTCTCCGCGTAATAAAATATTACGCCAGCTAACGCAAGCAGGACAATACCTACAATTGCTGGAATCCAAATTGGACTTAGTACCCACCACCATGACCAACTAATATAGCCTAGCAGTTTAAGTGTAATGAATACTATAGTGAGAAGCCCGGTAAAACCTATACCACTGCTATTGGTTGATTTTGACATTTAATCTCCTGCTTATTTTGTATGTATTAAGTTAATATCTACGGTTATTCCTAACAAATATAATGAAATACCTAGCAGTGTTATAATAAAGGTTGGCGACCATATAAACCAAGCTGGCAAAGCCACTAGTTTGAAATAACTAAGTGTAGACAGAAGTGCAGATAAAATACTGCCTACAAATATAACTTCTAGTATGTTCAATTTTTACCTCCAGATAAAGAAGGGAGGGCTTTTACACCCTCCCTGATTATTTACTCAAAAACCAGTTCGCCTTCTTTGGTTTGCGTTTTAGTTTCTTCAAAACCAAGACCTTCAGTAGATTGTGAAGGCTTGTGTGCAAGCTGTTTGTTCTTTGTTTCTCTCTGCTGCTCAAAAGCTTTGATGCCCTTACATGTTTCCATAGCAAGGTCAAGGTTCTGTTTCATTTCGATACTAGGAACCGGATTACCTTTTTCGGGAACAATAACGTAGTACGTAACGTTTCCGTTCTTTTCTTTGGCAGTCTTGAACTTGGTTGTGTACATGTATGGGTAACTGCCGAGAGCCTTAAGGTGGTCGTTCATCGGCATGTAGTTTGATTTCTTGTGATAAGAAACCACCTTCTCACCGTTAACCTGAGAATAAACCACAAACTGTTGACCACATTTTTCTTCTTTAGCAATACCTTCTTGGCGGCGAGGACAAGTTTTGTCGGCACATTTGAAGCCAAGAGTACTACCGATAGCCACGTCGTTGCTATCGAAGATCAGATTACTGATACAACGCTTCTTAGCGTCTTTGTGGTAGTAAGAGTATTGCTTGGGCGCAGCAAAAATTACGCCTTCACAAGTGCTCCCCAAGTCCGTACCTGCATCCTCAAGCTCGTCGTTATTCATAGACTGCCCAATAACGAAGTTGCCTTTCTTAATAGACTTGCCCTTCTTATCTTCGTCTTCCTGAGTGTTAACTTTAAACACTGGGATTTTGTCAAAATTGCCAACGTTGTTTACACCTGAAATCCTTCTAAGCTCAGCCTTCTGTTCTTCGGTAAGTCCTTCAAGCAGTTTCTCAAATTCTTGTTCAGGTGTAAGTGTTTCTTTTGCCATAGTAAAATTGTCTCCTAAGATTAAGTTTGATTACAGTTAAATTATACTTCTTTAGATTTTAGTCCTGCTTTCTTGCCCAACAAATAAAGTGAATTACGAGTTTTAACCACCTCACCTTCTTTCAGATTTGTGGTAGAGCCTTGTACCGTTGATGTGCGTATGTGTTCTCCGTCGTCCCACCGCTTACGAACATCGTCGTGCAAGTTGCCCCACACCACCCCGTTAGCTACATACCAATTTTCAAGTCTACCTGTTACTTCTTCATTCATTTTTGTGACCTCAATTCAATTAAAGATGGCGCATTATAACACAAAGATTATAGTTTGTCAAGCAAAATATAACTTACTTGTTATTTAAAATTTAGTTGCCCCAAAACGGTCTAATAAAGCTCTCAAATTCCACTACGCGATTTACAGCACCAACTTCGTACAAGAAGTCTTTTACTTTTTCTTCATCAACTTGGTTTGACTTGTCAAACGAGTTTAACACTCTAGTTATATTATTCTGATCCTCAATAGAAAATATTTCGTGATAAGCTTCTGATTCATGATTCAGATTGATCAGTTTAAATGCTTTTTCAACCACAGCAAAATTAGATTCTAGCTCAGGTATTACTTTCTTTGGGAACTTAGGAATCTCGTCAAGTATATTGCCTATGTTCTGCTGCACTCCTTCTAACGTCCCATACTTCTGTATCAATTTCAAGGCGTTAACATTACCAAGTCCAGGCACACCGTGAACGTTATCAGAAGTATCGCCAGTCAGACTTTTAACATGAGCATATTGCCATGGCTCAATTCCGTACATGTCTACGTAGCGCTTTCTATTGACCCAAACATTAGTTGGAAGATAGTCATTTCCAAACTTCATCTTGCTAGCGTAAGACCTTTGAATCACACCTTTCCTGATAAGCTGATGAAGGTCTGTGTCAGTAGACAGAACCATAATTTCATGTTGGGATAGGTCAGCGTTATTTACGATGGCACTTATGAAATCGTCGCTCTCTACACCAAAGCCTTTTATTGTTTCCATCCCAAACAGAGGCCCAAGTTCCATTAATCTTTCTACTTCTTTGTAGAACTTGGCAAGCTGAGCCTTTTCTGTTGTAGTTAATTGCTTACGTTTTTCTTCTCTAGGTGCTTTATACTCAGGATGAAGTTTAGCACGATAAACAGACTTACCCCAGTCTGTACTTAGAACTACCTTGTCAACTGAATAGTCCTCTATCATCTTCCTAACAGCACAGATAAAGTTGTAAGCAGGCTTAACTTCTTTTCTGTGATAAAGGCAGTACATTGAGTTGAGTGTATCTATTAAAAGTATTCTAGCCAATTATATCGTCCATTCTACGCCAACTAAACAAAGTATCTGGCGTTTTAACCTCAATAGATTTCATCATTTCCATTACATTTTTAATCGTGTCTGTTGTAACAGTGTCACTGTACTTTTCATTTGCGCTAACAGTTACTGTGTTGCCTACCTCAAGGCAATCTTTATACCTATTATCCCAATAACGCTGCATCTCGTTATAAATGCTGCGTGGCAATATACAATCACCGTAATTTAAAACTAAAGCCTGTGGCACTTCTTTAGTATACCTCTTAGCCCACTTTTCACGTATGCGCCTTTTCTTAGAGCGTGGAAATTTAGTTTGAACTAACTTTTTAGGAACTAAGTCTGACACTATTATTTTACCACCACACCAGTTAAAGTTTTCCATGCACACAATCTTCCATCAAAAATTTGTATTCTTCAGGTACTACACTAAACATACCGTGAGCCAAATCCTGAAATTCCCATAAAGCTTTTTCAGACGTTCTAAGTTGAAGCAAGTTTCGGAATGACCTAACGTTCAGTGTTAAAGTAGCGTCAGTTTTATAAGCATCTGGCATACAGTATTTTGCTTTATCATTCTGAATACCTTTTGAAACGCAGCGTCTAACGTGCTCCAACGCCCATACCGAATAAATGTCTACTTCCTCTACTCCTGTGAAGACCAAGTATTTGCTAGCTCTTTCAGTCAGAGGATTTAAAAACTTATCCAAAAACGGAGGCTCATTCTTAAGCTCTTTTAGCGTGTACCGGCTTGACTTAACACTAGGGGTAGTTATCCGATGCCTGCTAAGTTGCTGAAGAACTGCCCTTGAGAATCCCTTTAGATAGAAGGTGAAGTTGACGTGCTCAAGGGTTGACAAGTGACCTGAGTCTATAATTTGCTGTATTAGTGCTTTGTCTTTAGGACCAAGATCAAAAGTGTCAGCAGTATACCAAACGCTATCACTTCTTTCATGTGAGTCATAACAGGTGCGTATTGCTTTTACCAACACAGACATAGGTGTTACGTGTAGCAGGTTTATTTCCATAGGTTATTTCTCGCCCAAAGCTTCCATCAACTTATTGTTATAGTACTCAGCTTTCTGTAGGTCTTTAACTCCACCCTTTTTCTGATACCTAGCAACATACTTCAACGTATTACCACGACAGAAGCCTATAAATTCCTCTTTAGTGAGCCAGTCCTTAAGCACGTCGATAACTTCATACTTGCCTTGATTGTAGTGCTCAGCCTTGTTTACTTCGTCAAATTTTGTTTTAGGCACAAATCCTACCTCAATTTCTTTAGAATTACTGTCTACTACTTTAACTGCTTCTGGCTCTTTTTCTTCTACGTAGAGGTCTAGTTCGTCTTCACTCCACTCTTCGTCATCGTTAATCATATACGTATGTTCGCCGTTATAATTAATAAATTCATCTGTTATGTATGCAGAGTCGCCAATATTATAACTAGTACCGTCTCCTGTTAGAATTCTAGCCAATACCACTTTATCTCCAACTTTAAACTTTGCCAAATTTAGTCCCTCTCGTAAAAGTATCGTACAGCGTAGTTATACCCTTTGTCCCAAGTAGCAGCTAACAACTCAGCTAGTGTTTCAACACTAATTGGGCCTTTGTTACAGAAATCCCTTGCTTCTTTTTCAAAGTCGATCATTTGTTAGACCTCTAATTAACATTTCAATTTCAAAAGATGCCGCATTATAACACAAGCCATACCTTTTGTCAAGCAAATTTTAACATGAGTTTGCAAATTAACATAACTAATGTTAGTGTTCAATTAGTGTGTTAGTAAAGACTAGGTTCGCTCTTATCAGGACGCATACGTAAGAAGCTACTAAAACGCAAAGCACCTTCACTAGTAATTTCCTGATACAGAGCTTCAATAATCTGCCCGGTAAGCCTCCCAGCCAACCACTCTACCCAAAGATCAGCCCTCTCGTCATCTGTGAAGCCAGTACCAATCTCAGAGTCAACACCTGGAGCTTCCACCTTAACTGCACCAAGCATACCTTCATACTTACCTGTACCTTCAATAGCGACTTTAATCCTAAAGTCACCTGTATGGAATTCCTTAAACTTAAGCACAGATTTACTTCGCTTGAAATCATAACTACCAGCAACAGCTTTGATCATACAGCCTTCAAAGCCTTCAGCAATACACTTGTCACGATACGTTATTATTTCTTCCCTAGAGAAAGCTACAACATTCTCAAGGTACTTCACATTCTTGAACTCACGCTCACCGATACGTTCAAACAGAGCAGCAAGCTTAAGTCTCCGCTCACCACACTCTTCGTTTGTTCCGCGTTTACCTTGTGATTCAAAGTAGTCAAGCTCTATAATATCCCACACGATGTACTCAAGGTACTTGCGCATCTCTTGCGGCGTAGTTTTACTATCCTTTACCATAGACGAAGCTTGAGTAAACTTGTAGGGCTTATTTGCCTTAACTTTTTCTACAGCTTTCTTGCAGTTAGGGTTTAGTTTGCCACCGTAAATCTCGCCGTCTAACACGAAGTTTGTACCGGGACGTATAGACTTAACCTCTTCGGCAAACGCCTGCATGTTAATAAATTCCATACCTTCTCTTGATAAGAAGGAAACTTTATCATCCTTAACTATGGTGATAACCCGCATACCATCAAGCTTAGGATCAAGGATAACTGGATATACGATGCTATCCCAATGCTCGTCAATAGGAAAGGCCAGCTGAACGTCAAACACAGGGATAAGATCAGGGAAAGCCTTGTTTATAGACTTCTCATCCATTCCTATGTCTAGGTTGCGCTTGAATACTCTTTCAATCCATTTAGCTCCAGCTTCGGTACACTTAGACATTGTGCTTTTGATAAGCTTCTTGGCATCATTAGAGCCTGTCTTATGTTCTCTCAAAAGGTCTAGCAGATTGAAAAGTTCATTTCCCATCTCAGGCTGGATAATATTGTATGTTTCAGGCTTGTCTACCTTGTTTACACGATAAGTTTTGTATCGGTCATACGTGTAGTTGAGCAGCTTCTTAAGATCAGGTGTCTCATTCTCTTTCAACAATCTTATTTTGTCATTTTTACTTGGGGTTGCTGCTATAAGCTCTAGCGTTTTGAATTCCTTCAATTTTAGCCCCTTAAATCCTGCGCCAATTTACTTCCAATTTCTAACCAAGAATCGTCAATCACAATAAGAGCACCAATTAAGGTGCAAACTAAAAATGCACTAGTAACTAACCACATAGCTAGTGCAGTCAAAGTGGCGCTTACTTTTACCAAATCAGACATTACATACCTCCATTACGTGATTTATAAACAGCCACTGATACTTCTGCTGGCATTACCGTTGTTACCATTTGAGGATGAAACGGGTAGCCAAACGTTAATTGCCCAACCCAAAGCTTTCTAGTTTTAATTAGGTCTTCAATATCGTTTTTATCTAGTTCCCAACACGACCACACAGTATCACAATCATCATCACACCTAAGAGCAGGTAAATCTAAATACTCAGGTTGGCTTTCACCTAACACAATGTTGTGCCCTTCAAAAACTACAGGTTTCATTTATACTATCCTCACTGAATAGCCTCTTTCGGCCCATCCTCTTAAAGTTTTATTCACTAACCACAAGTACTTATACGAGTCACTATCTTTATTGTACACCTTAAGCAGTACCTTACTTATACTGTTAGTATACTCTAGTAACTCTTCAGCATTCAACTCTTCTCCCACCTCAAGCATAAATGATGCGGGGTCTACATTCATATTCGTAAGTGATATGATCAGTAGAGAGGTGGTGATAGCTAGATTTTGATTTTCTTTGCAGAGTATTGTTGACATTTATTTTCTGCGTTTTATTAGCGGTTGTTTTGCTTTATCACTATGTAGTGACCAACCTAAGATAAAACTTAGTGGGCCTAGAATCCCTAGCAAAGCAGCAATAAGAACGTCACCGGCTCCTCCTGATTCTACTGATAGGTGGATTGAATTTAATGCGTCTAGTGTACAGCAGTCTCCGTCTTGGTTTGCTTCAAATTTGGTTGGGCGGAACTTTTCGTCGAAGATGGTGTTGATGTTTTCTTTATTTGTTATCATGCTGCCTAGTCCTCACTAGCTTCTTTACTGAAAGGCGCGTACTTAGCTCTAGCTTGTTTAACTGCTTCTATTGCTTCAGATATTGTGTCAAAACGTTTCCTAAATACTACCTCACCATTTACCTGTAAAGCAGCCACATACTTATCTCTACACTTATCATAATATACACCTCTCACCTGGGTTTTGCTTTGTCTAGCAGCCCCGCGCCTGTTTAACATATTATTAGACATGTCAGCTAATCTCAAATTAAGTTTACGATTATTTAGTGGGTTATTATCTTTGTGGTCCACTATAAGCTCTTTAGGTGCCTTAATTAAAAACCTATGCAGATAATCCCGCTTAACCTTGCCGTGCTCTCCATATCTAACTGCTACTCTAGGAACCTCTCCTATTTGCTTACACAAATACCAAGAGTTTATGTTGTTAATTATTTTAGGCACATCTTCAAGGTCCACTATAATAAAATACTTAACTTCGTTTTTGTACACTACAAATTCGGCGTGGTCTTCATACTCTATCCAATTAAAATAACCATCTTTATGCTGCTTCATCATCTAATTCGTCTTCGTCCTCTTCTTCCTTTAAAAGTTCATTACCAAAATCATCACTAAAATCGGCCCAAGAAATTCCACCTTCACATTCTGCTATTATAGGAATATTAACTGGTATTGGTGGCGTTTGTAAATACTTTAAAAGTAGTTCACTAGCCTCTACTTTAAGTTCTTCAGTGGTTTCGCCATAACCCGCATCGTGGCACGGACCTAGCTGTTTAAAGTCATATTCATTTTCCTCTATCCATATTTGAAAATCATACAAAGCTAAAAGTAAGCTGTCACTTGCTGGAGACTGAAAAATGCTATTCACTCCCTGTCTAATTGCTCTAGCTTTAGCTCCTTTATCTTCAGCATTTACTTCTGGTATTCTCCTTTTTCTACCAAAGATAGATACAGAGTAACCGTTCTTTTCAATAAACTTTGTGGTATCATCTATACATTGTTTTACACCACTATACTTTTCAAAGTAGTTATCAAGAATCTGCTGCGCTTGTTCTTCGGTCAGGTCGTCATTAAGCTTGTTACCATTCTCGTCTACACGGTTTCTGTTTTCGATATTAACGCCTTTAGCAAGCGTTTCAGCACCTCCGCCAAATAAACTTAAAAATTGTACGCGCTTCCCAATGCTGTCCCTTTCAAACTTAAACAGTTTCTTTACATCGTTAGGCTCACACTTTATGTATGGGAATAATTCTTTTGTAATACAACCGTGAACATCCATTAAACTATTAAATATATCTTCTAGTCTTTTATCTCCAGAAACTATACACGCATACCGCATCTCTATAGCAGAAAGATCGGCCCCAATTAAAAACCTGCCATCTGGAGCTTTTACCATCTTCTTTACTAATTTAACTAAAGGCAACTTCTCAATAAAATGTGGTTCTCTGGGTCTAGCTGGAAGCTGCTGGTAATTGGGGTCTTTGCAGCTTAAACGTCCGGTCTTGCATCCAATGGGATTATACGTAGGATGAACTCTACCATTAACTACCTTTTTAAGAGTACTATCTACATAAGTAGATTTTATTTTGTTAAGCTCTCCATGGTACTGTAGTGTTTCAAGAAATTCACCCTTTTTTGGAAAATTATAAAACCAATCTTCCAAACACTCACGATCAACAGCAGGTGTTACCTTTTTACCCTCTTCATTCTTTGCCTTAGTATATTTTACAACAGGCAGTCCCATAACTTCATAAAATAAAATTCGTTTATGGTGATTAGAACTAAATAAAAACCCCTTCCACTTTGACTTTGGAAGGATATCTATAGGCTTTTTACGTACAGCATTTTCTTTATCTAATGCTCTCTGATAAGCTATCTTAGTAGCAGCCTTTACTTCAGTAAACTCTCTGAGTTTAGCATCTACTTTTGCTATTTCTTCTTCCAATTGTTTTCTAAGCTGTTCACCATACTCTACGTCTATAGGCCAACCATTAAGCTCCATTTTTGTAAGAAGGTAAACAAATTTATCATTTACCATCTCAAATACTTTAACTTGCTCTTCCTTTACAAGCTCTTCTTTAAAGTGTAGATAGAGCCTAAAGGTAGCGTCAGCGTCACAAAGAGCGTAATCTGTAAGTATTTTAAACGGTATCAGGTCATAGGTGAACTCTGTTTTCTTTATCTTATTTTCAGCGCAGTACCTATCAATCCACCTCTGTAACTCAAACTCATAATCTCCCATGTCAGTAAAGCACATAGCACAATATTTAAGGTCGTTAGGCGTATTTTCATTGCATAGGAAAGCTGCAACCATTGTATCGAAGAAGTTTTTCCTTCGTACAGGTATCCCTAAATGGTGATAAATCCACTTGTTATCATACTTGATGTTGTGCCCAATAAGAAGCTTAGACTCATCACCAAACAATCTTCTAAGGCAGCACTTAATCTTGAAATATTCTTCCTCTGTCCAGAAACCTTGATAGAAGTTTGTTGGTATTAAGTATGCAAACCCCGGCTTGTGACTGAAAGAGAGGCATAGCAACCTACCGCTAGGGTGGTTGAAAGCGAATCCTTTTGTCTCTGTGTCATATGCAAAAGCTTTTACTTTTGATAAGTAATAGTCATACCACTGCTCAAACTTCTGCATTGTATCTACTACTGTGTACTTAGTAGGAAGTTTTACTTTATCGCGCAGTTCAGGGTATTCGCACTCCTCAGCAAGCAGCTTCATGGTTGACGCAATATTATCACCTACAACCGGGTCGTACTTAACCTGTATTGGGTTTTGTATAGGCACAACCTTCTGTTTGGGATAAACGTCACTGTAAAGTGCTTTGCCGACATATTTCTGTATACCTTTCCAGCCTACCACTTTATTAAAAGCTTCTGCTCCTACTGGAACCAACACATTAAAGCAGCAAGTAGTTATAACTTCATGTACATAATCAGCTTTTTCTTTAAACTGTGAAGCTTTAGGTTTTCCGTACATATCAGCAAGGTTGAGCACTGATATGTCGTTCATATTAAACCCAGCCTCAAGGAAATACTTAAGCGTAAGGCCTAAACCTTCAAACGTAACCTTACCCTCATAAAGCCAGTTATTAGTCTGCGCTGAATCAAAAATTATACATATTTTATTTGATGGTGCTATTCTGGCAAGTACAGGCATTAAATTATTTCCTATATAACATGTGTGTGGTGACAAACACCACTCACCATAGCGTCATCTCTACCGCAAACTTTACACCGAATAGGAACTTCCTCAGAGTTTAAGCATTCCCTAAGCAAATCAAATACGTTGTTTTCTAACCGCTTAAAGCCTTTTACTTCCCCCGTATGCTCTTCACCAAACTGCGTCTTTTCATCAAAATATTCAAACTTGTAATTACCTACACGGTGGTTGCCTGTACCGTCGTTACATATTGCCATTTCACCTATAGTTGACTTATGCTCTTCATCACCGTAAGGCCATAATTCAATATTTATTTTTATCATTATCCGTTCTCCACATTCAGCCCACAGTACCACTTAGCGTTTTCGTTAAGCCTTCTGTATTCGTAACAAAGATCACCATTAAAGTTACTACTATGGTGAGAAAAATCCCAACCTTCTACTTCTGGTGGAGCGCTGTGCATGAAGTCTGTAAACTTAGTATCCATAGCTTTTATCCACCTAAACGTGTGCCACCACTTCTTATTAGGCCACTTATACTCAACAGAAATGGTTTCATACTTAAACCACCAATTGAACGCTGAACACTTCTCACCACGACAAAATCCACCCGAAGGACATATTGTTGTTTCTATTTTATCTTTATGAATAAGTTTCATTTCTTAACCTTCCACACAACCTTAACTACTTCTTGCTTTTCTACTTCAGGGCATTCTACTTCTTCACCCCAATCTTCCCAACTGTAGTACCAATCTGTAAAAGGGCTACCGCTTCTATGCAAATCTAGCCTGAAGTGTGAGTATCCGTTAGTAAAAATAACAGTACTCCTTTCGTACTTGCCGTCAGAAATATAGTCTCCATCTTCTACTATTCTAAGGTTATCTGTTTCTTCTTCCCGCACCAGTTCTTTAAGTTCTTTAGCTTTGAATTTCATATATACTCCTTCATCCTAACCACATGTCTCTCCACAATCTTATTCTGTTCTCTATCGCTGTAGATGCCGTTGCTTATTCTATGTGCATAACTCCAGTCACAAATTATTCTTATAGCTTCAGATACTTTTTCATGGTTAAGCACAACTTCAGCGTTTAGTTAGATTTGGTGAAAGAACCCTCATATATCTGAAGCTTATCCTTAATTTTCATAGTTAGCCTTGACAAGATTATAAAGGTCTACAATACTCTCAAGCTTCACATTCTCTTCACCAATCTTTACACTTCCCTCTTTATACTTAGTCCCAAAATCAAGGTCAAACATCCAGTACGAAATCCAGCTACATTCGGTGTCTTTACACACATATTCAAGGAAATTTAAAAATTCAGAAAATACTGGCTCACTAAACTCTATGTAATCTCGGCTAATACCAAGCGCCTTGTTAATTCCATCGTCTTTCTCTAGCTGTGCTTTCAGTGCGTTGATACATTTTTCGAATTGTTGGAATGGTATCATATTTGCTCCGTTTTCAAAATGTTATATGGGCCTCTAACACTAACTATAAAGTGGCTTGCAGCATCTAAAGCCTTTTCTATTCTTTCTTCAGGGCTTAGTGCTATATCTTGTGTGGTGAATAAGCTGCCCAAAGCTACTTCATATCCTGAGCCTACCGCAGCGTATGGCTCTCTATTTAGTACACTGTAATCGCTCTGTACCTCCCACAGCCTATCTCCATACCCAACTAGAAAATTACCACCAATTTCACACCAAGTATCTTTTGTTTTATTAAAGCCGCCGTCTTTCAACGCTTGTCTAACTTTGTTAATAAAGGTAGTACGCATGTACCTATCCATATCGTCATTATAATATGGCTTAGGTGGATCAAAAGAGAATTCAAGAATGTCAAGCATCCTGAAGCTAGTAGTACCTCCTATAACAAACTTGCCAACTCTAAACACTTTAGAGTGATCTGTAGGATGACCATAATGGCCGTTAGAGCCGAAAGTGTCACCGCCGATGTAAACTGAACTTTTATCCAATAATCCTATTATACAAGTCATGCAGCGTCCTCAAAGTTACTTTTAAGTAACTGTTCTTTATACCACTCAGGAAAACCTTTTGTCGCAGTTCCCACTATCTCCCGCTTAAATTCGTTGTACAAAAATTCCTTTATATTTTCTTTCTCCTCATGCTCAATATCCCGGTGTATCTCTACTATAAGCTTGCCAATATCTTTAGGAGAACTTTCTATATCTCCAACTTCTTTCAGGTGTTGTATCGCTTTTTGCCACCTAGCTTCTGTACAAAAGCTTTCTTTGAAGGTTTCAAACTTACCTTTGGTGGTGTTTTCTTTGCCCCAGTTATTTCTGTGTACTTCTTTGAATGCCTCTGACACAAACTTACCAGCCATAATAGGTATTGGCTGACCTCCAAGGAGAAATTGCTGTGAGTAGTTTTTAACTACCACACCTTCTATTTTAGCACCACCTAGTATACTATCTCTCTCCAGAAGTCCTTTTAAGAAGTCAGGTGAAGATATATTTCCTCTGTAAATAACTGGAACAGATTCAATATCAAATTTGTCTGCCCAATACTCTAAGTTGTCTTCAAACGATGCGTCCAAATTCATAATGCCAAACAGTATAAGATGATTTTTAGGGACGCGACTATAGGTTAACACGTTATGCTTTGGTCTTTGCAAGTACTCAGCGTAAAAGAACTTGTTATCTGGTAGTTTGTGCTCAATTGATTTAACGTAGTCAACCCCAGCAGAAAACATTTTTTCTGGGCTTAGTAAGTTAAGCTGCTGGCCCTTACTTCTTACTATAAGTTCTCCATTAACTTTGCCGAAACCAAATTGTGAGCCGTCTACCTTTTCAGTAACCTCAACGTCATTCTTAAAAATATCTTTGATGTACGTGGTGCCTATTGCAAAAATCTTAGGAAATGCTCCTATCAAAACTTCCTCCTATTATCTATCGCCCATTGAATTTCTTCTCTATTTAAATCGCCTAAGTCTTGGTACACAGCTTTCTGCTTAGCCAAAGTAGCCAAAGGGTCAAGCTGCAACCTGTCTGTGTTTGCTACTGAAACCTCAAACCAATCACTTAAGAATCTACATATACCCATCTTTAATATTTCGCTATTAGCTGTTGGATTACCGTACAAAACTAGCTCTCCAGCTTTATCCTTGTCGGGGAAGACAACTACCTCAGTTATACCTAAAGACATTAGCATTAGCGCTTTATGCTGACTGAAATTATTAGCTCCGAAATAAGTTAAAGTAGGAAAGCCGTGGTTAATTCCATTTGCAGCGTGAAATGCTCCTTCGCCAAGTATTACATAATTAAAACCTTTTTCTTTTATCAAGTTTTTAGTAACGTCGAATGGCCAAAGCCAATCATGCTGACAGCTAGAGTTAAAATTACGCTTATACTTTGGGTTTTCTTTTGTTACATCAGCGTTGTTTAACAGCCTACCGTCTATACCTATTATTTTTCCGTCTAGTATTATAGGAAAGCACAGTCTACCAGCGTATCTACCCCTCTCCACGATAACTGCGTTAAGCTTTTTGTATGTTTCTACGCTGATGTTCCTGAAAGGCTCTGTTACTGGTTTACCAAACGGTATGATCACGCTTTTACTGACAGGAGTTACGATGTTGAAGTCATAACTTTGTAGTTTTTTTAGTTTACCTCTCAACTCAAGACATTTATATTCCAGTTCATCCAGGTCTTCCCCAAGCAGCCATTTGGTCAACTTGGCAGTGTTCATAGACAGGCCACAAGAAAAGCAATGGCTCTCTAAATTATCTATGTTTATGTTAAAGCTTTCAATACTATCAGAACCGTCTTGGTGGTTTATAGCATTTGGGCAGCGGATACTAATTTCTCCGCCGCCCCTCACTACATAATCTATGTTTTTACTTTCTAGCAGCCCAGTAACATCAAGCATCCCAAGCGTTCCTAATTAACGCGGCCTCTTCAAGTGTCTTAGCTCTGCCTAAATATTTCCTCACGGTTCCGCTTGAGTAAATATAGTAGCACTTTTCACGCTCAACCCAATACACACCAGGTATTTTTACTTTATTGTTATAGTTTATCCTGCTTCTATTTAATGAATTTATCGACTGGTTAGTTATTCTAAGGTTAGACTTGCGGTTGTCTAGTGTATCCCCGTTTATATGGTCAACCACCGCGCAGTCCCAGTCTTTATTAGCTCCCAGTACGAATCTGTGCATTAATATACCAATTTTGCTGCCGTTCTCTACCCCTAAAGTTGCTCTAGCATAATATTTAGCATTATACTCGTCCTGCTTATTTAACACTGTATTTTGCATATTAAGATGCCCAGTGTAACGGTGACTTACTACTTTGTCTAGGTCTTCAATGTCAACTTTAGCGTATCTAATAATATGCTTTTTCCTGACAAGTTTTATAAATGCTACGTCACCTTCTATATGGTGTAAGTTGCTACCCATCTTATACTTCTTGTTTCTAAACTACCATAATAAATTGGTTGCTATGCAGCCAAAAGTCTTTGTCATCTCCACAAACCAGCACGTCAGTACTAACTAACACGTCGCTGTTGTACGTCAGTATCTCAATGTCTTTATCATTTGAGTCATCGTGCATCACATTTATTCTAGTCGTCATCTATTTCTCCATCAGGCAATCGCCATGTGTATTATAAAGATCGTAAGCACATATACATGTGGGCATATCAAAACATGTATCGCAGGTAAACTCTAAAATGTCACCGTCGTCTATATACCCATACCGTATGGCTCTTTTTATAGCTTCTTCGCGTATATTCATCAGTCACCAACCCTTTTCACCCAAGATACCTCACCACACCCAGTACACCACGACGCCTTCACCAACAGTTCTATTTCTTCTCCCATCTCAGTATCAACAAAAAACACATCACGCTCAGTGTAGCACATTTCTGTTTGGCACAAGGGGCAGATCATCTGGTAAAACCTCCTAATTAATGTCAGAAAAACATGGTATATTGTGCTCTGTATTAAATGTCGGGTTAGTACAGCTCATGTTGTTGTTAAAATCACAGCAGTAGCTGCTGCATATTCTTATGTTTTGTTTCTCTTCAAGCAAATCTACCAACGAATTTCTAGTTCCGTCGAAACATTCCCACTCTTTAAACTCAGCGCTCTTTTTAGTAGTGTCTGAGCACTTAGCTAGGATGTTATAGTATTCGCCGTAGTTAAGGAAACCAAGCTGTCGCATGGCAAGTTGCAGTGCAATATCTCTTTCAGTCATTAAAGCTCCAAAACAATCTTAACTGGTGTTGCTTCTTCATTTTCCCATTTGATTTCTGGGAACAATTCTCTGAAATAAGTTGGCAGCTCTATAAAATAATCAGTATTGCTGTCATAAATCATTTCTTCTGGTAAGACCCATTCGTTCTTTGCTTTGATAAGCTTTTCGGTAGCCAACACCAACGTACCGTCTTCGTCTCTTGCTAGCCACATTTTAAACCTCCCAATCAATTTCTTCACCGCAATTAGGACAGTAATTAAACCGCTGCATTATATATATATTCGTCTTCACAACCAGGACAACGAAACCACTTACACCATGCCTCGTCCATACCTACGTCATGCTCCTCAGTTATAGTTACCATCTATTTACCTTTAGCCAGTTTATCTCTAAGCTCTTTCATAGTCTTACTTATGTTGCTGTCCATAAACTCCAACACAGTTGCCGTTAGTGGCATGTCATACCTTTTCCTAAACTTTTCTGGAGTCATACTACTGGAAAGGATAGTACTCTTACCGTTCACCGATCTTTTTTGAACAAATGCGTTTAGGTGGGAACTCACGAATCCTGTCTCCTTACGTGCGTATTCACTTCCTACAAAGTAAAGTACGGCTAAGTCTACTGTTTCCAATTTATTTAGTTTCTCACTGCGCTCAAAGGTTGTGACCTCTTCCATGAATGCTGGCATGTCCAGCATATAACATTTAAAGTTTTCTCTTACAGCTTTTTTTACCACTTCAGTTGCTGCGATCAAAGCATTTTCTTCAATACCTGAGTAGAAATAGAGTGTATCGCCACCTCCTATAAACCCTTCGACATTCTGTTGAACATAGTTGTAAGTTTTCTGAGACTCCAGTTTTCCTATAGGTATGCTCTCTGACATATACTTAACAGGCACACCGGCTATTCGATACATCTTCTGTAGTAAAGTAACCTCTGAATCCATTTTCATCCTATTCCACAAGTGATCATTGTACTGCCTGTTAATCTCTGCCAACTGTGCTGTTGCTAGTCCAAAATCAGAAAAGTTTTTGAGTATTATCAGCATCCACTGCGGCGGCAACAACAGGTGTGACCTGAACCTGTACCAATCTTCAATTGTGTATTTTGGGTCAACTATCGCTAACGGATTTACTCTCATTTTCCATCATTTCTTTAACTGAGTCTTTATTGCGTCGATAAAACAACATGAGTTCGTCTTCCTCTTTTTGTTCAGCGTCTTTTATCTTGACACAAGATAAGCAATAATCTTTATACTTGTAGTCAGCTTTGCGCCAAGGGTCTTCAAAGCAGTAATACAGTCTACGTTCAAAAACTACCCCACATCTTTCACAAATTTTAATGCCCAGCTTTTTCATCAGCCAATTTTTCATTTCTTATCCTTTGCCTTAGCTTTCTTCCCGGCCATAAGCTTAGCCTTGTGTTCCTCTGACATGACCCTCGTCTTAGCTTTCTTGGTTTTCTTAAAGGGCATATATAGGTAAAGGGGGCAATATTTTCCTTGACAATCGTATCCACCCTCACTACCCTCGTAACCACCGCAGCATTGATAGCACATGGCCAGCATTGCTTCTGCTCTGGTTATCTCTTTGCCTTTTAGAAAGTCTAGTAGTTCATTTTTACCTTTACGTAACGGCCAATTTTCCTCTACTTCTTTCAGCAACGTAACATGTGTTTTCATAAGACCTCAATAACATTTAAAAGATGGCGCATTATACCACGTAGATTATAAAATGTCAAGCAAAATTTCATTTGGCTGTAATTTTAAGCTGTCTCATAATGAGAAGCAGTATCTATAACCAGCACAATTACTAATATTGACCACCAGTTAGGATTGTTCCAAATTACGCCTGTGTTAGCAAGTAAAACCCCTAAGACAAGATAACCGATATACTTTACTATAGTTGCTAATTTAATGGTGTACGTCATGATGATCCTTCCATTCCCGATCCTTAAGTTTCTCCAAAATCTCATCAATATGAACTGGCCGATAGTTCCACGCATCTACACCAACGTCAGTTGACCTTCCCCAATCAGGCGCAGCGCCGTGGGAATGCCCGTAGAGGTGGTATGAACCGTAGTGACTTTTGTTCCAATACCTGTGTGCAAAATGACTAAGCCAGAAGTACAGGTCATTTACTTTAAGGCCGAAAACATCTTTGACCCAAATAAACCCAGCCTTCTCTACCCATTTAGACTGGTCGTGGTTTCCTTTGATAAGATAGTGCTGCCCGTTCAGCCTTGGCAATACTAGCTCAGGGTGTTTCCAGGCAAAGTCTCCAATGTGGTAGACTTTATCGCCACACTTTACTTCATTGTTGTGGTTAGCTATCAGCGTTTCAGTCATGTCTTCCGGGGAAAAGAACGGGCGGTCATTGTATCTAATAACGTGACCGTGAAAGTAGTGCTCGTCTGCTGTGAATAAAATGTTACTCATTGTAGAGTTTCACCTCCCCTGCTCCGTAAATCACATAACCAACTTCAACCCAGTTATCTACTGCAGGTTCAAATATTAACACTACGTTATCACCAAGCCCATGTTCACGCAGCGTACCTAACAGTGCGTATAAATCGTTTACGGTAGGTCCAACGAAAGAACCTCGCATTGTTCTTCCTCCCTTAAATATTTCTCGTTGACAATTGGACAATCATCACAAGCCCATTCGTATGGGTGATCACAGTCAAACTCTCCCCAGTAATCTCTATATCCGCCGCAGCCTCTTTCCAGTATTTCTTTGTACTTTTTTGTTCCCACTTTTGGGGGACTTTTGTACATCTCTAACCTCCCTTTTTTTAGGTACTAAGGGTTCAATGTATTCCGGCGCTCCGTATTTCTCTACATATAAAGGCTCTACCTTTTCAGCGCGTATTGCGTTGAAATGCTTCTTGTACTCAATACAGTTCTTCTTGGTATTTTTTGGGCAAAGATAAAGGCATACCAAAAAGCTGCGCTGAGCGAGTTTCTTTGGACAGAACATGGCTAGGCTCATGTTAACTCCCAAAACTAAAGCTTTTAAACCTGCTATACTGAAATTCAGTCAACAATTTAAAAGATTTAAGTGGTTTATTTGGTACAGTTAGGTACGTTCTGAACTTACCGAAATTAACTGTAACTGTACCTAATGTTTTATCGTCTTCGTCTTGTTTGAAATTCATATACAAATCCACCGCATTTTCTAATGATTTCGAGAACTTAAGCTCTTCGTTTTTATCATTAAATTGTACTGGGGTCACTACATAACACTTCTTTCCTTGTTCCTTAGCAAACAGTTTTAGACGTTCACTGTACAAAATTGGCACTTTCCAGTCTGGAGTATTTTTATCAACAAAACCTCTAGGGATTAGCGTGAGATAATCCACTGTAAACTTTCTAACATTTTTAGTATCTCGCAAAAGCCGCATCTTTATCATTAACTCATCAAAGTTGCAACTCTCATCAAAAATATAAAAAGTATTTTTCCTTCTGGTATACGTGTTAGTAGCTATTTCGTTAAAACTTTCATCAGATTCTAAGTGTGAGGCTAGCGTAAATTTATTAGCCTCTTCCCTAGTAATATCATAATGAAAGTACAGCTCAGCTTCACGTTTCCTAAGCACTTCTTCAGGTTTAAGTGCATCTGAGATTATATTGCCAACGTCTATTTCTGCTAAGTTAGAAATTATTCGCGCATAAATTTCTTCTCTACTCAACTCAAAAGAGAAATACGCCACAGACCCTTCGTAGTTTAAATAGTGGTAAATATCAAATTGTAAGGCAAGATTGCTCTTTCCCTTACCACTTCCGGCCCCCAAAATTGTCAAACCACCTTCGATAAGTGGCCCTCTTTCGTCAAGCTCTGGGATACCTACTTTTCTAAATACGTATTTAACCTTTTGCCCCATGAGGTTAACTGAATCGCTATCCTCAAGTTTATGTGTAGTGTTTACAAAAACATCCTCATACATCCCCCTAACTTCACCCAAAGCGCCATTAATATCTTTGCTCTGCACAGCGCTGATAAGCTTATCTGCCTTACTAGTTATCAGCCTGAACTTATAGAAATTATCAAGCTCAGTCAAAAGATCACTAAAGCTTACCTCACCAATATCCCTTGTCTTAAGTTGGTCTATCATCCCAGACATAAACTCAGCTTTATCTGCGGTCTTACAGAGAGAAACTACCACTTGTTTAAGGTAGTCAAAACCTATCCATTGATCTTTGTCTATGTAGTGGTTTCTTACTATGATGAATAGCTTTTGCAGATCACCATTACCAAATTTAATTGGGTCAATATTGGACAAAGCTTCAGCGTCTTTATCAGACACAAGCTTGGCCAGTATGTTCATCTCACATTGCGGATTATTCAAAGCGACTCCTGAAAATTTTTGGTGGCGGCGGCAGGGCTTTCACCTACATTGTCCTCCCTAATCTGTACACCGATATGTATTACGGTAGAGCGCCGATTATCCGGCCACACCGCCAGATGTTAAACTATCTTTTGTAATGATAACATATAAACTCAGTTTCTTCGTTATAATTTAACTGCTCATACAATTCAATTATATGCCTAGTGCAGACACCACAATCATTATTGCTGCACTCTATTAGTGAACACTTAACAATTGTCATAGATCATTGTCCCTTTCGCATTCTCTACAAGCTTTCTCATACCCAGCGTCAAAGCCTTCGTTATATCCTTCGTATTTGCCGTCCATATACCCTCCATCATAACCATCATCATACCCAGAGTTTTCGTTATCGTGCATACCCTGGTTATACCCGTCGTTATACGCCTCTTCATTCGCGCTTTCCCTGCCGCGATCAAACTCATAATCAACACAGTTAGAACAAGGCATAACACCAAATTTAATACCGAAACAGTCACTTCTATTTGTTATCTCAAGCTCTTCCCCACAACTATCACAAACAGCTTCTATAAAAATCATATCGCTGTTACCTCATCTAATTCTTGGTCATCAACGTATACGTCAGTCTCTCTAACAGAAATCATTATTTCATTCTCATCAACACTACTATTTGCGTACCCATTTAGTCTAATATGACCGTAACCTTCTATAAAACTATCGTAAGGATTGTGAGCCATGTACTCAGCAATATTTAACACATGACCTTTAATTAGATCATCGTCGTGTTGATAAACTTTATGAATATACCTCTCATAATCAGCCATAAATTCACCATCAAATTTATCTGTATCTATTTCTATTTCATGCTCAGTTGTGATTGTTGTTGCTACTTTAAATTTTCTTATCATTTAAGGCTCCCATGTTTTATCTTCTAAAAGTGCTTTAGCTTTTAAGTATTGCATAGTAATTTCAACAATATATGGTTCTTTTCTTTTACTGGCTGCGCGGCGGTTTCTTTTTATTTTTCTTGCGTTAATCCTTTGTTTACACTTGCTTATTGATTTATACGGATTTCTAGGCATAAACACCAGTCCTCACGGCAGGTTGCTCCAATCTAAAATAAAGTATTCACAATACTTACCTTCTTCGTAAAACGTGGCGTAAGACTGTAATCCTGAAGGAAAGGCTGTGAAGCGGTAGCACTTACTTTTCCTTTCACAGTTGACTCCGTTGGCGCACATGCTTATATCTGGCATCTAAGACCTCATCTCATTAAAGTGTGGCGAATTATACCACAGCCATTTGTTTTTGTCAATCTTTTTCTGCCGCTTTATAGATTTCTACAACCCCAGCACCCAAATTTTTACCTTTAAGTTGTACAAGATGCCCTCTAAATATTATTTTATCGCCGCCACTAAGTAGTATTTGTTTCCATTCCTTAGTGGTGACTCTTTGGGTATACTCCTCAAATACCCAATGTCCATCGTTAAGGATACTCATAGTTAATCCTCCTTGTACTCAAGCTCCACCACAGGAGCGCCCAAAGCCTTAAGCCCAGCACTATGTATTTTATTACTTATAAATGCCTCTACTTCACCCTTAGCTTGTCCTACAGTCTTCTCCATCTTCTCATCAAAAGACTTTGCCATAAACTCAAGGCTAGACCCAATTTCCATGTTAAGGTGGTGCAGATGCCCAAGCAACTGTGATCTTTCATCCTTCTTGATAGTTCCGCCAGTCTTAAGTATCTCTTCAGCCTTTGCTATGAGCTTTTTGCTTCGTTCATTAGTAGCCCTTACCTGTTGTACAAACTCTTCGTGATACTCTTCCGTAACAGTAGTTCCAGCTGGAATATCAGGCACTCCTTCCCCGTTAAATCGCTCTATGGTACAAGGTACTCCGTCACCAACATTCATAGATGTAAGAAGTTCCCCAAGCTGAACACCTGAGATACTAATTTTTATAAGTTCATCCCCGCCAAAGTACCAATCCCTTGAAAGGCTATGTTCTTTTTTCGCCCTCTTTATCGTCAGAGATATGTAGTTGCCATGCTTTACCGACGAACCAAAAAGGTTCATCCCTGGACTACAAGTGGTACGACACAACCCAACAAGACCGTAAGCAGGATGACTTTCAGTGTACCCGCTACTCCCGGTAACTGTTTTGTACTCACGCGTAGGCTCTTCAGTCCTTTTCATGGTCTTCCTCCATCAAACTTATTATATTGAACCCCTGTAGAATAGCACTTACCACGTTCTGATTGTCTTCTATTAGCTTCTTAGTTGACAGCATTGCATCTTTTGTTTCTCTGGCGAAGTTGTAACCTTTACCAAGATCAACAATGTCTCCAGACTTAAGCTTGTCCATCTTGCTATAGTATAGATTTAGAAACTTTTCAATCTCAGCGTGTTCTACTTCACAGATGTACTTGTCGTAGCTTATGTTACCGATAACCTTCATTTAGTCCTCCACTAACTCGTTAGGTCTTCTAAATACGTTAACATTCCCGTTAATACTACAAGAATAATATTGGTCTGTTACGGGAAGCTTACCTTTAGGCAAACTTACAGCCTTTGTTAAAGCTTGCTTATAGAGCTTTAACTCAGCTTCTAACTCAAGGTAAGACTTACACGCGCCGTTGTTTCCATCTGGGATCATACAGTCTGGTAACGTAGCAGCCATTTAACCTCCAGTCCCAATTTCAAATCCCATTTTCTTATACCACTTAGTCCGATTATACTTAAACGCTGCTGCCAAACTCCCACCATCAACGAGGTCAAACACTATAGGTTTAGGCTTACCTTCGCACTTCCGCAGTACGCGCCCCACCCACTGTACAACGTTAGTTTCATTGTTGGTAGGTGTTGCAATCACCAAAACATCTAGTGAAGGTAGATCAACCCCCTTCGAACACTTATTTGCGCTTATGATAACATCAATTTCACCAGCAGCAAGACGTTCCTTCAACTCCAAGTCTTGCTTTAAAGTTGTACTTCCAGCGTAAACAAAAGGTTTACAGAAGTCCTTACTTTCTTCACACAACACTTTAAGCTGCTCTACCCTTGGAGCTATGACCAAAATTTTACGGTTAAGTTCAGTGCCCTTCTTAATTATAGAAATAATCAGGGCATTTCTCTGTTCGTTAAAAGCTAGGTCAGTAAGGATGGTAGTGTAGTCGTCTGGTGATGAACTGCAAAAATTAACCCCAGTTTGTACAAAGTTTATCTTTGGTATCAGCTTATTCTCATCGTACATTTCAACCGCAATCGGGCCTATTAAATCTACTAGAAGGTCACGCTCATAGTTCTTCCTAAATATAGTTGCAGATATACCACAGCGATAATAGGAGTTAATAGAAAGCAGTACCTTTTTCCACGACTCAGCGGCTGAAATGTGAGTCTCATCGGTGATAACTAGTCCAAATTCCTCAGATATTTTTTCTAACAGCGTTGCATTTTTATTCAGCAGTTGAAATGTAGCACAACATACGTCAGCAAATTCAGTATCCTTAGAAGATACTATCTGAACTTTTTTGCCCCAAACTCCGTTGAACGCTGCTTCCCACTGTCCCTGCAAACTTCCCATATCGCATAGCACCAAAACTTTACAGCCGAAATGCCCTGCGACATAAGTCGTTACGCTGGTCTTTCCACTTCCAGTTTCTCCCTGCAACATTCCGTATTGATTCTCTTTAAGATATTCTACAAATTCGTGCGCCGGTACAACTTGATAATCTCTGAGGTTGAAAGTGTCTTTTAAAGTAAAAGGTTCTTTTAAAGGTTTTCCTTTGGTTCGCTTATCAACTATATCAGTGCCTAGAATATCAGCTACTTTTTGAAGCTTGACTGTGTTAGGTGGAAGTAAAAGTTTACCTCCTTTGTACTGAAAGTTGGTAAGGACAGTTGACCCATCTTTTGAAGTGTAAGAATACATTTGGCAAATTTCAAGCAAGTGCTCTTTCGGCACATTCTCTATCTCTGCCATATTCCTAAGAACTATACTCATTTACTCTTTTTCTCCAGTTCATTCACAAAAAAGCAAAATATAACCGTATGTAGTACAGCACAGAACATATTAAATAGGCTCTGTGACAGGCTGAAAGTAAAAGCGTTCCAATAGATAAAAATAAAGTTATAAGCTATCCAAAAATCTACACTACCGAACATTAATTTCTCCTTTAGTAACAAAACCAGTAACCGCAGCCTGGAGTCATACAAACAATTCCGCCACCTTCCCACATTTCCTTAGCACGTACTGAGCGCTTACCACAATCAGGACACATGTCGTAACTTTTATGCCGCTCTGGAAATCGTTTCACCTTTATCTCCTCTTAGTTCACCATTCTCGTCAAACCCAATCTTCTCTCTCACATAATTCCTAAACTGCTTAGCGATTACATCACCGTAATCATGGCTCAACATTCGTTTTGCGAATCGGTCACTTTCCTTTATCATCTTAGGATAGTCTTTAAGCAACATACGCCAGTACTGATTATCTCCTTTGAATTGAGCCACAAATTCTGCTACCACGCTGACCTCCAGATCATTTCAAGTTATTGTCACTTTGCCACTTGATAAATTTGTCACAAAAATCATGGCAGCTAGTTTTCCTCCCAGCTGACCAAGAATCTCTACAACCTACACATGGATTGTCCATCACCATTTCCTGTTTAAGTTTAGTCGTCGTCGTCACCACAATTAACTTTGTATGCTAAACCTTTAGCTTTGTCTATTACGCCTTCAAGTAGATACTTAAATAAGAGTCTTTGTAGTTTATCGTTGTCACCAATAAGTTCTTCCAGTTCAGTCCTAATTACATAGCGCAAGTCCTCTCTACATATATCCGCAACTTTACGCTCTAAAACTTCATGCACACCATTGTTAGAATTTAAATCTCCATACATCCTAATAGCTTGTTCTTTGCCCTTTTCTACCATAGCCTCAAAATGTGAGTCACTGACAGCGGCCTTAATGATAACTTCACGTATTTTTTCTGTCACTATATCAGCTACGCGCTGAATATCACCTTCGTTCAGTTCTACTTTCATAATATCACCATTTCCTATACATAATATAGATTAGATACAGCGCACTAACTGTCGCAGTACCATAGAAAAGTAGTTTAACGGCTAAGTGCGCTGTACTCATTTACTCAATCCCCGTTAACGCTCTGTTTATAGATATAAGACAGCCTTCACAAAGCTTTGGTGTATTGTGTTCTACGCAGCAACCAGAAACTTCTTTCAGCGTGGCTCTAAGTTGTTGGTTATTTTCAAAAAGTTTCTCAAGCACCAACGAAACTTTGCTCAGAATGCTTCCAGAATTAAATATCAACGCCTCTTCTGACTCGGGAGTTACCACACCCGCAAGAGTGGCAACCTTTCGTAACATCATAGCTTCATACATAGTTGTCTCCTAATAATAGCTTTTACTTGTAAACAATTTAATAGGCTTACGAATAATACAGTTTCTACCTAGTCTGCTCAAGTCTCTCCAGTGGTAATCTTCACATGTAGACATTAACCCCGAATACCCACCAGGAGAGCCGTCGTTTTGTAAAAACCCAATGTACAGTATAGAGTCATGGTAAGGGTTTCCTTCAAAATTTGAAACTTGAACTCTATAATAGGTTTGCTCTTCCCACCCATACTCTGGTGATTCTAGTCGCATATTCACCTCTTTTTGGTAGAATCCACGATACAACGAAGCATCTCACACTTCTGCCTAAGCGCCTCAGCATCTGCCTTCAGCATGTCAAGTTCAAAGTCTTTTTCGATAATGGCAGACTTAAGCCTAACAACGTCTTCATGATCATCTACATGCTGTTCTACAGATTTATCTGTCACTTTATCCGTAGCAGCTTTCCTGAAGGCTACCCCAACGCTGGCTTTGGTCTGTTTAAGTTCGGCCTGAAGATCGGCCAAATCTTTGCTACACTTAGCTACAGCAGTACTAGCCTTGTGCTGAGCCAAAGCCTGATCCAAAAACTCCTGAAGGAAAACCTTCATGTCTTGGTCTACGTTGATCGTCAAAACCTGTTCGATAGTTTTTGTGCTCATGGCTGTCTCCTTTTGATTGTTATTTCAACTTCAGTTGGTTCAAAGTCTTCCCACTTCACTTCTGGAAATGCGTAGGTAAACCCAAGGCTCACAAAATCGGCGTCAAAGTTAATCCAACATGTGTCGTCCTTATCAGGTTTATCAAGGTATAAACAAAGTTCCCCACACTTATCTCTAGCTAGCCACATATTAATAGTACCACCCTTCTACCCTGTTAAATATCTCGGACAGCTTAAGCTCTTTAACAGGAGTTTCAGAAATATCATTACTACATCCTTTAAAATACTTCTCAACCCTGCCCTTAAAAGCCCGTACATCCTTCGCTATAGAAGGTGGGTAAGCGTTGCCAGAGCCTTTTTCAGCCCTACCCATAGCGATAGACCAAGCTTTATCCTTGTCAAACTTATCAGACTTAGCGCAAACCGAATACCCAAACTTAACTGTGTCTTTGTTCCCGTTATTGAATGCCACCAACAACCCAGCCTTAGCGCGATTACCATTTCTGTTCCTGTAGATATACTGGGTGATTACCGTTAGCGGGTACGTACATTCAGCTTTAACCACTTGCTCTTCCTCCTCGTTAAAATTAGGTTCTATTAGAATCCAACCGAACTCTCTCCAATCAACAAAGTAATCAGTATTATACCATTCTGCGCCTAACCAGTATAATTCACCGTCAGCTCTAAATACCAACACGTCGTCAGCCTTGCCCCAAGTCTTATGTTTAATGCCTTTACATTTCCTATCCCTTAAGAGTGCCTTAGCGTGCTCAAAACTATACTCTTTCAATTTAAATACCCTCCATTTTCCCCATCCACAGCCCCACCACCACCACCACCACCACCAGACAAGAAGGTTTGTGTGCCTGTTTCCTCGTCAAACCTAGCCATAAGAGATACAACAGTGTCAAAAATATCTTTGTCTGATCCGTAGCCACCTACAACAGTATCTATCTGCTCTGGACTACACAGCCCAACTACCATCAGTACTTTAGAGTCCTGTTCCATCATCTTATTAAGTAAATTATTAACCTCTATTTTTACTTCATCGAATGTCATACATCCTCCTCTTCAGGCGCTCCGTCAGGTGTTAAAGGTTCCTTTGGGGTGAAGTGTTCCACCATCTTTTCATAAGCTTTTTCCCAAGTAGGTGCTATAAACAAGCCGCCAGTGTTGAAATACATGCTACATTTTGTCTCGTATATTTCTCCGTGTGACTCTGTTAGCTCATAAGATAAAGCTATGTAGTTCTCATTTTTACCCGCAGCAAACTCCCTAAGCTTCTCTCTAGCCTCATTAAATGTCATGTTTATCTCCAGTAAAATCTTTTGTGCAGTAGTCTATACAGTATCCGCCGTACCATAAACTTACTTCTATGTAGTTGCTATTATACGCGTCAACCTTAATACTTAGCTTATCAATTTCCTTCTGAACTAAACTAATCACATCTACCTCATCCGTATTATACATATTTATCTCCTTATACTTGCGTTTTTACTTGCCCAACGGTCTAACGTCTCTATAGCATCACATAATCTTGGGTCAATCTGGGCGCTTCTTATGTGCCTCATCTCGTAGTTAATACTGGCCAAGACACAAGCTTCTCTAAGCTCGGACGGAGTGAACCTAGCCTGCTCAATTAAGCTCTCAAGCATAGATACCAGATGATGATACTCAGGATCGTTCATATACTTTTCTTTAGGTGTTTTCACAAAAGCTCCTATATCGCCTGATAGTATCTATACTCACTAGCGTACTCATACACTTTGCTCACGTAGTCTTTGCTAATAACACCCTTTCGATAGTTGCCTATTCCAGAGTTATAAATCTGTAACCCTTTCTTAAGCTTTACCTCATGGATATGTTTAGCAAGAATCCACGCACCACACTGAACGTTCACAGACGGCTCGTACTTATTCGACACCTTAAACTCTTCCTTCCAGGCATCGAAGTCAACCTGTGCCAGCCCAGCAGCATTTGTTTTACTGACAGCAAAGACGTTGAACCCGCTCTCATGCTCTACAAGCCCTACAAGAATATCTAAAGGTACTTTATGCTGTGAAGCTGCTGTTACAATCCCTGTTGCTATCTCAGTTGCAAGGCTAGGCCACACTTTAGGGTTCTTATACTGTATGTATGCGGCCAGTTTTAAAGTATTTCTGTTAGACTGTTTCAGCTGTGATAGTTGAGCTTTATCTTCAGTTACAACGGACTGGAAGTAAGCAACGGACCCAATAAACATAACAAACAACATGAAAACAAGTACTTGGTAAAACTGTTTCGATTTGTACCACTTAAGCTTGTGTTTTGGTTTAGTTCTTTGTGCTGTCAAATTTAATCCTCCAAAAGTTCCATAGCATCGTCCCAAAATTCCCAATTATCAACACCAGCACGTCTCAAAGCATTGAGAATCTTACAGTCTTCTGCAAGTTCCTCGTAATCTTCTACCGACATTGTTACATCATTTCCGCAAATAGTTATCATACCTCTTCCTCCAAATCACCAAAATGTATTTTATGTTCTTCCAGCGCTTCTTCCCATGACATAGTAAACTGATAATACGGCTTTTCATTTCTGTCAAGCTTGGTACATATGTTGGTTACATCCTCAGTAATTTTTTCACGATGTTCTTCTACAAATTCCTCTATTATTTCCGAAGGATATGCGTTAGTTAAAATAAAACCATCCACTATAGAACTAAAAACTGCGTACAATCCGTTAGGCTGCTTAATAATTTGTCTGGACATTTTTAGACCTCATTTCATTAAAATATGGCGCATTATACCATTTTCAAAAATTTTTGTCAAGGCAAATTTCACCACACAAAACTCGCATCTTTTTCGCCAAGTACCATTTACCTCCCTGTGACTCAGGCCTAACGAATTCCTGAAAGTCCTCAACCTCAACTTTCCGCCACACTCTACCTTTAGTGCTCAGGTGTGGTGCATGTGGTCTTGCCAGTACATGCCAACCGGGACGCACAGCATAGCCCTTGGTAGGATGATTCTCAGCTGGCATCCATACACCTTCAGGTATCCGCAGCTTCTTGTTGATAAATAGTGGCGCGATCTGCCCATCTTTCAGCTTTCTGAATAGTTTATATCCTATCATAACATCTCCCCACACTGAGGACAATACACAGGATTCTCACCATTCCCTCAATGTCGTCTATAACTGTTCTCTCAGTATGGCAACGTTTACAGTAAATATTCCATCCGTAGAACTTATTTGTTATGGGCATCGTTAACTCCTCTCGCAAGTCTCACATAAATAGCCTATCACATAATTCTTCTTAGGCGCACCTTTAGGGCGCTTAGGGTCGTACACTACCGTCATCCATGAATTATGCGACAAAAACCCACACTTCATACAGCGTAACTCCATCACAAAATCCTCCAAAAATAATCTAGGCAACCAAACCCAATTTGGTTTCACTTCTTACCGAAGAATTTAACAAAGTCCTCAGCCACGTTCCTAAGTTCGCTAACAGCAGAAAGCTCATCTTTATGCGGCCTAGCATTCCACGAAAAGGAGCGCAGTTGCTCAGCTATTTGCTTAGCTGCTTCGAACACAGAAAGTTCTCCAGTAGCCGTGTGTACTTTAGCAGCCATAGCGATTGACCGCTTAGCCTGAGAGTTGCGCGAACGGGTTTCAGAAATCTTCTTGTTCCTAGCCAGAATCTGCTCAGGGGTCATGTTTATCTTGCGCTTAGCCGGTCCAGCATTCATAATACCAGCTTCTTCGACAGCTTTACGGGCAGTTCTTTTAACGGTAGTCGTTTGTGCGTTCATTTTGTTTCTCCTTTTTAGTTTTGGGTTAGTTTGGGTTTGGTTGCCTAAGTTGGATATAGCTTACTATTCATACATTAATTTGTCAACACATGTCTCCGTCGTTGTAAAATATTCTATCTTTACAACACGGGCAAGATATAGTCGGGTAAAAATCACCACTATTCCACTCCGCTACTTCATTATTTATACTGCCATCTTCGTTTTCAATATCTGGTTTTGGTATCCTATCTGTATCTAACAGGACTCCGCAGTTTCCGCACGATATAATTTTCATAAATGCTCCTCTAACGCGTCATTACCCAACACAGATGGCCAGGGTCGGCCCAAGTATAAAGGTCGTCCATAAGCCAATCAAAATCATCCACAGTAGCATATTCATCCATGTACTCAAAATCACACGCTATGTCTGATAAAGCATCGGTTATATAAGACTCAACGTTACCTTCCATCTCACTATACAACTCGTTAAGCTTCGCGCTGATCAGCTTTGCGCCTTCATGTGGTGTAAGCTCATCATTTTCCAGCTTTGCCCAAATGTCTTTAATATCCAGCGTGTATTTCCAGTTAGCCATCTTTCCCCTCCAAATATTCAGGCAACAGAAAGGTCACAATTTCCTTCCGCTCCCTGTCGTAAACTACGATGTATTCTACGTCGCTCTTTATTATCCGAAATAGGCTAGTGCGATTGCTACTCTTCTTCAAAAACTCAACGCTAACGTGATCTGGAACTGTGCCTTGTATGTAAGATATAAACTCTTTGTACTGCTTCCGGTTTATAGTCTCTCCGTACCTTTCACTGAACCTTCTCTTAGCGTGTTTGCGTTCTGCCAGTTTTTTAGGCAGCATACTAGTTGCCTCTGTTTAAGAAATCAGTTATAGCTGCTTCATAGTCTTCCCTAAAGTAGTACCTGCCTTCGTAATAACCACCATCCTCAGAGTTGTGCAGCCACACTACGTAAGGTGTAGCTTTGTTTTCTATCTCACACAGTACGTAAGATAGATAGTTGTCGCCTGGATGGTCTGAGTAAGGCCTAGTGTCGATAATGCGTTTAATTTTCATTTTAATTTTCCTCCACGAAAGTACCGTTAAAATCCCAGTAAAAAGTAAGCTCAGCTTTACAGTTAGGGCAGTCTTTAGAGCAAGAGATAAAAGAATCGTCACTTGCTAAGTATAGCTCTATAGGATAGATTTCTATTTTATGTTTACATTTTGGACATTCCATCACGCAGCCCTCACTTTCCATGATTTGACTTCATCAGTTAGTTTGCCTATCATAATATCAAGCGTGGCTTTAAAGTCGTACTTACATCTTTCGCTACAGAATTTGAACACCATTCCGCCTATCCTGTAGTTATTGGTTGGAACATTTTTGTTACATTGGTCACACATCTGATTCTCCTTTCTCTCTTAAGAATTTGTAGACTGCATTTGCGAAGTTATCTGGGTCAACCATCGTAGGATACAGTACTAACTGTTCTTCGTCTCCATAGCGCCTAAAAAGTATTACCTTAGTAAACCACCGCTGCTTCTTGCTCCACTCCCAAAGCTTGCCGAAGCCGTCCCATGTGGAGAAATCATTTTGTTGCAGAAACGTAAATGGTATGTGTGCGTAGTCTCTACCTTTTAGCTCACTCCATGCTCCACATTTACAAACTCCAAGGTGAGTGTATCCTGCTGCTGGTAGTTTTTTTATTGCTTTATGCCAACACTCCCCCAACTGCTCAGTCAAAAACTTATCTCTTTCCATATATTTACTCACTAGACCACCATCCCTTCTGGATATTTAGTTGACAATGGTCTATAATCCTCAGAGCCTTTCTTACCACAATTCTTACATTCCATGTTAGGAATAACTGAATTGTGAAAATAGTCATCATCGTACCCGTATCCCTTTTCTTCATATCCGCAGTGTTCGCAGACGTAGGTTGCATCAAAATCTCTTCTGTGTTGTGAGTGTATTACTTTAATTTTCATTTTAGTTTCCTTTCACTCTACTACTTCAAAGTTTGATAAAGTAGCTCTAACAATTTTGGCATCTGGGTAAAACAACTTACCTTTCTTCCACGGGAACCAACCATCGTTTACTGTGTCTACTTCATATGTCTCAAAATAACTCTTAGCGTCTTCATGTTTGAAAAAGAACAAAGGTTTATTACGGTGCATTAGGTAACAAAGCCGGGTAATTCCTTCCAACTCTGCCCGGTAAGTAATTACGTAAAACTCTTGTGTTATGTCTTTTAAATCATCGTAAGAGTTTATCATAGTTTTCCTTTCTAGCTCACGCAAATAACTATTCCGTTGTCAATCCCACAGTGAGTACAGTCTACACTGAAGCCGTTATTTCTAACACAGTCAAATACTCTGTTCTCTGGCACTTTTGCCTTGAAGACTTGGTTGCATTTCCAGCATCTTACTCTCATATCTCATTACCCTCCTCATCAAACTCGAAATCTCCATTCAAAATGCTTTCCTCAATAGCCTCTCTGCTAGTCAAATATTCATACTCTTTTTGCAAGTTTATCCTGTAGTCTTCTGAAATATCATGCTTAAACTCGCCGTCAAGATCGTCCAGCTTATCATCCAGCCCATACTCATCCTCAAGCTCACCGTCTTCATCCCTCGGCCACTCATCTACCAGTTTATCTCTAGCTTCAAGATAAGCCTTAGCTGTTTTGTAGGTTTCGCACATATCGCCGTGTTCATCCACTATCTTATGAGCTGTCTCTTCTGCGCCACCCATAAACCTGATTTTGCAGTAAGCACCACGATCAGTGTCAAAACCTTCGATCTTAATACCAACCATCTCAGCATCGTCGTAAACAGCGTCCCACCAGTCGTAGTCAACATTATGGTAGTAATGCTTATCCAAGACCTTCTCTTTAGCTTTATCGGAAAGCTCTTCGTAAGTGTAGACCATCTGTTCAATCACTCTTTTTGTTGGCATTTTATCCTCCTGTCTGTACGGCTGTCTGAGCGAAGCGAAGCAGCTAAGTAATTAGCTACGCAGCCAGAACGTCTCCCCATCAAATTCAACGGATGTATAATCCATTTTTAGCTCATCAGCGGCCATTTTCCAGTCGATACAGGTATATGGCCATCTTACGTTCCTAGAGTCGTAATCTCCACAGTCTTCAGCAAGCTCCTGTGCATAATCCTCAAAGTAATCGTCTCTGATCAACGGAGTGCCGTACTTCCAGTCTCCCCAATTGCACTCATCCTCAAGCGCTTGCAGCTTATTAAGCTCTTCTACTTCGTCAGAATACTGGCCTGAAAGCTCTTCTTGGTCACTTTTCCAGTCATCGAAAGACTTTATCTTAGGAGACTTCTCAGCCCAGTCTTCAAAGTCCAACATATCTTCCATGTCACCAGTATACGCATCAACATAATCGTCGTAGTCATCCCTAAACTCTTCTTTGAAGTCTTCATAACCAGACTGAAGCTCATCCTCAAGGTAAGCAATCCGCTCTATAACGTCTCTTGAATCAATAATCTGTTCGCTGCTGTTGATTTCGGTATCGCCTCTCATTTTATTTCTCCTTTCTAAATACTCAATAGTTCTTCTACAATAGTTAGTAATTTAATGGCTATTTTTCCATCGCTACCACCCTCTTTGGCATACTGCTTTAGCCACAACAAACACAGTTGATCTACCTCTTCTTCATGCCCTGGCGCTATCTTGTTAACTTTCTCTGCAAACTCGATTTGTGTCATTTTATTTCTCCTTTCTACCTACAAATATAATGGTTAGGTGATCGCCACTCTCTATTACTTCCGTGGTCGTAGTCAATTATAAAGACTTTCTGCTTACCATTTTTGTAGCTCCACTCAATACTGGACTGTCTTAATTCGCTCAGTGAATACCGTTTAACAACATGACCAAAATTATTACGCTCTACAGCACCCACAATACGCCATTGGCTTGAAAAGTTCTTTTTACCTTGAGTAACTTCTATCTCTCCTTTCTCGTTTACTTCTCTGTAAACTCCGTTAGAGTAGATGTACATTTTATTTCTCCTCTCTATATTCTCCGCTCAAAGGTACAAAGCACATGCTACCTGTTCTGTCAGAATAAATCCAACCTCCAGGTACGCGCATAACCCAATACGCGTGTCCACACCCCTTAGTTGTAAATTTATGCTCTTGGTGAAGTTCTAGCTCATGTACGTTCATAGCTTCGCCTCCTATAATTTAAATTCTTTACATATAAATATACTAGGCTCAAGCCAAAATTGTCCATCTTCTACTTCAGTATACCGAATGAAAAACCTAAAGTCCTCCACATCTCCACCTAACCAAGAATTACTCACATAATTTCTCAGTTGTTCAGATAGTTTACCCACAGCTTCATATTCGTCTTTAGCTAGTACCGCCTTAAACGTTCCTAGTTTGGACCTCCAATCTTCGAAGGCGAACTTTTGTGCGTTTTCGTGGTAATACACAGTATGCTTATGCACATCTGGTATAAATTTTAAGGAATCAATCACTGCGATTATCATAATTTTTACCTCCACAATATAATAATTAGTTTAGAATAACAACCTAAAACTTGTCAAAATTAATACTATGCTATGGTAGCTTTCATCCTCATATTAAACTCATTTTCAGGCACAACATACACATAATATTTATTCCTCAACACAACCCTAAACGCTTCCACTACCTTTTCACGTTGACGGTAAGCCTTAAAGCCACTGATCCTCATACTATCACAGATGTTAGACTTGAAACGGCTAGCAGGGAAGACTTGCAGAGAAGGAAATTGCTTACGAAGCGTTTTTGCACACATAGTTGGACCTCCGATAATAGGAATAGAAATGAAATTAAATGTTAGCTAATTACTTAGGTAAATTACTACTTGTATTGTGGACTTCTGTAGCTGTGTTGTATATTAAGATAACTCCAATACCCATCAATCTCGTCAAGCTCCTTCCTAGCCTCTTCGTCCCACTTAGCCGGAAGGGTGTTCTCTACTTCAAAAGAGAAGTCCAGCGCTGTTTCATCTTCAGCGTCATACCAACACACCACTTCCCAATACGTACCAAAGTCATGTGAAAACATCATGAAACTAAAATATGTATCTTTAGGCGGCTCAGGGAACAACCGCATCAAATAGTCACGATATACCGCTGCCTCTTTTTTCATCATCTCATGATACGCCTCTCCGGTGATAACCTGAACACAATCCTCTTCATACGGCGTTGTCCCTAGTGTTAGGTAGTCTCTCATTTCGTTTCTCCTTTCATCAAGCTAAATATTTTACTAGTAGCTGTACTATTTAGTTCAAGCCAGTTTCTAGGATAGTTGAAGTATTTCACGTAGTTATCAACCATATGACTTGCTACTATGGCCTGCTCCACCGTCTGACAAGACTCTATCACCTTTAAGCACTTCTTACACGCTGCTTGTTTCTCGTTCATAATAGCACTCCACTAGTTTATTTTTTATGTTGCGGAAGAAGTAGTATAGGTCTTGTTCGATCAGGTGCGCGTTTTGCTCGGGGTTGCTCTTAACCCACGACCAAACAAATGCCTTGTTACCTCTGATAGCTTTCCACAACAAACTGGGCACATAGTATTCCTCTTCAAAGTGACTCAAGTAGTGGTCATACCCAAAAGGCTCAGTGCTTACAACTCCCTCCACAGTTTTAGCTTCCATACAACAGCCCCAACAGTCACCGTTGTTTGGGTCTTCAAGCTTACCGTCCTTTATATGTGCTATGAAGCCTTTGATATACTTAGACACCATTTTATCTATCAGCTTTTTACCTTTCTCTTCCCTTGTAACGTCCAGCTTCTCAGACAGGATATTCCCTTCTCTGTCTACTAAGATTCCGTCGTAGAAAAGCTCTCTGTCATACAAATACCAAATTCCCCTTTCCTGCCAAATTCTAACCGGAGCGTACTTGTTGATACGATCTTTAGTTGTTACTGTTCTGTAGCCTCCAGAATTAAGCTCATACGTCTCGTCTGGAGAGACTATAACAATATACGTGTTGTGGAGCTTAACACCAAAGTTGCCTGCCTCAAGAGTGTCAAGGTAGGTGTTGTTCTCAAGTTTCTTAGTGGGTTTCTTTTTGGTAAGGTCTAAGCATTCTTGGTATGTTAGCATTTTATTTCTCCTTTCAAAGATTCTTTCAACGCTTTTACCCACTCAGTTCTTTCTTTACAACGTTGAATCTCTTTTTCATTTTCCTCTTTATGGTAGTTGTAGTTCCACAATTTATTAGATATGTTTTTCTCACACCACTCTTTAGGCGACTTCAGTTTAGGTACTTCAATGTAGTCAGTGCTACAGTCAAAGTCAATTGAGCTTGTAAGTTGCTCTATCATAAACTTTTTAAGCCCTTCATGCTCTGTCGTAGGAGGATTCCAAGCTCTTACCTTAGCAAGCATATCTTCGTATTTTCTTTTAAGTTCGTGTTTCTCATATAGTCTATCTTGATAACTAAGCATTTCTGCGTCAAACTCTTCCTTAGCTAAGTGCTTAGCTTGTTCCTCTTTAATCTCCAAAGCTTCTTTGTATTTGATTTCAGCGCCAACTAAAGCCTTAGCGTGATAATCACTAGGAATAACCTCATCTGGTATGTCTGAGCTAAGAGGTTCATCCCTAAGATGAATTAGCGCTCCGAATGCTCTGGCGCATTGACATACAAATTCCTCAAAAGTAATTCCTTTTGCTATCTCTGCTGTGTATCCTGTAGGCATTTTATTTCTCCTTTCTCTCAGCTGAGTAGGTCTTCCATATGATCATCTGGCAGTTCGCCCCTAAAATCCTCGCAAGTGTAGCACCAGCCCATGCCTTGACATTCTCCGTGGCATTCGTTAGGCGTACACCTTGCGCTAGTAGAGTCATATGGCTCCATTAGTTTATTAAACTCTTCATCGCTCATAGCTAATAACTTAGCTGACGCAGCCTCAATAGCTTCAGTTACCTTTAGGTGTGTTTTCATAAACATTTCCTTTCCTAGCTAATCCCTTAGTTGCCTCATAAATATAAAACGGTATCAGCATAACAAATATCAAATATAGTAACACACTATCAAAAGGTGTGCTCCAGTATTTGTTCCTGCTATAGAAGCTCTCAGTAGTCCTCATAAGCTCCCCTTAACATACCCATACCAGATTCACCAATACAAGCCCTCAAAGCCAGCGCTTGCTTCAGACATTCATTATAAATCTTCTCTGCTTTTCGGCTGTCTGTGTCATAACCGTAGTTCTCAGCCCAATCTTCAAACCCGCTGCGATAGAAAACGTCCGTGTCTGAGGAGATACAGTAGAAGAAATCAATTGTGTCTGGGAGTATAGCCTTGCCAGTAGGATTGCCTCCATAGTTCATATTAAAGTCTGTTGCCGTAAATCCTTTTTCACATTCATATGTTATTGCTTTATGCTCATTAACAGTCGCACCTTTACCCCACTTCTGTACATAACTAGGACAATGAGCTACACCCATGCGGTATGGCGTAGAGAATATAAGCTTCTCGCCACAGTACACGCCAGCCTTGTAGTTGATGCTAAGATCAGAAACGGCAGGCTTTTTTACTGCTCCTTCCGTCTGTGAGTAAGGAACGAAAGTGAATTTTACGCTAAGCTTAAGCTCTTCAAGTACATGTTTAATTTCTGATTTTTCCATTTTATACCTCCAATAAGTTACACAGCTGAAGTGTATATTGCCTCTAACTCTTCGTCGGACATTTCTAACAAAGCCCTACGCTCATTTTCTACTACGTATTCTACTAAAGTTTCTAAGTCCCAATCGGAGATAGTACCCAATATAGCTTCTATCTTTTCGTGCCTTGTCATTTCTTAGCTCCTTTCTTATACATCTCTCTTATTTGCACTCTAATTTGATCCTGAAACTGCCTCCGCCCCTCCTCATTCAGCTTCCAGCTAATACCGTCTTGTGAGGTTACAGTCACCTTCACAGTTACTTCGTGCTTCATTTCAAAAGTGTACATCTATAAACCTCCAGTAAACTGCAAAACCCACTGTCCGTATGTAGTAGCTTTAACCTCAAATACACAGGTGCTACCTTCAAATAGCTTAAGGAATTCAACCAACGTTTCCATGTCTTCAAAGATTATTTTTCCGTTCATACGTTCTCCTCCCCAGCTAAGCGCTTAGTTAGTATGTACACTCGTAACAACTAAACAATAAGTTATCTTCTTTTAATAATTTCTTACGCCTTACCACTACACCACACTTAGTTAAATCGCTCTCAGGTAAACATAAGTGCTGTTTATAATCTAAGCCTGCACAGTAAATCATACGTTCTTCGTCCATATGCACTCCTATTTATTCCACCTATAAACACAATACAGCACCACAAACACACCGAAGGCCAATAGTAGATGCTCAAACCTCATTTTAGTCCTCCCCGAACATAGAGTCAGAGGCACTACAAACCAATTGGTAAAAGTCAGCCATCATACTGCCTATAAATTCTGCTTGTGCTTTTAATTCAGGCTCACTTTCCATTAACCCATGTCCAGCTATATGCCTCTCCCAAGTATCCATTAGGACGTGCGCCGTGTGTAAAACTTCGTGATAGCCAAATTTGTCATCGTGTGCCATTCTCTATCTCCTGTATAAATTGCTCAAACTGTTTATACACGTTCTCTTTATTACCTTTCAGGCCAAATTCACTCTTGATAATAGCGTAGCATGACCGCCCACGGCTCAGTTGGAGTCCTTTCATCTCCAGGCTGAGGCCTTTCAGCAAGGTTTTGTAACGGAACAGTTGGATCAAATTAGGATCAGTAATCATGCTCATCGAATTCACCCCTTTCTATCGCTTCAGCCAGTTTCTTAAGCTGGTACTCACACACTTCAGCCTCACGCCTAGAATGAAACTCAGCCCACTCTTCTATTTCTGAGTAGCTGTTTTGTCCAGATGATAGCGCATCTTTTACTATCTCTCCAACAGCCTGTTCGTATTTTGCAGATTTATACGGTGTATCATCCGGCATCTTAACAGATACGTGGTAGATTACTGAAATGCTCATGTTAACCCTCCATCTCTATTTAAGTGAATTCAGCCCTAAATTACCTGCCGCATTTCTTCCCCTAGGCGTTATCGCACCCTCTTGTCAAGGTAGCCTTTTACTATCATATTCTCTTTTGCTTGTGTGTATTCTGAGTCAGAACAGATGCGTTCTCTGGTCACAACTTCATGCCTACGAAAATCGGAGATTCCGCCATACGTTAGTCATTTTTGTTTTCCTTTCTCAGCTAAGTAATTAGCTATTTGCCAAGCGCTCTATTAATACACTGGGTTATCTCTGCCCGGTTCTCCTTGATAAACACTCTAATACCTTGCCTAGAAGATTTCCACCAGTTGTAAAGCCCTTCGTCGTTCATGATCCACAGTTCACATTCTTTGTCGTTCATGGTGTAGTTCCTTTCGTAATATGAGTTACCAACAGGATGAACCTGCGTTTATTTACCGTTCCCTGCTTAATCCACATGTAGATCATTCGAAGTTTATCTGCCAAAGTATCCAGCTTGTCTAGGCTTTGTATAAGCATATCTACAGCAAAATCTTTCATATGCTGTGCCTCCTTCTTCAGTTAAGTAATTAGCTACCGCCACTACGTTAAAACCATGCTACAAGATTTAAGATATGACCTCAAGTGAGACATGAAATTGAAAGGTGTAGCGAAAAGCCATGCCCGTTTATTCGGGGGATATGGCTGTCGCCTTTTGCAAAACCTATGCTCCTTCGGTCGCACAAAATGTGAGATAGGTAGGAGTTGAAGGAAGCATAGGTTCGGAAATGAAGCAGAGGAGATAAGAGAGGTAAAGTTCTTCCCTTAAAGCTAACCCTTAAGAGTTAATATGAGGTAGAACCTCAAGTAATTTTCAGTTAATCCTGAAAAGAGATTTGATTATATCATATTCCGTAGAAAATGTCAAGACAATTCTTTCATTCCACTTTAGGCTTGTAAAAATCGCTGTAAGCTGTTGTTCCAGCTATAATTCTGTTCTCACGATCCGTGTATTGGTTTTCAGAGCCTATCGCCTCTTGTATTTCGTTGTACCACGTAGAAGGCAAAAGATCGGTATTAAATGTGTAGTTGAAAATGTTATACAGAGCAGATGCCTCTGCCTTTGTCTCTATGGTGAGAACCAAATTAAACGGTGTAAATTCCTCTACAGATTCCTTTTTGACTTTCATTTTTATTCTCCTTTGTTTTCCAATTTCTGAATTGATTTCGACAACAAATTGCTGATAGCCCTAAGTTCAGCCTTAATTTCTACCTTAAGCCTATCCTCCATTTCCTTTTCGGGTTTCTTTTTATTAACCTTTTTAGGCTTAACCTCCAGCGCAGCCCGATTGTTCTCCAGCTCCACCACTCCCTCAGTTATCTCGGTCAAGGCAGAGCTTAAGGTATCAGCCCAATAGTTAAGCTCAGACTCCATTTGTGGCATTTCTGTTTTTTGAAAATGTGGCGCTATCTGTCTGATCTTGAAGATGGTGGTGTGTATAGCATCTTTAGCGTCCCATATTTTTTCTAAGTATGTTTTTTCAACTGGCATCATCTACCTCCTCTATTTCGTCAATGTATACATCAAAACTGCCGTCAATGTAGTAGGCATCGTCTGGAAGCGGAGCCTCTTCTGCTTTACTACAGGCTTCGTCAACGTCTTCAGCATCTACAATAATATCAGCGCCCATCATCCATGTGCATGGTACTTTAAATTTTTTCATGAGTTGCCTCCGAATTTGACAGCTTGTGCTATTTGGTTGTGTGGTGCATCTAGTTCAGAATACTCTTCTATGTTGCTACTAAGTAGTAAATCATTATGGTTTGTTACTTGATCGTCATGATCCCTTAAAAAATCTTTTACCTCTTCCTGCGTGGTGAACCTAAGCACAACCTCAAACGGAGTAAAAGTTTTCTCTTCGATTTTCCTTACTGTGATTTCCATTAGTTAGCGTCCTTTCTGAATTTTATGGCTTGGGCTAGTATGTTGTTAGAAAATTTCAGCTTATCGTCATGGTATATACAATCGTAGTGTGCGTTATCGTGGTAAGAGTTGTGCATCTTAATGTATTCGCTAAGGTCTTTTTCTGTTTCAAAAGTAATCTCAACTGTGAATGGTTTAAACGCCTCTTCTGCTGTTTTGACTTTAACTTTCATATTTCCCCTCCTAGTTTTATTGCAGCTATACCCAGTTTCAATCCTCCACATTAAATCAGCTAAGTGCTTAGCTTGATCCTCCTTCCTAACGTAGTGTAGTTCTGTGCCGACTAGCTCTCCTTGCTTATTGTGAAGGCCTATATATCGCTTGCAGGCTGGACATGTTGGTGTCATGTTATCTCCTTTCCCAATCTTCAAGCCTTTTATCTACCTCTTTACTTACTCGGCCTTGTAAGTCTTCAAGCATATCTATTACGTCGTTAAACTTCCCGTAAAACTGTTCATACGCCAGTTCTCTGGCCTGTTTTGTTATCAGCCGTTTAACTTGGCTTTGCCAGTGGTCAAGGAAAGGTTGCAAATCAACCTCGTCACCCTCTACCAGTAATTTAACGTCACATACCAACCCGTCAGGCGTTCTTTTTGTTTTGACTAATTCTACTAGAGCCTCTGACATGCCGATTAGAATTATACTGGACAATATACCGTCCTTTTTAGTGTCATGTGTTAGATTTATTTGCATTGCTTGCCCCCTCTAATATAAGCCGCCTGACCTTAATAAAAGCGTTGGCCACATGCTCCTGGTGAATGTAATTCCAGTTACCGTCTGGTTGCCCTTCTGTATTGTGTGGCCTATACTCCACTTTACGCATAACGTCTTGAAATATGTTTTCAAATTGTTCTAACATTGTGTCCTCCTATACAGTAGCGAAAAAGTGAACAACTCGTTCCATGAATAGGTACGATCCCCAGTTTCTTACCATGTATTCATCAGGTGTGCCTTTTACTAAATACCACCTGTAGAACAGCAAGTAAAGCTCTTTTACCTTCTTACGCTCATACTCAGTGAATTCTGCTAAGTATTTCCTGCGTTTAGAGTAGCTTCCTTTTACTTTGTCCCACATTTCAACCACAATTGGGTACTGTAGGTTTGTAAGGTCTTCTCTTGTAAGGAGTATAGCTAGTCTTGGCATTTTTGTTCTCCTATTCTTCCCTAGAGATAGTTTCGATACAAACCCAAAGCTGTCTTCCACAACACCGTCAACATAACTAACAATATCCAACTCTGAGTCCCAGACATAAAGCTTGGCTTGCGGGTCTTCTTTTTGTAACATTTCTATTAACTTAGCGACTGTCATTTGATTTCTCCTTTCACTCTTCCCAAAGCGGTGCGTTCCAGTCTTCTCTTACCTCGTACATAACAGGCCACTGGCTATTTATTGGGCAGTAGTTGATAGCTAGTTGTGTAGTTCGTATGGATTTTCCGCCGTAAACCTGTACTCTGTTTACTTGCCTTTTCATCACACGTCCCGTTACATTGCCTATCAGGATATTGTCTGTTGTAGCCTCCCAATCTCTTTCAAGCTTGAGTGGGACACGTCTAGGGTCTATTACATAAGCCTGCCTTGTTCTGATTTAACAGCGTATGGGTTCATGTTATCTCCTTTCCAGCTAATTACTTAGCTACTTTAGCTATGATAACTAAATTTCCCTTCCTTTTCATCCCAAACTGCGCCTATGGTGTACTTGCTTTTATCTTTACTGCTACTAAACACTGCCTCAAGCTCAGTACCAAAGCTCCCACCATAAATATTAACCGTGTCAAAAGCCAGATAAGCCCATGTAGAAAAGTAATCAAAGGCTAGGTGGAAGTGTGGCTTGATTTCTTCAAGGTGAATGTTGATTGTTCTCATATCGCCTCCTGTTTTTCAAATTCTTTGCGAAGCGGTCCTTCTGGTAAATCTTCCCATTTTTTACTACGTTGCGCTTTTTTAATATGTTTGATACAGCCTTGGTGACAGGGTAATTCTGAACCATTTACGTCAATATATCTTACTTTTTTGCCACTAAGTATTTCGTAAAGAAACGATTTACCACAAATAACACATTCTCCTAAACTTCCACCTACGCCTGGAAGCGACACTTGCATAATTAATCCTCCTCTAGTTCTTTAACTATTTTTATAGCAGAGGCTAACGTAACAGCTTTAACCTTCCACACTTCAGCCTCTTCTTCGTAATAGTTCAGGCGCTCTATGATTTCTTTAAACATTTGTAATTCTATTGGCTTCTTTTTTAGCGCCGAGTTAACGTCCATTATGTCGTCGTAAAGACTCATATTGCCTCCCCATCGTAAATAAAACAGTTATTGTCAAGAGCTAACAATATTTCTCCTAATGACATTGATCTGAAAAAGCTCCAGTCAACTAAATAATACTTAGAGCTATCAACCACGTAAGTAACGTCAAGCCTGCCGTCTCTGACAGCGTTGAACAGGAAGTTGAACCTTGAGAGTATGTTATTTGGCATATATTTTCTCCTATGGTAATTTTATTAGTTTACTTATAATCTTTCCTACTTTACACCTAAACTCCATCTGTGGGTGTTGGCCAGAAGCAAAGCGTGTAGCGTCTATCAGCGTTTTATATTCTTCTTTTGTTAGAACTATCGGCCTTGGTTTACCTAACAAGCCAATGTACTCTGATCTAATTTCTATCATTCAACCTCCTTAAAGTCTCAACAATTATCTTAATGTTATCTTCAGAATTATCCTCTTCAATAGGTTTGGTCTTTGCCCCGCACCAGTCACAAGTTTCTCTATAACATTCGTGGTGACAAGCTGTGCATTTTGACCATCTCACAGTTTAACCTCCTTTTCCATAAATGGTTTCCTTTAAGTTTTGTCTGCCATAAAAGCAATGTTCGCAGCAAACATCTAAGTGGTCAGCTGCCTCATCTTGTGTTACTAAGATTAGCTTAGGATCGTCCTTAGAAACTCTGCTACATGAGCTACGGCTTGACCCTTCAAAGAAAATGTGGAGTGTAGGGAAGGGCCATCTTTTATTTTTGTTGAGCGGTTTGTATCCCAGTAACATATTCACTCCCTCACAATAAAGTTGCCGTGTTCGTTTACAGTAACTCTAAGTTCTGTCAGCATAGATGCAACTTCAGCCAGTACTAAGTCGT